ATGCTCCCGTAGCTCAGTTGGTTAGAGCATCTGACTGTTAATCAGAGGGTCGTCCGTTCGAGCCGGACCGGAAGCGCCATTTTGCTGCGAAAGCAGCTACTTGTGTCTGTAGCTCAGCTGGATAGAGCAATTGCCTTCTAAGCAATGGGTCGGGGGTTCAAGTCCCTTCAGATGCGCCAGCGGTGTTCTGCCGCATTGACTGCCATGTATCTTGGACGGGTATTTGGCAGTGTCACGCCGAGAACGTGACAATCCATAAGTGTGGACCTCTTAAACTACACCACGAAGATAACGACCTGTTCCACACGCCTCATTCGTGTTTGCACCTCCTTAATAGCATCACACAGACAGCGATTAAATCCGAATGAGTTCACAACGATTACAGGCGTTGTCAAACCGAAAATTGTGCCGAGTGGCGAAAACGGTTGCGGCACTGGGGCCGAAAGGCCCCTTCTTATATGGCTTGGTGTCCGAGTGGCTGATGGAGCCAGTCTTGAAAACTGGAAATCGGAGACGGTTCGTGGGTTCGAATCCCACCCAAGTCGCCAAAAAGGAGACTCCTATGAATTTCGTGCTATTCTTTTCCATTCTGCTTGTTGCGGTAATTGTTTTGTTCTGCGTCGCGATTGCTGTTGCGTGTGTGCGAGTGGCAGCGTCCGACAAGGACGAATATTATCGGCCGAAAAAATCTGAAGAGAACCAAAAGGAGAACAAGGGATGAAAGTAACATCTGCATACGCAAACAAACTGATTCGCGGGTATCGTGAGGAATTGGCTGCTCTTATTTCCAGTGAGAAAGATACCTGCACGACCGTTTACGGTGCCAGCGAAACACCGATTGAGACGGGTTACGATTTCTCGTCCACGCAGGCTGAAATGGATGCTCTGAACGACAAAATTGCCAAACTGCGTCATGGCATCAACGTTTTTAACACGACCACGAAGCTGGAAGGATTCGATTTCACGGTCGATGAGTCCCTCGTTCGCATGGCAATGCTGACCGAGAAGAAAAATCGCCTTTCCAGAATGAAGGGTGTACGCGAACTCGTCCGAAACAGTGTTTACCGTTCTGAACCCGAGTTCACTAAGCGCAACTATGATGCAACGCTGGTCGAAGCCGAGTACCGCAAGACTTCTGATGAACTCGTTCGTCTTCAAATGGCTCTCGATAAAGCGAATATGTCCATCGAGTTCGATGTAGACATCTAAATCTTATTCCACACCCACTGACTCTCTTCACAAGAAGAATTACATTAGCGTGCTAAAAGGCGATGTTATTGTAAATTGTCAATGTCTTTTATTTGTTTTGTTGTTCTGTAAGGGTAAATGGTTAGGTTTATGCCTTGTCGTCTAAAAACGATATTTGACATTCTATTTCGTCAGTGGATGAAAAACTTCTTCTTTGCAATAACAGAGGAGTGAGCAGGGAAGTATGGTTATACCTGCTTTTATCATGAATATTGCTGATGCGGGAAAACGGCTACTTCGTAATAAAGGATTGCTGTTCCGTTTCCGTTGTTCTCAGCAATTTTCAGCTCACAGAAGACGAGTTCTGCTTTCTTCTGTGGGCTGATTTTTTTGGTTCGTATGTGTTTTGTTTTGTATGGTATCTTCCATGTAAATCTTTTCACCCAAAAATCAAATCAGTGGAGGGCATGTGAATATGATATTTCTTGTTTGGCTCGTGTTGTGCTATTTTGTGTGGCCCACCGTAGAGATTCTCGTAACTGGCAGCCGTACCGTTAGTACAACAGATGACTGGATGTCGCTCTTCTTCCTGTTGGCAATGTATTGGTGCTACAAGGTTGGAAAATGCGAATCCGATACGCATAATTCAGAAAATTAAAAAATAGCAAATTTGTTGTTGACTATATGGTATTTCGGTGGTATAATATAAGTATGAGGCAAGGAACTTGTACCGTGCCCTTAAATTAAACAAAAACCAAATGGAGAACACGTCATGTCTATACAGTGTTTGCAGAATCTTAATAAACAAAACAAGTGGAACCGCTTATGGGTTCTGCTCGGCTTTGTGCTGTCTGCAATCGCTCTTGCCTATGTGGTGAGTAGACATGAAAGTTCTGCGGGTAAAACCGTGTAATCCAGCTTTCATTGTAAGCGCCTGTCAGACAGTATCGTCTGATGGGCGCTTTTGTTTTGCGTTCTTTCGCATTTTCGTTCACCCTCATTCTTAAATGTGAATGTTCTGTATAGAGTCGTAGCCAAACGGTAAGGCACGGGACTTTGACTCCCGCATTCGCGAGTTCGACCCTCGCCGACTCTACCATGCGAGTGTGAACAAAAACTGTTCACCCGTGAAATCGACCCATAGAAAATCCGGCAGTGTGAAAGCTGCCACTATGCTCCCGTAGCTCAGTTGGTTAGAGCATCTGACTGTTAATCAGAGGGTCGTCCGTTCGAGCCGGACCGGAAGCGCCATTTGCCGAATTAACTCAGTTGGTTAGAGTAGCTGACTCTTAATCAGAATGTCCGGGGTTCGAGTCCCCGATTCGGCACCATAAGGGCCATTAGCTCAATTGGCAGAGCGGGCGGCTCATAACCGCTTGGCTGGTGGTTCAATCCCACCATGGCCCACCAAAATTTTGATGCAAAGCGTGTCGACGTCAAAATAATCAATCTGCATTCCCGAGCACAATGTGGTAGACGCGCAACAAGTGCTTGTAACTCAATTGGCAGAGTAGCCGACTTTTAATCGGCAGGTTCGGGGTTCAAGTCCCCGCAAGCGCACCAAACGTTTGGCAGTTCGTAAAACTGTCACAATATGCTCCTGTGGTGGAATTGGCAGACACGACACACTCAAAATGTGTTTTTCTATGGGTTCGAGTCCCATCGGGAGTACCACGTCTTGCAGTACGATAACTGCTATTCATGGGTTGTTAGCCCAGTCGGTAGAGCAGCGGACTGTTAATCCGCGTGTCGCAGGTTCAAGCCCTGTACAACCCGCCATATGTCCAAGTGGCGGAATGGCATACGCGCTGGTCTAAGGAACCAGTTTTTCTGTGGGTTCAAATCCCACCTTGGATACCAACGGCAGCATAAAAACTGCCATATATGCTCTTGTGGTGAAATTGGCAGACACGACACATTCAGGATGTGTATTTTGCGGGTTCGAGTCCCGCCGAGAGTACCAGCGTTCGGCAATACGATAATTTGCCATCATATGCTTCAGTGGCGGAATCGGCAGACGCCCCAGTCTTAAAATCTGGTGTCAGAGATGGCGTACGGGTTCAATTCCCGTCTGAAGCACCATGTAGGGGTGTAGCTCAATTGGTAGAGCAACGGTCTCCAAAACCGCGTTGTGTGTGTTCAAATCGCATCACCCCTGCCATATGCGAATGGTCCCGGACGGTTAGGGTGCGGACTGCAAATCCGTCAAAAGCTGGTTCGACTCCAGTCGTTCGCTCCAGCAGTGTTCTTCGCACTGTGTATAGGGATTGGAAGATGCCAATTACGTTGCTACATTTCGTAGCAGATAATCATTGGAAGGACCAAAAGTCCAGTGCAGAGAAAAGCACAGTCGGCAGATACGAGCCCTATATCAAATGGGCTACCTCACACGGTAGCCCATTTGCGTTATAAAGATAGACCGGGAAAATCCCCGGTTTTAACCGTGGGATGAAAGGCCGATAATAATGACTTTTTCCGGGTTAATTTATATAATCGAAATATGGCGGTGTTATGTTATAAAGTTCATGTACCGTTAACAAATATTTGTCTAAAATATGGTATAATAGATACATGAAAAGAGACTACAGACGCACCAAAACCACCGTTTCTATGATAAATTATCACTTTGTATTTTGCCCACGCTATCGGAGAAAACTGTTTCTTGTAGCTGGGTTTGAGGCTCGATTCAAGGAGCTTGTATCCCAAATCTGTGAGCAAAACGACATTGTGATATTGGCAATGGAATGTCATATTGACCATTGTCATCTTTTCGTGAATGCTCCGCCCACATTAAGTGCTGCGGAAATCATGAAAATTATTAAAGGAACCACCGGAAGAATACTCAAGCAAGAGTTTTTCCCTGACACGGTTATGCAAATGTGGACTCGCAGCTACTTTGTAAGTACCGCTGGCGATGTGTCCAATGATACAATTCAACGCTATGTTGAAGAACAAAAAACGAGAGGAGGGTAATCATGGCATTCGGGAGCAAAAACAGCACACCGTCATTTGTGTTGACACTGCCGATGGTTATAGGTCTTAATGAACAAGACTATCTGAATAAAGAATTCAAGAAATGCGGCATTATCTATAATCAACTTGTAAATGCGACCACAAAGATGTGGCATCAATTGCGTAAGACACGCAAGTATCGTGAACTAATGGCAGCTATTGCTAAAGCTGCTCCCGATAGCGATGAGCAGAAGGCACTTTTTAAGCAACGCGAGAAAATGCTTAAAGAGTACCGCTTCTCTGAGGATGCCTTTCATGCGATGGTCGTGCCCTATGCAAAGCACTATGCTATCAATTCTCATGTAGCGCAGTCGATTGCTACTGCGGTTTGGACTGCGTGGTCATCTTTCTTTTTTGATAAAGGAAAGGAAGTCCACTACAAGAAACTGGAATATGTTTCTTCAATATCCGGAAAAAATAATGCTACCGGAATAATGCTTCGTCCAGCAAATCACACCACAAGTGTTATCAATTCTGCCAAGACAAAAGCTAAAAACTCTATTGAGAAAAAATACTTTGCTGCGTACAGAAAACCAGACGCCAAAGAAGGCGAAGAAGTTGTTCTTCCCGACGAAGTAAAAGCACAAATGGAAAAAGAGATTGCTGCTGCTACAGCAAAAGTCAAAACTTCCATTGGCAAAGGCAAGTTGCACATCACTTATGGGGATTATACATTCCCAGTGACATTGCGAAATCCCGACACTCAAACGGGATGGTATCAACAGGAAGCGCTCAAATGCGGCGTTAAATACTGCCGTATAATTCGCAAATGGGTCAGCACCAAATGGAAGTATTATGCCCAAATTGTCCTTGAAGGCTATCCTCCCATTAAGTGTGACAACAACGGCGTTGCAAAACATCCTGCCAAACAGGGTCGTGTCGGTATAGATATCGGTACTCAAACTATTGCCTTTAGCGGTAAGGATGTTTGTGACCTTCGCGTGCTTGCTCCGGCTGCAAGAGCGCAGGCAAAGAGTCTTGTGAACGAAATTGCTGCTACGCTTCGCGCAATGGACCGTTCGCGCCGCGCTACAAATCCGAAATATTATAATCCGGATGGCACAATCAAAAGGTTGAAGCGGCAGCATGGACAGAAACAAAGGCGCGAATGGAAATACAGCAAAAGGTATTATCGCCTGCGTGCGAAACTGCGTAATCTGTACCGTAAGTTGGCTGACATCCGTAAAATGGAGCATAACATTCTCGCCAATGAACTGCTTGCACACGGCAATGAGTTCGTCGTTGAAGATATGAACTACAAAGCCTTGCAAAAGCGCAGCAAAGAAACAAAAATCAATCCAAAAACCGGCAGAGCACATACTAAAAAGCGGTTTGGCAAATCGTTGAGTCGCTGCGCACCCGCAACGTTTATTTCCATCCTGAGTAAAAAAGCCAATCGTTATGGCGGCACCGTTATCAAGGTCAGCACTTTTGAAACAAAAGCCTCGCAATTTGACCATACAGACGAAAGTTATACCAAAAAGAAACTATCCGAACGAATGGCTCGCCTCCGCAACGGCGATATAGTTCAGCGCGACTTATATTCCGCCTTCCTGCTTGAACATATAGATACCGAATCTTTGCAGTACAACATGGAAACCCTTAATTCAGCTTTTCCTGCATTTTTAGAAATGCACGAAAATACAAAGCGGCGCTTGCAGGCGGTTGGAAGCTCTCTTCCTGCAAGCATTGGATTCTAAACAATAACTTTCTGGGGGCTCGACACTTCCTCATTAAAGAGCTGCCTCGCAAGAGGTGAAACTCCCTTCGGAGGATGTACTTAAAAGAACTGGGAATGCAGACAAGTATGTTGGTCAACCTTTTAGGCTGGATGCTCGTCATACGCTACACCCGTAGCGTACGGTGGGAAACCGCATAACTCGCTGTTTCAGACACGGTTTGGTGATGAACCTTGCCGCGCCGCCCAGGAATCCCACGATTTCAATCGTGGGAGGTGTCAATGCCTGAGGTATTTGGCAATAGAATACCTGCCCATGGAGCTATATGCTCTGCCATGGGACGGGGTGATGGCTCACCCCTATGACGAGGACTGCCAACTCTGCGACAGAAATGTACGCAGTTTAATCCCTCGCCAAGAATTCCACGATTCCAATCGTGGGAGAAGTCAAGCTGCAAAATTGGTACAATAAGACACAAAAAGCAAATCGTACAATTTCACTTTTTGCGGGGGGAATAATTTTATGACTGGTCTTTTTATTATATTGTTAGTCGCTCTGTGGAAATTTCTAACATACCCATTTGAGCCTCTTGCTCGTTTTGTTTGCAGGAAAGAAAAAGATGAAGAGAAGCGAGACAAAAAGGAATTCGTGTGTTTGCTAATTTGTTTGATTGTCGGATATGCCATCTTGAAGTCTCCTGATATGGTATATACATATGTAATGAAACATCATGAGTCATCTGAATTCTGGATGGGTCTCTATAAGAACTATAATCTTATTGTTCATCTTTTGATGTTGGCTTATGGGTTCAGATGGGTTTGGGGTGCAATTCGCGTTTTGAAGGGCAATCCGGATGCTCTCACAGATGAAGAGTTTCAACGGTTGAGTAAAGCAAGGAGAATAGACGCTGAAAAAGACGAAGCCTATTGGAATGGCTATTGGGATGGTTTCGTAGGATGATACGCAAGCACCCATGCAGCGTAAATTTCACAGTTGATTTCTCAGAGGTGAAATACAGTGTACAAGTATAAGGATGATATTTGCGTCATTCCCGATGAAATCAAACGTATGAGTGAAGAAGAACTCAAAACGGAAATTGCTCGTATTGAGCAGAGCTCAACGCCGAAAAGCGGTTCAATCCTAATTGCGTTACCGTATCATCTCAAATAAGCACTTTTCTTGCTGCTGATATCCACTGCAGCAGGATTTTATAATTGCGCAGCGCAAAAAAGCCCCGTAAGACATCCAAATTTGGATATAGTCTTACGGGGCTTCGTTGTTTCAATAGCTATGCCGCCATCTTTTCGTTAATGTGGCTTCCAGTCGATTAGCGTTCTAAGAACATCAGAAGCTGGTATGCTTTTGTAACAACACATTCTATCAAAAGCAACTATCATCATTTTTTCGTATTCAGGTAAAGCCATGTTAATAGGAATGGTGATGGCAAGAGAACTGTCCGGCGCTTTTAGTACAACCACTCCTTTTATTTCTTTTTGCTTTTCTGTTTCTTCCCAACCAGTTGAGAGAAGATAATCATAGAGTGCATAAGGGTTTACTGTGCAACAATCATACGGAGCGTCATTGACACCACCAAGCATCAGATAGGCTCGTCTGTATTTTTTGGTTCTTGATATGTCTTTTTCGGTAAGAGGTTGCTGGAGTCTTTTTACATCCATATTGCTGCGCAGGTCAGATAATTTGACCTTGACGGCAGTACGATTCTGCTGGATACGCCAAAGATACTCAGCATAAGACATGCCTTTTCTGTGCGTTAAGACGTCTACGGCATCTGCAACCTCCTTCGGGAACTCCGCTCTGATATCTTCTATGGTGACGGAGGTATCTTCTACCGTATCATGCAGGAACGCGACGGCTTTTGCTATCGGGTCACCTATTATACCATTTGCTACAACAGCGACATGGGCTTCGAAATAATCTTTCCCAGCCTTGTCCTTTTGCCCTGCATGAGCCTTGATTGCAAGCCGTTCAGCCTTATCAACCATCTCTACAAGTTCTTGTTTTGTCATATTCATCTCCTAATTTATATCTTAACTCATTTTCTGTATTATAACTTTCTAAAAGTTAAGATGCAAAATACAAGTCAAAAACAAAAGTGGTGTCACAGTTCCAAAGAACCAACGCATAGCTGTGCAGTCGGAAGAAGCTGAATTGAAACAGGAAGACGGAAGTACGTAGGGTCTACATCTTTCATACCAAACCGTGTTCTATCCAAAGCGTCTGCGTCCTTAAGAATATTATAAAGAAGTTTTACTTTTTCTTCGGCCTTAAACCCAAGCGATTTCATAGCTTGCATGGAAATGTTGTCATCAATACAATGATATTGTACCAAGAAACTGGTAATCGTATCGGGAGCTGAGACCTCTTTCTCGTAAATCTTTGCAGATGCCGCACCATGCAGGTCATCGACATCCTCGTTTATTCGGCCGACATCGTGATACAATATCGCATCACAAAGCCGTTTTAGGTCTTTTTGTGTGAGGTTATATTCTCCTACATAAACTACCATAAGTGCATCAAAAAGAACTCTTAACGTATGTGTCGCGTCATGGTCACTGCTGTTATTATCCATGTAAACCCTTTTTATCTTTCTTCTATAAGTTTGATACAGGGAATCAAAAGCGCTATAATAATGACCGACACTGTCAATTCCATAGAGGACTTGTATCTTTTCATTTTTTATAGAAGAGGGAGAAACAATTACTTCTTTTTCTGCGTCAGGGAAGTATTCGATGATAGCAGACTTAGGTATTGTTGCAGTGATGATACGGCTGTCTTTGGGTGACGGGAAACGGCATGCAAAGAATGTTGCTATTTGTAAGCTGGTTGTCCAAGAAAAGGTATTCGTATAAGGGGTCGAATCATTGCCCTCGCCGCGATAAATTGTCACAACATCCGGCAAAGCCTTGGTTTTCTTTGCGGTTTTATTCTTTGCTTTCTCGGATTTTTTAGCAACGACTTTCTCAAAGTCCTCCAAGTCCAAATGCGCAAATCCGTAATCTTTGTATTTATAGAAAGAAAAGAAAAAATCATATAATGCAGCAGACGGTTTTGTTCGTTTCACATAAGCTGCCAACACCGACATACTCAAACCATCACTAAGGCCATTTATATAGCGGGAAAGCTGGTTTTTGTCGAGTGTTTTGATATTTGCTACAGTAGCGAGAACTCTTTTTTGAAATTCCTCATCAGATTCTTTGATGGATAGTCTTTTGTCACCGTATATTTGAAGATTCAGAACAATGGGTATTTCAAAGTCAAGTTCTCCATAATATAAGGTATCAAAAAGATTATCAGAAAAATAAATATTTTCAATAGGGAGCAGCGGATATTTTTCAGAGAACTCTTTAGCGGTGATGCCAACACTATATCCATTTTGAGCATACCGTTTCATATCTGTTCTGGTTTGAATCTTAGTCAACGGTACCAATGAATCCAATGATGCTTGGTTGCTCCGTCTTAGAATTTCTGCAACATCCATTTTGATTTCTCCATTTCACTCTTTTCTCATATTATACCACAAAAATGCGGGAAAGTAAAATTGACCAACGGCAGAAAATGTGGTATAATATAAATAGAAAAATCAGCTATGCGAGGAGCCTCTCATGACATATATTTGCTGCGTTGACGATTACGCAAGTCTTTCTTTTAATAAAAGAAGAAATAGTTCTGACCGTTTCGTTATCGAAGACATCATCAATACGGTAGGGGAAGCTCCGCTGCGAGTTGATACCTATACAGCTAAGCTATTTCGAGATAAACAAATCCCGTCATTGATTATTGATGACGATTGTCTTGAAAACGCAAAAGACGGTGAATTTGTCTTTGTGGAGAGACAGAATCCATCTGCATATCTTAAAGCGGGTGACCAGCTTATTCTATATCATTGGAACAGACATTATCCATCAGATAACAGGTTAAATCTGACCGGCTGGAATGCACTTGAAATAACGACAGGAGAGTTTGCGGGTTACAGCCACGAAAAGATAACAAAGACAAAAGTTGTTTTGCAAGACAAAGCAGAATAAAGTCCTTCCGAATTATTCCAAAAACATATAAGAAAGCGAGAGTGATTTTGTGGTTGTTCAGTTTACTGCCAAGCATTATGATTTTTTAAATCATGTTTTTAAGGTCATGAAATCCTTTTATAATAATAACTATACTGACATTTGCTTCGAAATCGGAAAGACCTATGGCGCACCTGAGGAAGATATTAAAAAGGCAATCGGCATTTTCGATTCGTTGCCTATTACAGCACCCGTTCCTGCAATGGTGAATAGCATTGTATTCATCTCTCGAAAGGTAATGCTGAACAAAGTAGATGTCACTCAGGAACCGTACGCCTATGAAGTCGACCTTGAAGAAAAAGAATGGCGAATCGTTTCTACCGTTTTGGACACCTATTCAAGATTGCTTATGGGACAGTTTTTCGTAATTTATGAACAATTGGATATTCCAGATAACGGAGTCGAGTCCAATTACGACCTCGTTCTGAAAGCAAATCATGATGCGCGTTGGAATGGCGTAGGTGTTGCACAAACGCGGGATTTGTTGATTCCAAAACTGAAAGAAATGCGTCTTGGCTGGAATGGGAATTTCGGCATCGCAAATGCTGATAATGCCTATAACAGCAAACTCGCATATGAGATGGTTAAAGTTCTGGAAAGCTGCAGCCGTTACGAGTGCGGTATGTTAAAGGTCACAGACGAACCGTTGATTAAGATTGTTGGAGGGCCTAAAATAGTGGCATTCTGATATTGCGGTTTGCTGCAAAGTTAATACAATATAGATATACGACAAATAGAATGTATTTAGTTCTTTTGAGCCATTCTAAATACGTCGTATTTGAATGCGCTGCGTGAAATAAAAACGCAGCGCTTTTTTTGTATCAACGTTTAAAACGAAAGGAGACGCTAATATGCGTATTATCAAACGTTCCGGCGAAGAGCAGGAGTTTAACCCCAAGAAAATCAGTGTTGCGATTGGGAAAGCCAATGGCAGCGTAACAAAAGACAAGCAGTTCCCGGAAAACTATATTCCGGCCTATACCGCACAGGCTGTAGCTGCCTGCGAAAACCTTGGTCACACGCCTACCGTTCAGGAAGTTCAGGATATCGTTGAAAATGTTCTGATGGACAGTGGATATCATGAGGTGGCTCGTGCTTATATCAAGTATCGGTATACGCATGATGCCATGCGCCAACATAATACCACCGATGACAGAATCCTGTCTTTGATTGAGTATAAGAACGAAGAGGTCAAGCAGGAGAATTCCAATAAGAATCCTCAGGTCGTTTCTGTTCAGCGAGATTATATGGCAGGTGAGGTAAGTAAAGACCTTACCATGCGTATGCTTTTGCCGAAAGATATCGTCGAGGCTCACAACGCGGGTATTATCCATTTCCACGATGCTGATTACTATGCCCAACATATGCACAACTGCGACCTGCTCAACCTCGATGACATGTTGCAAAACGGCACGGTGATTTCCGGCACTCTGATTGAGCGTCCACATCGCTTCTCTACTGCTTGCAACATTGCCACCCAGATTATTGCGCAGGTTGCATCTTGCCAGTACGGCGGTCAGAGTATCAGCCTTACTCACCTTGCCAAATTTGTTGATGTAAGCCGTAAAGCAATCGGCAAAGAGGTTGACAAAGAAAATGCTGAGCTGCATCTAAATTTGACAGAGTATCAGCGCAACGAAATTGTTAACAGCCGCCTTCGTAAAGAAGTGCGTTCCGGCATTCAGACGATTCAGTATCAGGTCATTACTCTTATGACCACCAACGGACAGGCTCCGTTCATCACTGTATTTATGTATTTGAATGAAGCAGGGAAGGACGAGGTTCTGAAACACGACCTTGCTATGTGCATTGAAGAGATGCTTTGCCAGCGCTATGAGGGCGTTAAGAACGAAACTGGTGTCTACATCACTCCCGCATTCCCGAAACTGATTTATGTGTTGGAGGATGATAACATCAAAGAAGGACAGCCTTACTACTATCTTACAAAGATGGCCGCAAAATGTACTGCACGTCGCATGGTTCCTGATTATATCAGCGAAAAGAAAATGCGCGAGTACAAGCTGTCCAAAGGTGAGACAGAAGGAAACGGCGATGTGTATACCTGCATGGGTTGCAGAAGCTTCCTGACCCCTGACCGTACCGGTAATGGCTGGGATAACGTTGCAAACGCCAAAAATTATGACGGTAAGCCGAAATACTATGGTCGTTTCAATCAGGGCGTTGTCACAATCAATCTCGTTGACGTTGCGCTTTCCGCAAATAAGGACGAAGATGCTTTCTGGCGTATCTTTGATGAGCGCTTGGATTTGTGCCATCGTGCATTGCAGTGCCGTCATAAGCGTCTGAAGGGTACACTCTCCGATGTGGCTCCTATTCTGTGGCAGTATGGTGCGTTGGCTCGCCTTAAAAAAGGTGAGACTATTGACAAGCTGCTCTACAACGGCTATTCTACTATTAGCCTTGGTTACGCAGGTCTGTACGAGTGCTGCATGGCAATGTACGGCAAGAGCCACACTGACCCTGCCGTGAAGCCTTTTGCCTTGAAGGTTATGCAGCATATGAACGACAAGTGCAATGAGTGGAAGGCAGCCGAAAACATCGACTACTCTCTCTATGGCACGCCGCTGGAGTCCACGACCTACAAATTCGCCAAGTGCTTGCAGAAGCGCTTCGGTATCATCAAGGATGTTACCGACCATGAATACATCACCAACTCCTACCACGTCAATGTACGGGAGAAGATTGATGCGTTCAGCAAGCTGGCTTTTGAGAGCGAATTCCAGCGCCTGTCTCCGGGTGGTGCTATCAGCTATGTTGAGGTTCCTAACATGCAGGATAACCTTGAGGCTGTTATCGCTGTCATGCAGTTCATCTACGACCACATCATGTATGCAGAGCTGAACACTAAGAGTGACTACTGTCAGGTCTGTGGTTACGATGGAGAAATCCAGATTGTAAAGGACAACGGAAAACTCGTTTGGGAGTGTCCTCGTTGCCACAACCGTGACCAGCACAAGATGAACGTCGCCCGCCGCACCTGCGGCTATATTGGAACGCAGTATTGGAACCAGGGGCGTACGCAGGAAATTGCCGAGCGTGTAATGCACCTTTAACAACCGTAGGTTGTTATTTTAACTACTACAACCAAAAATAGCCGCGATTTAGTCACAGCAAACTAAATTCGCAATATTGTTTTTTCTCGTCTAATCGTTAAATTGCCGCCTCTGCACAAACGCAGGGGCGGTTCTTTTTTGCGCAAAAAGCAATTAAATTATAAGCTATTTATTGTCATGAATGGAATTTTCTGGTGTTTTCTACAATTATATCGTTAATAAAGGAAAAGTGCGTGTCAAGAAATTTGCAGAAATCTACAACTATATCGTAAATAAAGAAAAAATGTATGTCAAAAACGAGCGAAAATCTACAACTATATATGAAATATAACAACATACCTGAAATAAAGAAAAACAGTCTGCAATGATTTTCTACAACTTATCTGAAATATAGAAATTCAGCGTGCATAGAAAATCTACAACTCACCTGAAATATAGACTGTCTATCTGAAATAAAGAAAAACAGGTTGTACTGTAAATCTACAACTTACCTGAAACAAGCAAGCTGCTTCCACTGTCATAGGGAGGCGGCTTGTTTATGTACCCTATTAAAATGAGGCTATCCCCCGTCATAGGAGGATAGCCGCCTCGAGACAGAAACTATTGCGTTTTGCTGCAAGGTGAATATACTTGAGAAAACAACATAAAAGGAAGTGTACATATGGCAATAAAAGCACCCATCGAGCTCTACAGACGCAGTATACCAGAAGGTCTAAAGACCAAAGACCTGTTTTTTGTGGCTTTGCAGGATAAACTTACCGTCATAAAACCAAAAGAACTCAATAAAAACGGAATCAAGATAGTCGGCTATGTTGATGTTGAACAGGGCGACTTTACCGGCATTCAAAAAAATTGTATTTATCTTGGGAAAGGCAATGATAGAATACCTTTTGATGTCTACAACAAAAATGGTCTCAAAATTGTAGGCTATATTCCTGTCGAAGGAGAAAACGCATATATTGCTGTTGTTAAACCCATGAGTCCTGTCTTCGTTATCTTGTTCGGTACTTTGGTTGCTGTTTTTCTCATTGCGTTAATTGCTCTCGCTCTCAGTCATAAGTATGTGATGCCTATAAGCGAAACCAATACTGCTGTTGCGAGTAGTGCATCTTTGGTAGAAAACGCCGATATGCAGGCAACGCCTGAAGGAGCTAATTGATTTCCAAACTGAGCCACTTGTGAATAGCTATTGCATTTTGCTGCAAAGTTGATATGCTATAAGCATACTAAAAGTAAAACTGAATCACGCGAAATTCTAAGTCGATACGAAAGTCGCCATTTTTTTTGATGGCGACTTTTTTATTTGTAAAAATGGAGGGCAAAAGTATGAAAGTCATGAACACTGTGGACTATCTCAACGCTACCGAGAAGAAGGCTCCTGCTACCAGCAACGACATGTTCGCCTTGCTGATGCAGATGGCAAGCCTTTCACCTCGTCCTATCGCGAAGTGCGATGATGGATTCAGCCTGTCCATTCAGGCATCCTCTGCACATCACTGCGAGAAGGGCGAAAATGGCGTCTACAAGTCTGTCGAACTCGGTTGTCTTTCTTCTCCGGAAGAAAGCCTCTCTGAGTACGAAGACTGGGACGATTCTTCGACGTATGGCTACGTGCCTGTTGAGGTTGTCGATGCTATCATCGCAAAACACGGCGGGATAATCTTGCCGGACTAATCCGTTATCATAAAAATATATTAAAAAAGGAGATATTATATGTAGAGATTTAATAAGTTTTTGAGAAGAAATAAGAATTTTGAGGCAGCAAAACGTATCGCTTAGTTGCTTGGAAAAGGCTTTGGGGGAATGAAAACAATATCAGCAGGGTTATTGACTGTTTTGCTCACAAGCAATATAGCGGCCGTAGAAATTAACCCATGGTTAGCTGCTGGTATTATCATAGCTTTTATTGCAGCAAGGGCTATTGCGTATATCGCAGAGTTTTTGCGATTTAAAAGTTATAAAAAACGCAGGGCTATTGCTGTAATTGATGCTTTCATAGAAAGCTATAATGCAAGCAGCATCAATGATATTGTAAAAGATGTCATTGGAAAAATTCCCGAAGTTTTTAGGAAGTAAAAATAAAAAGACATTGGACTTTGTGACAGGAAGTCCGATGCCTTTTATAGTAAATTCAGAAAAAACGGAGGATTTATGATTCGTTTTAAAAAAGATATTCGTCCATACAATTGCTTTAGCAATTTTTATCCTTGCACCGTCGTCGTTGATGGAATGCAATTTAGGAGTGCAGAAGCTGCGTTTCAGGCACAAAAAGTTCCTTTAGAAAAGCGCCGTGATTTCATCTTCTGTACGCCATCTGCTGCAAAACATCTCGGCCGCCATGTTCCATTGCCTGCCGATTGGGACGATGTCCGGGATGAAGCCATGCACAAAGTTGTTTATGCCAAGTTTTCTAAGAACGAGAACCTTCGGCAAATTCTATTGTCCACCGAAGACGAAGAACTTGTCGAAGATACTACCGGATGGCACGACAACATCTGGGGCGACTGTTCGTGTCCTAAGTGCCAGTACATCAAGGGACGTAACAAGCTCGGCAAAATCCTGATGCAGGTGCGAGACGAAATTAAAACAGGTAAAATGCAGCATCCATAAAAACATCTTGCCGTCTGCTGCAAAGTAGTTATACTGAAGTCATCTAAAAAATAAAAAGCAATAAGCATTCAAAATCGATATACCGCTATCTCACACGAGATGGCGGTATTTTTGCTTTAGAAAGGATGTGTTTTCGCTGTAATTCATACTACACCAAAACAACCCAAAAGTAGATATAACCGTCAGACAGCAATAGTTGTCTGGGAATCAACAACAGTATAAGCCCCAATGCTGCTTATGCGTAATTTTGCGAAAGGAAGTAGAGAAAAATGTTTGCCGATATTGATGCCTCTAGCATCGTAAGTCTCATTGGTAAACCTGTCTGGGTATTCACTGAGGCTCGTAAATTCAATAGGAATGGTCGTATTTATACGGCATCTAATGTACGCAACGCCATTTATAAAGGAAGTATCCAAACGATACAGATTGAAACCGTACCTGTTTCGCAGGGCCCTTCTAAAGGATGGCTTCCTGCATGCTTTGCCAATGTTGCCGTTTCGATTCCTGATGAAAATGGAGTTAGCAAATATAGCCTTTATCTCGAACGGCAGCTTCTTAATGTTACTGTTTTTGAAACAGAAGAAGAAGCCAAACGAGAGATGGATGTTTTTGCTTCTCTCAAGGATACCTGTACCGGCACTGAGATGCAGCTGCGGAATTCAAAGAAAAACCTTTCCCTGTTCAAACAATTGGAGGAGAAATCGTCTTTGTGGAATCCAACCACCGATTTTGGCTCTTCTTTCCTACAATCTGACTATGAGGCTCTCTTAATTGATTGCGAGAAAATCATGGAAACGAAAGACGCTCTCAAGTGGATTTCTTCCAGTTTCCATATTCCGGAAGAAAAAATCACAATTTTATTTGATACGGAATGCTTTGAAAAGAACTGCTTCGGAACATACCGTGTCAAAAGCCGCGAAATTCGATTTCCTCTGTACGATTCCCCAACTCGGAACTATGTCCATTTTGGCGTAGATGACAACGGGCGAATGGTTCATAAGGAAATCATCAATGGAGAAATCAAACCTTATAACATTTAAAGGAGAAATTGCAATGGATAATACTACTCCCGTTATCGACACTAAGAAGAATGCTGCCAAGTTTTACAAGGTCGTTGAAACGTACATCAAACGTGACGGTATCAATGACCTCATGGACTGGCTCGGCTCTACCGACTTTTTTGAGGCTCCCGCCTCTACCAGATTCCATGGTTCCTATGAAGGCGGTTTGTGTCAGCACAGCCTGAATGTCGGGAAGTGGCTGAACAAATTGGCAGAAGGGCTTTACCCCGGTCAGTATACGAAGGAAACGCTTACGCTTGTTGCATTGTTCCATGATGTCTGCAAGGCAAACTGCTACAAGACCAGTACCCGTAACGTAAAGAACGAACAGACTGGTCAGTGGGAGAAAGTTCCTTTCTTTGCATGGGAAGAAGTGCTCCCGTTTGGCGGCCACGGCAGTAAGTCGATGCATCTCGTTGAGAAGTTTGTAAAGCTGACCGACGAAGAGGCTTCTGCTATCAACTGTCATATGGGTTTTGCCAACCTGATGAGCAGTGATGTTGGCGGCATTTCCAGTGCCTTCACTTACAGTCCGCTCGTGTTTCTTACCCATGTGGCAGATATGTTTGCCACTTACATCGATAAGTGCTGAGAGGAGAACATATTTATGAAAATCAAACCTTGTCCTAAATGCGGTTGCTGCGAATATCTTGCAACCGCTCATGTGACGCAGACTTGGCTCATCAATCAGGATGGTGACTTCGTGGAATCTAAAACCGAGTGTGACGAAGTTTTGCACGCTCCTGACCCTGATGACATCTTTACCTGTTCGAATTGTGGGGAAGAAATCCCTCGCGATTTGATTACTCAGTAAGAAGGGAAATAACATGGATAAAAATGGTCGTGCAGTTAAACTCGCCAAGGATACACTTGATGAAATCGGCAATTTCGGCTTCGATAATGAGGCTTACGCCGAGACTATCTGCCGGGGACATCGTACCCTGCAGCAAAACTGGATGCGTATGTCTTTGAAGACTATTGCTAAGATGGCCGAAGCAGGAGACAAAGGTCTGTACGATGACCGCAACGAAAGTGCTGTAAAGATGGCACAGAAGATTCGCGATGCCATCGGCGACGATGTTCTTCCTTACATTTGATTTCACTGCAAGCGCTCTTCCCATTAGGGTCGGGCGTTTGCTTTTTGCTGCAAAGTAGATATACTGTGAGTATCCAAAAAATAAAAATCACTACGAATTAGAAATCGATGTGTCGCTATCTCTGATGAGGTGGCGACATATTTTTATGTAAAAAAGGAGCGTAAAATATGTCTACTAATAATCGCGAGTTTGATTTCTTTGCTCTCATGGCAAGTCTGGAAGCTCATATGCTTAAGGACCCTAATGTTCGTGATGCATCTCCCAGTGAAGCCTTGGAGAACTATTTTTCTCGCAAAGGTAAACGCAGTCAGCGTCGCAAGAATGCGTTTCGTGCGCAGCGTCATCGTCGTGATGTGATGGCAGAAAAGTTCGACACCACATCAAAAAACGATGGTATTCTGCGCAAGACGTACAAGGACGGCTACGCAAAATTTGAAAGTTCTCACGGTCGTGTGAAGAAGGAAGATAAGAGCAACAGTTATCACTGCAAGCATCCTCGCGAGCGTCGCCGTATTGAAGCCGCGAATAGCAAGTTGGCGGATTATATGCAGTCTGATATTTGCCTTGACCTCTATGATTCTGTTTTCGATGACGATGATGACTACGATACCTATATGGGACAGCTTTTTTATGACAATCTTGTCTATTTCCTTTGTGAAGAAAGTGGATGGTCTGAGGAAGATTTGCAGGGTATCGGCATCGTTGAGATGATGGATATTGCTTATGAGCTTGGCGCAGGAGAAAAGCTCGGTATCAACAAGAGAACTTTTGCTGTTCCGTGCAATGTGCGGGCTTATGATGGGCATATTTCTGTCGAGTGGATGTATGACCGTCTTAGTAGCAAGGCAAAAAAGCTTTTGGATGTTTGCCGCTCCTATATTTATGATGACAACACGGACTGGGATTATTCCTTGGATTTTAACTGCTAATTTGAAAGGAGAATAAAATGATTCACGAATATCAGTTCAGTATCGACTCTATCGATGCTGCCAACAAAGCAACGCATACCACCTATGCAGAAGACAGTATCTGCAACGGTCTTGCGAAAGGTCGTCGTATGCTTGATAAACTGTTTAAGGACGGTGCCCTCACTGCAGAACTGTGGCTCATGGGCGACCCCGCAGATGGTCGGCGGTCTTCGTTGAAGGCATTTTTCGACAGAGGAGACAACAAAGTACGCAAGGTGGAATGTTGAAAGTATTTTCACTGAAATTCTATTCAACATAATTTGACGTTCAAGGAGGATACAATTGGAAAATAATGGTTCTGTGACTATTGCAGTAAATGACTTTATCCATTCGCTTTACGCATACAAGAACATTTCTTTGTATGATGCGAATCATGTTTTTGATGAAGAAAAATCTGTTCGCTGGAATAGGGAAGAAGTCGAACGACTAAACAACTCTTACGACAGCAGGCTTAGCGAAGCCTATACACAGGCTCGTTCGGAAGCTGCTGCTTTAAGCGCTCGTATTGCAACTGGCAACAATAGCGAAAAAACTCTTTCGCAGACTGCACAAGATATTATTCAGGACGATTTGCTCGATGAGCTTTTGAAAATCACTGATGATTTGAGTAGTAGCGATAATTCCTTAGAGCGACGCACTTACGCCATCGTTAATAAGTATTTGCAATTCGTTAAATTGATACTTGCTATCGAGGATAAGAATAAGCAGGAGCAAACCATTTCCGGCGAAAAGTGGCTGGACATTCGCACTCCATTCTCTTTTCATCATAAAGATGTACTGTATTCGAATATTTTTACCGCTATCGCAGCAGTAAAATACGGTATATCTTTCGGCGAAGATACATCTGGTATCGAAAGTACAGCCACGGCAGCAAAGACGAATGCCTATATCCGCAAGAATAAGCTCAAACAAGTTGAGGATTGGGACAAGCAGCGCGAGGAACAAATCACGGCAATTTTCGGTTCTGCTTTAGGCGAAGGTCTTTATGAAGAACTTCTGGCAACAGATAAGAAGAAAATCCTTGCCGCTGATAAGAATATCGGCGAATACGGTTCCATTCTCATGGCGATTCGAGAGAAAGCGCAGGAATCAATGATTGCAGATTTTCTGTCAAAGCAAGACCCAACCAAGCTGAAAAAATAAATCTTTCGCAAAACACCTCTTGTTATTTGCTGCAAAGTAAATACACTATATGTATTAAGATAAATAAAACACAGCATTCATAATGCTTCAAAATTTGTCTTAATACGTGAAAACGGCTATCGCTCTTTGAGTGGTAGCCGCTTTTTTTGTTTATGGTTTGTTGCTAAAGCAACGAGCCTCCATTAAATAAAAAGTGAGGAAAAAAGAATGAGCAAGAAAATCAAGAGCATCAAGACGAAGAATGTCAAGTCCACCTCTGCTTCCGTTGCGACCAACGCTACACCCAACTTCTCCATCAACAGCAAACGCGAGATTCTTCCTATCTCCACGACCTCAAAGGGACTTTACAGCATGGGTAGAACCAACTGCTTTACAATGAAGAAGCTCGATGAGTTTATTACGAACTCGATTGAGGCTCGCCGAGATGACAAGACCGTTCCCATCATCCGCGTTGTCGCCGACTACTCCACTACTTTCAGACTGTGGGAACTTGCCGTTGTTGACTATAACACTTGCGGTATGACAAAGAAGGAGCTTTTTTCGAACTACTTCTGCGTTGGTGGCGAGAGCGGGGAAGGTGAAGGTCATATCGCTGGATTTGGCAGCACCGCAATCTTTACACTGACCCGTGGTACGCATCCGTTTTTCGTTGCATCTCAGAGCCATCTCTCCAACGACGCCTATTGCGTCAACGGAGGCTTGCAGGACGACCCTGTCACGCATCAGGCATACACCTACATTGAGCCGTGCAAGATGGAGGATTTCCTGCCTGAAAGTCTGAAAAACAAAAAGTACGGAACGCCAAACACCATTGTTCGTGTATACGTCGATGAGGAGACCATCCGCGATATGCTGCCGAATCAGAAGGGCTATAATCGCGAGACTAGAGCGATTGACCCTCAGACCATTCGTCTTGCATTTGCACAGCACATCTCTGTCGTGTATCGCGAGAAAATTTGTGGCCCCAACCCGATGGCATACATCTATGTTCAGGACTTGGAGTTCCACAAGACCAGCAGCCGACTCGACCTTTCCCTTGAAGATGATAAGACGAAATGGAACCGTCCTATCAAGGCATTTGATATGGATGCGGCCATTGCTGCCACCTCTGCGCAGAAGGCAAACTATTCCGGCACTGTTGTGTGCGGCAACGACTCTGTAAAGTACATCTACAAGTTCGGAACCGTTGACCACAATTACATCGACCACTTTGGTTTTATGGGCGTCGCACCTCTTTATGGGTACTGGGATGGTTCCATGAACAACTCCGGTTTTGATGTGATTGCTCACGGCCAGTCTATTGCCTCGAACCTGATTGAGGAGATTACAGGTCGTAAGCGTCACCCGTCCATGAACCATCTTATCGGTGAACTCATTATTCTGAATGCGCCCAAGGATAAGTTCCGGGTAACCGCAGATAAGAGCAGCCTTGATAAGAGCGATAAGACTTGGAGTCTTATCATCAGCGACATTAAGGCAAACAGCATTCTGCCCGCCTGCAAGACAGACGCAGGCACTTTGCGCGATATGTATGCGATGTATGCCAAGCGTTGCAGCAGCTGTGGTCTGCGTTTTGTCCGCAACTACTCTGTCGGCAGCAGCACCGGCACGAAGGCTCCCGCTATCATTGAGGTCGTTCTGCCTGACAACAGTATCGGTTATTACCTTCTGATGTGCAAGGCAAACGAGACTAAGAGCGGTCCTTCTCTGCGCGATGCGATGCCTCTGATTTCGTCCATGTTGATGATGGAAAGCAATGGCAAACGCGTTCTTGGCGCTTACTTCATTGCCGACCGTTTCTCGAACGGCTTCGTTCAGGACGTCAGCCGCCTCGTTGAGCCTATCAACCGGAACCGCACTGACCGTTTCGAGATTCGTGTTTGCGATACGAACACTCCGCTGGTTTTGGCTGTGCCCGCAGTTTCTGCGCAGGCAGCACCGGTGAATATCAATGTTGGTATCACCATCAAGAAAACCCGCTAAAAAAGCAATCTCTGCCACTTCTTTGTAATAGGGATGGCAACTTTGCGAGAAAGGAAACACATGGTAAATATCGGAAGTGTAGGCTATACATTCGATGGCATTGGTATGCTGATGATTGACGGCAAATGTGTTGACCGTAAAGAGGCTATCTCTGTCATTGGATGCAGCTCAGAAGATTTTGATAATCTGATGCTTGGCAACGCAAAGGGAGTTGAAGAGTCCGGAAAGATTCTTTTCCCGAATGCTACGCTGGCACAGATTCAGCTTTTCTGCTTGCAGCAGATTGTTGCGACCAGTAAAGCTGCATAAGTCAATGTCCGCTGCTCTTTTGAGTGGCGGATTTTTTTTTGTAAAAAAGTATTGCGTTTTGCTGCAAAGTTAATATCCTATAAGTATCATATAAATCAAAGTCTTAGACACCTTACTTTATCATTTCGAGCTTTCCCAAAAAGCTTGTAATGATAGCGTTGGATGTTTTCGTTTATAGAAATCGACTACAGTCGCTATCTTCGCAAGAAGATGAGCGGCTGTTTTTTGTTTTTATAAATGAAGTTAGACCTTGATGGCTATGATAATCCGTCCGTTTCTTATCACAAATCGAATAGTATCTAAGGAGGTACTTTTATGAACGCAATTTTCAATATCCTTTCTTTGGCTTTCTGGTACGGTTTTGTTTGGAAGAAGGTCGCTCATCTGCTTGGTGTGCGATACATCTCCATCGCCGACCTCCTTGCCTCCGCGAAAACCAAGGTGGTTGCCGCCGTTGACAACCTCGACCCCGAATACTGCTGCATCGCCTACAAGGTGTGCCGTGTTTCTCAGGGCATCGCTGGTGTTGTGGCCGTCTATAATTTCTTCGCAACGCGAGGGAATATTCTGGACCATGCCTTCGGCCTCATCGCTTCTATCTTGTTCATTGTGGGGATGAATAAGGTGTGCAAGCGAATTACCAAGCGCTTCTAACGAAACACTTGGAACCACCGCTGCTGTCCTTCGGGGCAGCAGTTTTTTTTGTACATAAAATCAAGTCATAAAAAAGTTAATGCAATTTACACTTTTATGTTGTATAATAACAACCATATAGACAACATAGGAGGTATTACAAAAAGTGTTAGGAGAATATAAATCATGGCGAATATATCTAATATGACACGTCAAGAATTTATTCAACTTCTTGAAAAGCGTGAAAAAAGGAGAAAAAAGCTTCGTCGGAAACGGCGGATTATCACTTTGATTCTTTTTTCGTTGGCTGTATGTATAACCAATACTGTTGTGGCATTCGCTGCTGAACAAGACACCCCACAAACGAAAATCACAATTAAAGTAGCAGAACCTGTCAAACTTGTCATCAAGGTTGCAAATCAAGATGGAAATGAAGAAACTTATGATGTAGTCCCCACTGATGATTCCTCATGTGTGCAGGAAATCATTTCTGACAATGTTGTTTTGCAAACGAACTTTGAGGAAGGCGAAGAACAGAAAAAAGAAGATACTGCCACTGTATCGAGTCAGGAGAATGATACCAGTGAACCTGTATCGGATGAGATACAGGAAATAGATGATGCTCAGGAATCTTCTGAAATCACTGACAGTCAAGACGTCGTATCGATTTATGAGGATACTTCGCAATACAAGAAGTACATGAATCTTTCGGATACCCAAAAAGAATATTTTTCTGATGCGGCCGAGGAATTTGGCGTAAGTGAGGCGATGGCTATAGGCATCTGCTATAACGAGTCCCGATTCGCCCCTACAGCCACAAATGTCAATACGAATGGCACTACGGATTGGGGAATTGCTCAGTGCAATGACACGACATTTTCTTATCTGAATTCAGTGCTTGGAATTTCTTCCATGTATGATGTTCTTGATATGCAGACCGGAATCCGCGCTTGCTGCGCTTTGTTAGCGCATTATAAAAGCATGGGATTGTCTGAAAACGATATCCTGTTAGCGTATCAGGAGGGGCTTGGCAATTACCAAGATGTTAAACAGGGCAAGGAAGAACCTTGGAAGGCTTATTACAACGTTTTGAAAAATATCGAGATTTATTCAACCTTGGTGAAAACCTAAGATGTATAGCGGTCTGTTGTCAGACCGCTATTTCTTTTTGTTGCGTTCTATTTTGATTGACTAATACGCCGTTTTCTGGTATAATATAAGTATTCGGTAAGTATGGCGCACTTTCGTGCCACAATGCAAAGGAGTTTTATTATGCACATGAAGAAAGCTTTATGTGTTTGTCTTTCTCTTGCTATCGCGGGTTCCGTTTTTGCGGGATGCAGCAGAGAACAAACACCGGAAGAAATCGAAGCTGCAAGTCTTGCTGCAGTTACACAGGAAGAACAGGCAACCGGAATGAAGCGTCTGGACAGCCCGAACCTTACGGATTACGAAAAGCCGTTGGCCAATTTCGTTTCCGGCATTCAGGCGAAGGATGCCGCAAAAATCGCAACAGCGCTTGGCTCAGTAAACATCTTTGGCGATACTCTTGATGGCTGGATTGTCAGTAATAACTATGAATCCTTGCAGACGGAGGATTTGCATGATATTAAAATCCAGTCCAGCAAAGACGGAAAAGTCGCAACAATCAATGTGTTCTTTGAAGAGCCCAATGAAGATAAGAGTAACTTCGTTGAATACAAAAGCGATTTTGACGGTAAGGAGTGGAATATCACCCCTCCGACCGGACTTTCTACCGACTATACCTTTTATGCGCCTGTCAGCTCCGTAAGTATCAATGATGTCGATATGTCGACATACGCCGCCAGTGACAGCAATTATGGATACGCGTTCAATCTTCCGAGAGTTATTGAGACGGACAGTTCTCCTGACTGCGTGTTGAATACAAGTATCGGTAAGTATTCTGGTAAAATCATCAACGCAAGCACATCTTCTTATGGCTCAGCATTGCCGATTGCTATGGCTGTGTTCACAGAAGACCAGAAGAAGGAAATCAATCAGTATTTTGTGGACTGTGCGAACAGCGTATTTGATATGATGCGTACGGGTGCTGATAGAGATTCTTACAGCGCATATTTGCTTGATTCCAATGCAGTATCTGCCATCTTCGATGTAGACGGAGATGATAAGCAAGCTGCTATTGCAAATGAAGCAAACGCCGTATCTCGTATCGAGGTATTGAGCGCCGAATCTGTGGCAGGATATCCTGATGCTTACATTTACCACTTTTCCAGCAGTGATTCCATCACTATGAATATTCGTTATAATGCAGTCTTGTCATCCGGCGAATGCCATCGATGCGCTGCTGTGACGATGACTTATACGAATGGTTCTTGGAAAATCGCAAAAATCAATTCTACTAACTCACTGTTCACAAATTTAACCGCATTCAACCCTGAATGGTGAGAATTTGAGTAAGGAAGGAAGTGATTCCGCACTTATCTTTGTGTGAGAGATAGTGCGTGGCATATGATTGGTGGACTTATCATTGCAACCATGGTCTGCATTGCTTTGTCGGGATTTTGCTTTATCGGGAATCAGTATGATTTGCTGCCAAGCTTTATTCTTGACGCTGGTCATTATGAGTTCGTTAATGTATTGTATTGCTTGTTTGCGATTGCGTCCTTTTTGTGCGCCTTGATTGCTTATAGGCTTTATAAGCGGGAAAAAGAATTTACAAATGGAACTCATGTCCCAACATTTATGGATTACATACGAGCAAATCAAAGCGAGTATGAAAAACTCTTTGAGGAATATCAGGGGGAAGAAGAACAGAAAAGTGAAATTCTTGTTCCAAGTGATGTAAAAGACAAGTTAGAAGAAGAAGACAGACAGAAAAAACAGCAACAGATTATTTCCCCGACTCTTGATGTTAAAAAAATCGGAGAGGGTGTCAAGGAACCAGAAAAGCAGGAAATCCAAACGCATTCTGCATCCGAAGTGGCTCATGTGACCGTTCCTTCGGAGCCTGCTCCCGTGGAAAGCCTGCCACCAATTTCTGTGCCCGTCTTCAAAGCCAAATCCATTTCAACCGTTACAACAAAGACTTCTGTCGCAGCGGAACCCAAGCCAGAACCCATTGTCCCGCCGCCTCCCATTCTTCCTAAAGTTTCTGTTGCTCCAAAGAAGGTTTCTGAAAAGGTAAGCGATGCTCTTCCGCCGTTCGACTTAGCTGTACAGGCATTAAAGAGCGCCGGTGTATCAGAAGCTCTTTATGCTGTCAACGAAAAAAAAGAAGGTGCTGTATGCTCGCTGCATAGTCAAAGTGAATGGTTTATCTTTAATTATGAGAACGGGAAAATGGCAAATACAAAGATTTACACTGATGAAATGGAAGCTGTAAAGGCGTTCGTTCATAATGTAAATGAACTGGCAAAAAATAAATGAGTTTTTCCCGTACATCTGTACGGGATTTTTTATTCTGTATTATGAGGTATTTTATGGCTAATAACAAAGATGTTTATCGAGTACATGACATTCAGAAAGATACTCGTGTTTTTCTGACAGTCTCCGACATTGCAAAAGCATTGGGTGTGACAAAAAATGCTTTTCGGACTCAGGTAAAAAATGATGTAAATTCTGTACCGTTTCCTGTAATCAAAATCGGAGATGTTATTCTCATTCCTCGCAAAAAGTTTTTAGATTATCTGGGATATGATTGCTACTCAGGAGAAAATGACTACTTTGGGTATCTTGTTCCTGATGAACCGCCCACTGTATTGCCCAAAATGTAATGGAGAATTTCTATGTATTTAATTATTGCAGAAAAAAGAAGCGCTGCCGAAAAAGTTGGCTCCTGCATTAAAGGGGAGTCTTTTAAGAAAGGCGATGGCTTTATACAAAGCCAAAACTACTATATCACATGGTGTGCCGGACATCTGTATACGCTTCTTGATTTGGAAGAATATGACCCGAATTATGACCCGAACGAAAAACATAAGTGGACTATGGATGGACTCCCGTTCTGTCCTCCTCGTTTTCGATACAAAGTGTCCCAGCCAAAGGGAAATGCATCGATGTGTGCCACGGTAAGAAAGCAAACCAAAGTCATTAAAAAACTGGCAAACGATGCATCCGTCTCGGCCATCTATCATTGTGGAGACTCCGATAGAGAAGGAGAGGTTATTGTCCGCAATGCTGTTCGTGCATTATTGAAAAGCAATAAACCGATTTATCGTATTTGGCTCAACTCCTATACAACGGAATCGGTCATGAAAGCACTTTCTGCAAAGGAGCCCGACAGTAATTATGACGGTTGGGATAATGCAGGTCTTGCGAGAGCGCATGAAGACTGGTTGTTTGGTATTAACGGGACGCGGTACTTGTCTTTGAAATCAGGCGTTCTTTTGCCTTGGGGACGCTGCAAGTATATCATTACAAAAGCAATCGTCGATAGGGAACGCGCAATTACCAACTTTGTTCCTGTGGACTACTTTGCTGTTGTTTCGAAGACGAATGTCAAGGGATACGATATTGAACTGGCAAGCAAAAAAACATTCGATAAGGATTCCTCGCCTGATGCTGTAGCTCTTGCAAACAGGTATAATGCAGCGGGCGCAAAGGTCACATCTGTAAAGAAAGACCGTGTTGTCGTAAATCCCGGAAGACTGTTCAGCACAACAGAACTGCAGGCTTTTGTTTCATCGCATTATAAGGGCACGGACCCCAAAGAAATTGAAGCGTCTTTGGAGGAACTTTATCAAAGCGGCTATACTACGTATCCCAGAACGAATTCAAGTTTTCTTACCGCAAGCGATGAACATGATGTAGACCTTGCCATTAACGCATTGAAGCGTGCTGGTTTTCAAAACCTTGTCAATAAACCAAAAAAGAAAAGCATTTATGATGATAGTAAGGTTGACGGACACTCTGCTCTGACTCCTACCAGTAATATCCCTGATATTTCAAAGCTGTCCCCGGCACAGAAAATAACCTATGAATGTATTCGTAATCGGTTTTTGGCTGTTTTCTGTTCGGAAGATTGTTTGGCAGATAAAACTGTTATTACTATTCGTTGCGATGATGAAGATTTCCAACTTACCGGAACCATCAATGTCGCAAAGGGTTGGCTGCAGTATGAACCGTTTGGTCAGAAGGACAAGGAAGTACCTCCCTTGAATGATGAAGAGTCCGTTCCTGTTGATTTTAAGCCCGTCAAAAAGCAGACTGCACCGCCAAAACGGTTTACTGTTGCCTCTTTTGGCGCATGGTGTAACGCGCCTTGGCGTAATGAGGATGATTCCGAGAAAACCGATTACACAGATGAAGAATGGAAGCGTATTTTGCATGAAGCTACTATTTGTACGGATGCAACACGAACGCCTACCATAACAGAGTGTCGGAATGTCGGGTATATCAAACTGTCTAAGGGAACGTATTCTCCCGACACGAAAGGGTATCAGTTTGTTGATGCTTGTGAAAAGCTTGGACTTACATTTACTGTCAAGGAAGTCATGGATTTGTCTATGATGCTGTTTGATGTAAGAAAAGGAACCAGAACCATTGATGAGTGCGTAAAAACAGCAATGGAGAAGTTGAATCTTATGTTTACACATAAAAACGCCGAAGTAGAAAATCTTCGTCCCGAAAACACTCCCATTTGTAAATGTCCAAAATGCGGTGGTAATATTATCGAGTGGAAAGAATCCTATTCCTGTTCGAATAAAGGCTGCCCCGCTGTTGTTTGGAAACACAGCAAGGTTCTTGAGAAAATCAACGGTAAAAAGAAGACATTCTCAAAGAAGGATGCCATCACATTGTTTTCCGGTAAGCCTGTATCCGATAAAGGCTGTGTGAGTCAAAAGACGGGTAAAACCTATGACTGTCTTTTGTATCTCGATTTGACCGGAGAAAAGGCGCAAATGAAAATCACATTTGATTCCGCAGCCAGCACCGGCAAAAGTGTTGGAGTGTGTCCTGTATGCGGAAAGAAAATGGTAGAGCGTCCGAACAGCTTTAGCTGTGAGAATTCCTCTTGCGGCTTTACTATCTGGAAGGAGACGAAACGATTCTCTGATATTTTGAAAATCGACGCAGAAAAGGCCAAGCAGCTTCTTGACGGGAAGGGCGTACCTTTTGAACTTACAAATAAGAAAAACGAAAAATATACTACCAACTTGCTTCTCACTGTAAGTGTTTATAATGGGAAACATTATCCGAAATTCGATTTGCCTGTAAAGCCTCCAAAAAAGTATTGAAATTTCCTTGCAATTTGCTGCAAAGTAAATATCATAAAACCATAATATAAATCAAATTTTGAGAGATTGCAGCCTCGTGTGGGAGGGTCTGCCGTTTTATACATTCAAATTCGGTATTTTAAGCCGCTATCTGTTTAAGGATGGCGGCTTTTTGTCGTCTTTGAATGTTTTTCTTTTTTATCTCGCTATCATTGCGAGTTTATATATAAACGCAAATCAAAAAGCAACCCGACTCTTAAAGGAATCGGGGCAAAACTCGAAAGGAGAGTTTAAAATGTTCGATGAACTCGAGTGCAGCTCGTCTGAGTTGATTAGTCTGTACGACTATGACCCGATGCGGGAGTATGAACTCCGGCTTGAATCCGAAATCGAAATCACAAATGAAAAACTGTGGCCTGATGAAGATGAGGATGATAAGCCCAAGAAGCGTCGCCGTTCCAGTGGTCGTCGTAAGATGCGAACAACTAAAAAAACCGTGTAAACGTAAATCTAAAATCATTGAGGAGGTAAATCGCAATGAAGAAGAACAGCAAAACCGTAGTGAGTGTGGATGTTTCTAATGTCCGCACACGGAACACCTGGGGCTCCGTAAAACCCTACACGCGTGTTGAGATGCCCAAGACTGCTTATAAACGGCAGGGGAAAGGGCGCACTCCTCGCGGCGAGCGATAATATCGCTATTGGCAGACTGGTTTTGTACCAGCCTGCCATTTTTGTTCTCAAAATGAACGCACAGTTGTATAAAACCACTTTTTGTGGTATAATATAAGTAAAGAACAAAAGTATTCGTTTGTGCTATGTGTGAAGAGGTGAATTGAATTTTGGATATTAGCGCATTGAAAATAGCCCCTGCCAAAGCAGGACAATTAAGGAATAAAGGAATCGGAACGGTAGAGCAGTTATTGACAACCTATCCGATTCGATATCAGGATTATAGAAAAAGAACGCCATTAACTGAGCTGTCAAACCACATAGGCCAGTCGATTACGGTTGTTGGTGAAGTATGTAATCTTCGTGGAAATTACCAGAAAGGTATGGTTCTGTGTTCGCTCACGGACCATAAAGGCAACTTTGTTAATATTGCATGGTTTAATCAGATTTTCATAATGAAGCAACTATGGAACGGTTGCAATATTCTGGTTCATGGGAAGCTCACCTACAACGATACATATAAAAATTATAATATTGCCGGGCCTACTTATTTCTCCTTGAATATCGGAACAGGGGATGACCTTATTCCTGTGTATCCAAGCATCAAAGGAATGTCCAGCAACTATTACAACGACTGTCTGATAAAGGCTCAGAATCTCTATGCATTTACTCCATCAATTTTAAGGAATCCTATCAACACAGCTACTGAGGAAAACTTGAAGTTGCTTCCTCAAAGAGATTTTATCAGGATTGTACATCATCCGCAGACTGATGAGGATTTAAAAGCTATCGAGAGACGAAAGGCTGCCGAAGTTCTCATTCCATTTGCGAAAGAGCTCACAAACAGAGAATCTGTTATCGCTGCACCAAGATATACTGAAATCAATCTTACAAAAACAAATAACCTGATTCACAGCGTTACAGCCTCTTTGTCCTTTGAATTGACCGAAGACCAAAAATCTGCTGTCAATGCCTTGCTAAGTGATGTGAAAGCTGGCAGGAGAATCAATGCTCTGATTCAAGGTGATGTTGGCTGCGGCAAAACAGTAATCGCGGAACTTATCTCGGCCATTTTTGCTGTAAATGGATATCAGTGTGTAGTTATGGCTCCGACCAAAATCTTGGCAACTCAGCATTACGAAGACTTTAAAAAGCTTCTCACACCTGTTGGTATTGAGGTAGAGCTTTTGGTTGAAGGGCAAAAAGCAGCTGAGAGAAAGAAAACTATTGCGCGAATCAAAGACGGTTCTGTGAAAATCATTATCGGAACAAGTTCTGTGCTGTCGGAGAAAGTTGAATACAAAGACCTTGCGCTTTTGATAACAGATGAAGAGCATCGGTTTGGTGTTGCACAGCGAGAAGCTTTAATGGAAAAAGCCAAGGATGGAATCCATTGCATTAGCATGTCTGCTACACCTATTCCGCGCAGTTTGGCATTAGCTATAAATGGAAATAGCACGAGAATCATCGATGTTAAAACTATGCCGAGCGGGCGAAAACCGGTACAGACCATTCTTTTTGGTAACGAGGAGAAAACATACGAGGCTATGTACCGTCAAATCGCAGAAGGGCATCAATGCTATATCGTCTGTCCTTTGGTCGATAAGTCAGACTCGGAATCCATGGAAAATGTAGAGTCCGTGGATGAAACTTATCAAAAAGCAACCGATTACTTCCAGACGCATCATCCCTCTGTAAAGATTGCTGCTATCACCGGTAAAACAAAGAAGGTTGAACAGCAGGAGATTCTGAACGCTTATGTTGCTGGCGATATCCATATCCTGATTGCAACAACTATTGTCGAGGTTGGCGTGAACGTTCCGAACGCTACGGTTATGGTCATTAAAAATGCCGAGCGATTCGGACTAGCACAGCTTCACCAGCTAAGAGGGCGCGTCGGTAGAAGTTCAACACAATCTTATTGTGTTTTGCTCAGTAAGGACAAAGAGAATCCTCGACTTCTCACTATGGTGAGGACGACGGACGGATTTGAAATTGCGAAGGCTGACCTTGAACAAAGAGGTGCTGGAGACCTGATTGGCGTTGAGCAAAGCGGATTTAATAAAGTTCTGACTTGTATGGCGCAGCATAAAGAGCTTTACAATGCAATCTTGTCAGAAATCGGAAAAACTATTTGAGATGATAGCTGCCAGCGATGGCAGCTATTTTTTTGAAATCTTTTTTGAAAAGCACTTGCTATTTGCTGCAAAGTAAATATACTCAAGACATCACAAAAATAAAACACTCCTTAACGAGCCACGCTGTAATTTATAATCAGCTTTAAAGCTGCTATCTCAAACGAGATGGCGGCTTTTTTGTTTTTATTTTTGTTTTTCACGTCGTAAGACGAATTCGCGATGCGGGAACGCGGATTATAAATCCACTCTTTTGAGTGGCTTCATCGAAGCAATTCGATGTTTTATTTATAAAACCACTCATCGAGTGGCAACGCTGAAGTGATTTGGCGAAAGAAATAAAGAAAAAACAAAAAATAAATTTATGTACTGGAGGTACACTGCAATGACAAATACGAACATTTACACCCGCCTGAACAACCTCGTTTGCGCCCTTCGTGCCGACGAAGACAACTGTGACCTTGTCGGAACTGTCAGGGATACAGTTGATTCGTGCCGCAATTATGTCGGTATGGTCGACCGCATGGAAGCAAACATCCGAACGGCTCGCGAAACCATGGATGCTGAGGATTTTCGTCGCAGAGTTCAGACTCTCGACATGAATCGCCGCACAGCACATGAAGGGCTCATGATTGATGTTAATATGCTTAACAAAATCTGTGCCAGCATCGGTATCCCGCCTGTCGCTGATGTGGACGAGGACAACCGTGAGAGCTACTACTCGTTCGCCAAGAAGGTTGCTGAGGCAGCTGAGTTAGGTGAATTCCAAGAGTGGTAATTCTCTCCTCAGACAAGCGCTTTCCCTCACGGGCAGGCGCTTTTTTTGTGCCTCCTGTTGTGGTATAATATAAGAAAAACCATAGCGAAAAGGAGACAATCATGAGTAACATTGAAAGAATCGAAAAGCTCGCTTCCGCTGTTGATGTAGATATGCAGGAAGACGTGGAAAGCGTTGTCATTAACGCCGGAAAATACGTTGCCGCTGTAACGGAGATGGAATGCTCCGTCAGAAACATGCAAGGCTTAAAAGGTCAGGACTATCGTGACAGGGTAAGTCAGACTGATGCTGCAAGAACGCGTGCGCATAACGCGTTTATCGATGCAGTCAATCTTGCTAATCGTTTGGCTGAATCCGTCAACGCTGAAAAAATCTACACCGGAAGCTCCGAACGACGCGCATATGGTGACTTTGCCTTTGCCATCGTAAAGGAAATCTTCGAGAGTCGAAAGTAACTCATGCCGTCCCGCTTATTGCGGGGCGGTTTTTTGTTGCTATTTGCTGCAAAGTACATATAATTCAATATATAAGATAAATCATAGTCTTTTATTCTATCTGGTAACGACAGAAAAGTTTATCTTATATTCAAAATCTGATTTTAGCAGTCATCCTCTTCATGCAGGGTGACTGCTATTTTTTGTGAAAGGAGAAAACTCATGGATTATAAGAAATTCTATAACCAGCTTATGAACAAGGATTTCAAACCGAAGCCGAATACCTTTTTTACTTCTGGTGAGTACAAAAACTATTCCGAGGTTCAGGTTGGTGCCGTTGTTTCTACCGCAGTGGATTACATTCGTAATGTACTGCACTTCGACATCCCACAATATGAAATCATGCGTCGTTCATCTGTGCCTGTTTTTGTCCAGTATAACGAAAACGGAAACACAGCATACACGGATGGTTCCAAAATTGTGATGAATGCTGCCAATGACCTCGTTGCAAACTACAAATCCATCTACATGCAGCACGCATCACTGCAGGGTATGCTGCGCCACGAGACTGCGCACATCCTGTTTACTGACACTTCTGTAATTGCCAAATGGTGTAAGGCTCTTGTTTACGGGCGTATGCTTCACCAGCCGGACAATGTGAATACTCCGGACGGCAAAGAAATTATAAAACGCCTTGCGGATGACCCTGTTTTTGCGGGTGTCTATGCTAACCTTGCAAAACGCATTGAAAACAGTGTGGAAGACGGCTATATCGAGGCTGAGCTCGACACCATCAATGATGGTATGGGTGATACGATTCGGTATCTTGCAACCACAAATGCAGCCATGATTGAACAGCTGATGGATGCGGACGGATTCAACTATGAAAAATATGACAGCAAGTTCAATGCTGTCGCAACTTTCATTCTCGTGTACGCAAAGTTCGGTTATGAGTTCACTAATGTTCCTGAAGACATGGTTCCGTTCTTTGATACACTGAAAGGTATCATTAAGGAGTGTATCTCCAGCCGTGTACCGACTACCAGAATCGCTAATATCAACAAGCTTATGATTGCCATGTATCCTGTTCTGAAAGAACAGATTGAGAATGTCAGTGGCGCAATCAACGACCAGATGCAGTCAAGCGGTTCTTCCGGTGAGAACAATGACAGTGAAGGCCAGCGTGGTGAAGGGTCTGGTTCCGGCTCTGACGGTTCTGATGAATCCGATGAATCCGGTTCGTCTGACAGCCAGTCTAAGTCCGGCAAAGGCAAGCAAGGCAATGGTGCTGGTGGTTCTATGAGTGGTTCCGATACCATCCTTATTCGTTCCGATAAAAAGACGGACGAGAACAACGAAAGCGGTTCTGACGAGGATAGTGGCAAAAAGGGAGAAACATCTTCCGAGAAGAACGATTCTGCCAGCCAAGATGCTTCTGATTCTTCGACTGGCAAGTCCGGGTCTGACAAAAAGGACACGAGTGATGGCAGCAATTCTTCCTCTAAAGGTAATAAGACGGATAGTTCTGATAAAGGCTCCGGCTCTGATTCCAAAAATGCAGACGGTACATCCGAAACGGATGCAAAACCGAATGGGAGCAAGTCTGATGAAGGGAAATCTGATAAGGATACAAAAGCAGAGGGCGGCAAGGATGGAAAGAATACATCCGCTGAACCTAAAAAGATGACTGCCAAAGAAGCTGAAAAAATCAAAAAGGAAATCGATGACATCTCTCAGAAAGTTCCTTCTTCGGATAACAATGATTGCACTGATTCTTCGTGCAAGACTTCTTCCATCTTTAACAGCAACAATGTTGGAGCTGATGCGAAGAACAATGCCGGTGAGAATGTGCGTCAGCAATCCAAGCAGGAGGTAGGAAAGAATCCTCAAGACAAGGAGATTCGGAATATTCCGGGTGGTTCTGGTCTTCCGGAAAAATCAGCCTATGATGATGTCACTTCGATTGTTAGCGACATGCAGAGAACCGCTGCGGAAGCAAAAACCGAAAAGCAGCGCGAAAAAGATTTGAGAGAGGAAGCTGCCGAGCTTACCGATAAGTACAAAAATATGCTGGCTCAGCAAAAGTGTCCTGATATCGGTTATTTCAACCAAAAAGCGCGTTTTCTCGATGGTATAGGAAGCATCAGCATCACTCGCGTGGTAACGCCTCCGGTAGGCGCAGAAAGCGTTTATCAGGCTGTTGCGGGAGTGGTCAAGAGTGTATCCCGGCCCACACAAAGAGAAATCATTAAGGCTATCAAGGACAAGAGAAACGGCTATAAGCTTACCGGCCTTACAATGGGTCGAAGAGTTGAAGCCAGTCTTATCCATCACAATGATGGCAAGTGTTTTTCCAAGAGTAAATCTCCGGAAGATGTTCCTGAGTTATGTGTGGGTGTTTTGCTCGACCAGTCCGAGTCTACAATGGGTGAGATTATCAACTATGAACGCTTACTGGCGCTGACTATCGAGGATATGTGTCGTTCGATTGAAATCCCCGCGATTATCAATGGATACAGCGGTGGCGGTGGTACAGTAAGAATTATTTCCTATGTTGAGCCGAATTCCGTAGACCGGAAAAACGCTCTTCGGTTGACTTCTATGCGTGCTGATGGCGGTACTCCTACCGCAGAAGCGCTTGCATATATACTGAACCGGCTGGAAAAGCGCCCTGAGCCTTCGAAGATTTTGTTTGTTGTTACTGATGGAAACAGCAACAACAAAGCATATCTTCCGATGCTTTTGGCTGAGGCAAAGCGAAACCATATCATGGTTATTGCTGCTGGCATCGGTGCTTGTCGTCAAAGCATTCATTCGGAGTTTCCTGAAAACTTCTTGGATATTAGCGATATGAACAGCATGCCTCGCAACATCTGTAATATCATCAAACGTAAACTTGTCAATTAAAGGAGGACGATAGTTATGTTGTACGGGCTGATGCAGTCCGATGGGAAAATCATCCGCAAAGAGGCTGAGCTCTATAAGCTTCTTATCACAGCGACCGACAAGGACGGCAAGCGTTTCAACAAAAAGACTTCTGCGGCCGTAAAGGTTGGAGATACCGTCTATCGTGAACGCTATGTATCCGCCATTTTTGAGTGTACATGCGACACGTCCGATGGGCAGTCTGCACGCACTCATCTTGGTCATACTTACAAGAAAACCGGAATGGTTCGCGCTCCGTTTAGGGTTGTCGCTATCGATACCTAAAAAATATGCCGCTGTCTCGAAAGAGGCAGCGGTTTTTTCTTATGTATGCTGTTTTTTTTATGCCCCTTATTTCGCTAAATTCGCCTTTAGCGAAGTTATGCCACGCTTGTTTTTATGTGGGAATTTACTCCCCTCGCTTTCGTTACTTGCATTTTTTAACGCAAATTTGCAGGATTTAATGCAAGATGCAGCTTTTAGTTTTGCAAATATTGCCCAGCGTCTGCATAAGAGCGATTCTACAATCTCCCGCGAAATCATCCGCAACCGTTATCAAGTTTAAACCAGCGCCAACCACACCGTGCTCTGTGCCAGTGTAAATGTCTGCACAATGGTAAGCCTTTGCAGTACCGATTGTAACCGTACAAGCTGCGCTGATTGCGCCGAGGTCTGTCATGTGACCACCACCAAACTACCGGCTACGCTATTGCACATATCATTCTTGCAAAGTCTATCGATGGATGTTTCGATTTTTCTAAAGCATATTTATCTTTTTCGGCTCAATGCATTATATTTATGGTATAATTTTCGTTGCAAAAGAAGATATAAGTGCCGGATTTAGCACTTATGTAAATACACATTGTGTAATTATTATGATATAATCCGATTTGTACAACGCAAACCAAAGGAGAAATATTAAATGCAGAAAGCATCGTACAGTCTTAGCGCTATCAGGCATTGCAAGCAATTAGTACAGAACACTTCTTGGAGTACGCGGCTAAAATCAGAACACTATTCGAGAAGTGCGGAGATAAATAGCTTGTTTGCTTCGTGCCAAGAACTCCTGAACAGTATACTGTTTTGTCCAGACTTCTCCCCTGCTTATGATTATCAGCAAATGGTCATTTCCAAAAAGTATACAAAAGCCCAGCTCGACAACCAGCTACGCGTTTGCCGTTCTTTTGTAAATGCTCAAATCTCGCTTATTGAAAATGCGATAAAAGATAGTTCTGTGGATTGCGTGCCCTAATTGTTTCTCATACAAGGCAGTTCGCCAAGCCGGAGGCTGCCAAGAAGTCGAAAGCTAAGCACTTAGAATTGACGCACTTCTGTCCATCGCAGAGTGGACTTGCCCGGCGTAGGAATTGCAAAACATATAACACTCCCCTCCCCTATTGCGATTACAGCCACCAAATGTAGCAAACCTGTTTGTGTTAGTCTTTCGGTCAGAAACAGAGTCCTTCCTTGTGCTGTGGTGTGACAGTTTTCTACATAGATTAACTCTTAGAGATTTTTTTGTTTCTGTTGCTCCAACAAGATTGTCTCGGCATAATTCGGCAAAGTTCGTGGCGCAACTATAGCCTCATAAACCCGTTCTTGGTTGCAATATCGAATTCTGAAAAGACTCACCCCGCATCGAGGTGAGTGGTATGAAAAAAAAGATATTCTTTTATGCGGTTTTCTCCAGCATATACGATAGAATCGTATATAGTGGCAAAAATCTGACAAATTCGGGTGCAAGGTGTCTGCGCACTTCTGCAAATACACACCATTTTATCGACATCTCAGATAAACTGTTCGAGTCAGAAGCGCTTTTTGGTAGTGTTGACAGTGCTTGCTGTCTCTCAGAGTTACATCGCCCACAATACCAGCGCCGTGACTACAGCAACAGCTACAAGCTGCCGTTACCAAAATAGCCATAATCGTTTGCCATAGTACACTACCTCATTTGCTATATTTGTCCTTGTTCCCTGTGAGAATATCTTCGCAGACAGACGCATACTCCGGCAGCATCTCCAAGAACGGCGTCCAGCGCAGACGCACTTCCTTGGTTTCCATCTCATCCAGATTACTGCTGTCATTCCAGCTTTCCGTTTCCAAAACGACATCGGTCACAATTTCGCTGAACAGACGGTACGCTAAGCTGTGCGTTGTGTGGAAGCTGCAATATTCCTCGCCCAGCCGCTTATCTGGATTTATAGTCATAAGAACATACCCGATTTTCTCGGACCAGACAAGGTCTAAGTTGGAATGCCGGTGGATGTACCCGGAAAAAGCATCGGCAATACGGTCCATTTCGGCATCACGCTTTATATACTTAACATTCATGGTGCTTGTCCTCCAAAATCCTTATAGTCTCAATCTCGGATGCGCCGAGCACAGGAGTGAAGTGGTGTGGCTCGATTACAGAGAGGTACGCATCTTCCGCACCGTTCTCAGGATAGAACTCATCCACAACGCCGCGATGCTCCACGGTATCATTGCTGCGTGTCCATGCGATTCGAGTTCCACAGGAGCATTTTGCCATTACATTGATAATTTCATTTCGTATCATTATTTGCCTCGCATCATTCATAGAAAGGGAGTTTCTTACTAAACTTTGTAGCCAGCTCTCGTGCTGCGATTCGTTCCGCAGCCAGATGGTATCGTTCATCACTGTCTGGCTCTGTAGCTTCAACCTCTGCTTTCATTGTGTTCTCGTACTGGAGCAACGCTCTGCAGATGACATCTATATCGAACTGCCGGGTCGGGCCAAGGTCGTAATATTTGTTTCGTCCTGCGGGAAGTGTTGGGATGTTCATACCTGTGCTCCTTTCTCAGTCTCCTTCTTTGAACTCTTCGGCTTCATACGGTGCAGTGTATTTGCACTCAGGGAAGTTCTTGCAGCCATAGAATTGACTGCCCGGCTTCGGACCAAACTTTGCAACGCGGAGCACCAGAGCGCCGCCGCACAATGGGCAGACCTTTCCAGATTCTTTCTTTTTCTTTTCCAATACGTCTTTCGGAATAGAACCTGTCTCAATCCACTTACGGAATTGCGTGACAGACATACTGTACTCAATGCCGTCTTTGTCTTTCAGGTCGATTCTGACGGCTCCGTCAATGTAGTTTGTCAGCATGTATTTCTTCTGTTTTTCAGTGAGAGGGGTCCACGAATATATGTGTTCAGAAAAACAGATTATACAGCTGTTGGGAACAAGCCTGTGGCGTGGATAATTAGAATAATTTGTCATGTCAATTGCCTCAAATGCAGTGAATTTGGCTGCCATAGTCAGTGATGTACGCTCCAACTATGTAGTTGGGGTGTTTTTCTCTCTTTACCAAAATTATATCAAACTGCGCATCCTATAATTTGGACTTCCAGCAAGAATACATCATCTTCGGGATAATGTACAAAAATTACAAGCAATTTTTGCCATGCAACATCTAAGACGGATTGTATTTGTTTTGCTTTTCGATAGCATTCCCTTCTTGCTGTCTTGTTCTCAGCGCATCCAGCAACCGACGAGATTCTTAACGAGATAATTGCCAATTCCTTTTTCTGTTTTTGATTTTTTGTTTTCAGAAAACACATATTACTTCGTACCGTGTAGAACTGTGCTGTCTATAACAACTGTAATTTCTTAGTATGTTCGATGTCCTATTCCGCGCAATCTGACCAAAGAGAGATTTTTACACTTCAAAACCGTAAAAAACTACGTTTAGATATGCTGAGAACCCATTCGCTGCTCTCCCCTTCCCTGTTTCTCATCAAACCTCCTTGTTTATAAAAGGAGGTTTTTTGTTGCCATTTTTTAAAAAATGCACTTCAAATAGCGCACAGATGAATACTATCTGTTAAGATGTTGCAGATAAATACAATATGTAATGTTGCAACTCTCTGTTTTGTAAGTTTTTTGCTCGTCACTATTGTTATTTAGAACACATTTTCCGAATTATTTGAGGTACTGTTGCAAATTTTGAAAAAAGAAACTCCCTTTATCAAAGCAAAGTCTAAGCGAAGCATCACAAGATTTCTCGTAATTTTTAAAAAAACTTCTCCCTTTCTGATTTAGAAAGCCATTAAAAAACGAGAATTTTATTTCGATACTTCGTTGTATTTACTTTTTCTGTTTTTTAAAAAATAAAACTCCTTTTATCGTGTAAAGTTCCTTCCTTTACACGTTTATCCTTATCTGTTCCTTTCCCTATTACTTGTCTGGAACAGGATTCTTTCTGACAAGAATAAGTTTTTGCCGAAATTCAATATTTTGAAAAACAAAACTCCCTTTATCAAAATGCAAAAAGGTAACGCCCCTTATCAAATCTAAAAAACGCAACTCCTTTTATCGGAATTTATCGCGCAATCTGAAAAAAGAATCTCTGTTTGGTTCAACAAAACTGCTTCGTCATATCTTATGTAGTCTTTTGTTCCACATATAGGACAATATACGGTTCAAATCATAACACTTCACCTGTATTTCACGATGCAACGATATAACGCAAGCTATTTTTTAAAAAATAAAACTCCTTTTATTCTTCATACCACTCCCCTACCGTCCATACCAGACGTAGCTTTCCATTGCAAAATCCAATTTTTGAAACAATAAAACTCCTTTTCTCAAAATTTAAAAAAGAAACTCCCTTTTTGAGAGGGGACGCTTGTTGTGTTTGGCAAGGAAAAACAATGGTAATGCTGTAATCAGGTTCGTTTTGCACAGGAGTAGTACGAGATACAAACATTCTGCGTCCAGAGCTCATTTTTTAAAAAAATTTCTCCCCTTTATCTTGTGAGTAGTGTTTCAAAAACACACAATTTGTAACGATATATCGATAATATATACTGTCCTATTTTTTGAAAAACAAACCTCCTTTTATGGCTGACGCCATCGCTATAAACCCTTTCACCTCTCCCCTTCCATGCCAGTGATGCAAAAAGTATCACGACAGACATGGAATTCTCTCCGACTGTCCATGATTTTTGCAACAAAAAACTCCTTTTCTCAAATTTTGGAAAACAAACCTCCGTTTCTCAAATTTAAAAAAAGAAACTCCCTTTGTCAGCACTCCCCTACTCTTCTCCCTTGCAGCGATAAAGACAACTGATGTCTGACGCCGCGTATGGATGAAGCAAAGTATTTTCTCGGCCTTTGTTTTACGCTGGAGTCTTTCTTTAAAATTTTAAAAAACAAAACTCCTTTTATCGTATCCGTTGGCACTCCCCTCTTCCTTGACGGCGTACAGAAAACGCCGTTCAGTCAGGTGTAAATCATCTAATACGACAAGTTATTCTGCCATATGAATGCTATTTGTCAGTCATGCTCTATCTCAAAAGGAGTTTTGTTGATTACAATATTATCAAAAATTCTCCTTTTGACCCATCAATTCGACTCCCTCTGAAAGTGAAAAAAACTCCTTTTGAGCATCAATAAAACTCCCAACCCACATATATATAATAAATAGAAATAAAGAGATAAAAAATAAAATTATTATTTTTAAAAATAACGACAGACAATAAAACTCCCTTTATCACAAAAGGGAAAATGTTGTTGACAACTTCCCCTTTATGGTGTAGTATGTACTTACGAAAAAAGGCCGAGAAAGCTTATAACGGGCGTTGTAGGATGTCGGGCTTCATCTAATAGAAAGCCGGTTACTATTTATGGCAAAGGAAAAGAAAACTGTTATTGAGGGCGAGGTTCTGGATAGTCAGAACCATCACTCCCCTGCTCGGAACAAGTTATCCGTTACGAGTATGACGGTAGTGACCAAAAGTAATGAGTTGATACAAAAGACTCGTTACTCACTTCCAAAGACGCAGCAGAAGTTGCTCCTTGCAATGATTGCGCAAATCAACCCCAAGGAAGACACTGACCCGAATAAAGTCTACACGATGTCTTTCAGTAATTTTTCACGCCTGACAGGTGCAGATACTCGCAGCTCGTCTTACAGGACTTATCTAAAAAACACCATCAAAAAACTGGCCGATTCGAGTTTCTGGGTGGATGATGGTGCAAAATCCAGTGATTTGTATCGCTGGATTAGCGGCGGAACGAATATCGATTTCGAGAATAAGACCATCAATATGCGATTCTCTCCGGAGATATTCCCCTATTTAACGCAGCTCAAGTCCAACTATACAAGCTTCGATGTAGAATATTTGCTTAAAATGAACAGCACATATTCTATGCGTATTTATGAGATTATCCTCTCTTATGATAACGGCGAGGCAGATTACGGATACACCAATGGCATCGTATTTCAGCCTGCAACGGATGAATTTCTGAGAGCCAAGTTTCCCAAAAGCGCAAAGCGTCTTCATGGATTCAAGTATAAGGTTTTCAATATACAGGATTTGAAGCTTCAGCTCTCCCCTGCCCCGGATGATGGCAAGGGTGGAAAACAGGATAAGCCCTTAACGGAGAAATATGCGAGCTACAAAGATTTTGATAAAAATGTTCTTACCAAAGCAAAAGAAGAGATAAATGCTGTTTCCAACCTCTGGTTTGATTATATTCCTGCGCGGATTGCCGGAGAAGGCCGTAAGGGATATCAGCTGCTCTATTTGTTCATTCGTTATAAAACAGCTGAAGAACTTGAAGAAATCAGAGAGAATAGTGTAGTATCTATCTATGATGATATTATCGTAGAAGACCGCAAAAACAGAAAACATAAAGATTCTGTTGCTGCTCCTGAAATTAGCAGAGGCTTGATATCTGCTGACATTTGTAAGTTGTCGGTGACAAGGGCAACCAGAGAGCTTGAAAAACTGGCAGACTATGAATCTATCCATGATAAATTGGGAAATGATTTTGAGTCCATGATATCGGGTGTTCTTGTTTATGTGGCTAGAACATTAACAAATAAAAATCCGAGAAAGGCAGACCTTGCAAAAGAAACCTTAGATGCTTTAAATCGTGTTTTGGAGCATAATGAAAACCTTAAATATTGGGTTGTTGGCATGGCTCAAATGATGATTGAAAAAAGAGATGCTGGCAAGTTGAAGTCAGCGCAATACAATGCCGCAATCGTAGTTAATGCGATTGAAGATGTTAAAATTATTGAGGATGGAAAACAGAAACTTAAAGCGATAGAAAGCGGGCAGGCTGATAAGTTTAATCAGCGTTGGATGAGTCAGTTCGATGAATAAAACACCCGCCCCCTATTCTATTTACTAATTCACAATAACAGCAAAACGCTCCCGCAGCCAGACGGCACGGGAGTGTTTTTTTGTGCAAAAATTAGGAGCAACAGAAACTATTGATTCTTGCGTTTTTACTTTTTGTATAAAGGTGTTGAGAAAATCTACAAATACGGGAGCAACAGAAACATTTGAAACAAGAGTTTTCACTGATAGAAACGGGCGACATTTATCCCCTATATATTGTTGACATTGCCTTCTAACATGATATAATTATAGAATAAACAGCAACAGAAACTTTATACTTACAGATTTTACTTGTGAATTGAACGGAGATAAAAATGAGCGCTAAAATCATAACTATAGCTATTGAAAAAGGCGGCTCTGGAAAAACGGTGACCGCCTCTAATCTTGCATACCTGATGGGTGATGAAGGCAAAAAGGTGCTGTGTGTGGATACAGACCCGCAGGGCAATTTGACATTTGCTCTTTCTGGCGGCAACAGTATTACGAGCGGCATTTATCATGGCAAAGCGTTGTATGATTTGTTTGACGGATTCAGGTACACCCATACGCGTGACTACATCGTAGAAACCGAGTATGAGAATGTTGATATGATACCGGCGAGCAGCCAAACACCTCGTATCAACAAGCGTCTGCAAGACTTATATGAAGATGCACAGCAATTTAAAGAAGGAGACCCCAAAAAGCTATCGAGCATGGGTGACTTCCTTCTCTATTTCTTGAATCAGGTGCGCGATGATTACGACTATATCATCATCGACACGCAGCCAACTCGCGACAGCCAAATACTTTCCAATGCCATCGCGGCTGCAGATTATGTGCTGATTCCGATGCAGTGTGATGCTTTTTCCGAAGACTCCGCTTTTCGTACCTATTCGATTTGCAGTAAGTTGAGCAAGGACCCAGCGTCCAGACTCAAAGGTATCGGTGTAGTTCTTACGATGGTAGATAAAGGCGCGGCAACGCGTGAGACGCGGGAGGAGTGTAAGTCAGAACTTGGCTCCGCACTCTTTGAAGCGGAAATTCCAATGGCTTTGGCGGTCAAAAGCTCTGTAAGAAAATGTGTACCGGTCTGCTATTCGGCGAGAACGCAGCCAGTAGGCAGAAGCTATGCCGCTCTTTACGAGGAATTGAAAGAACGCCTTGATAAGCTGGAGGAGAACTGAAATGGGTATGAAGACTAAGCCGTCGAAGGCCAGCGCAAAGAAAGTTGTCATGCCGAGCAAGGAAGCAATCATGGATTGCAATAATAATGAAGCAGGAGAACTCTTGCTCAGTAAACTCGTGAACGATAAAACTATCGAATACGCCAGCAGAGATATCATGCTCTCTGATATAAGGCTCAATCCAGATAATGAGGTCTTCCGGCAGGATGATAACGATGAGGATATCAAAACTCTTGCGGAAGATATTGAAAGGAATGGACTGATGCACAACCTTGTCGTGCTGCCACAGCAGGAAGGCAAGAACACGGTGTACATGTTGATTTCCGGTGAGCGTCGCTATCGTGCTCTTAAATATCTGGAAGAAAAAGATGCGAGCTGGAATACGGTAAAGCATTGCAATGTTATCACAAGCGATTTAACAGATAACGAGAAAAAGGTTTTGCTTTACAGTGCCAACCTTCAGGTTCGTGGCGGATTTGGTAATGAAAAGATTCGTCGAAAGGCAATGGTCAGCTTTATTGAGTGTCTGCAAAAAAGCCCATACAATCTGACCGAGGCGCAAGCAAAGAAAACAATCAAGAGTCTGAGTCCGGAAAATACCAAAACGCTGGATAGGGACATCAGAACAGAAAGAAACCTTTGCGCAGAACTTAAAGTGTTACTGGACGGAGGGTATGTTAGCAGAAGCGAAGCAGATGTCTATTTGCATTTCCCCAATGACAAGCAGGTGATGATTGCTGAAAAGCTGCAAGGACTATTTGCTGTAGATTGCCATTCTGACGCAGAAAGACCAGACGAGCGTAACAGCGTTGAAGTACGACGTGATAACCTGCACATCACATTCCGTGAGGCGTTGTTTGCTGCAACCAAGGCTGGAACTTTTGAAGAACTCGATGCAATGTTCGCAAAAGCTCTGGAAGATTATGAAACAGGATTGAAAACACTCAATGACAAAGCTGCTGAGTATGCTGCTGCGAAAGCAAATAATAGTGAAAAGCAGATGGAAGAGTTTGAGTACGATAATAAGAATCAGGCCGCAAAGGAAAAGAACGATAAGAAAAAAACGGTAAGGGCAGAGGTGTCTAAGAACGCTGCGGAGACCGTCGTTCAGAAAAAAGCACCGGGAATCAAAAATCAGCTCGATGCAATTATCAACCGTAAAAACTATGTAAAATCCCTCAGAAAACAATCCCCGGAAGTTCTTGAACAGGATATTCGTGCGTTGAATGAAGTTATTGCAACAGCAACAGTTCTAAAGGAAATGATTGAAAAGGCACAAAGACAGGACGAAGAGCAATGAATTTGAGCGCGGAAAAACCAAATCGAAGGCCCATTCGGTTATGCTCTGCAGTTTATGATGCGATTGACAGCGAGGCTGCGTACCGTGGCGAGAAGGCGGGCACTATAGCCAATCGGATACTTGCTGATGAGCTAGATAAGGTCGCAAAGATAGGAATCAAACATTGCGTTGTATATGGTTCAAACAAATACAGAAGCATGACGGGGACCGACAGGGAAGGGGAGAAATGGTATATACTTCCCGCAAAGGAAGAAATAGAAAAACACCTTCCATCTAAAAGCGTAGGAGGCAAATCAAAGCAGGTCAGCTTTTATTTGTCGGACAAGCACCTCGCCCTGTTGGAAGAAATTGTGCGTTTGCAGAACATAATTAAAACGGTAGACTTAGATGGCAAGATTCATACATTACGATTCGCGGTTGTTGGATTATTGCTTAATAATAAGCTGATTCGCGAAACAGGCGATTATGAGTGTTGAACTTTGCTGCAAAGTCTATATAATGGAATCATTAAGATAAGTCATAATGTCACGAACTACAGAGCGAGTGAAACGATGGGTTTTCTTAATACAATAGTTTACAAACGGTCTTCCTTAGCGGCAGACCGTTTTCTGTTGTGAGAGGAGCGTGAATATTTGAAAATTACCAAAAAGGAAAATCAAAAAAAGGTCGTTTATAATTTCGCTATTATTTCTTATCAAAAAGAAGACGAGAAAAGGGTGATTTTGAAGCGACTAACGATTCCGTTGGCGTGTACACCAATCGAGAGCTACGAGGAGTTTTGTGCTGTTGTAGAGTCGATTGAAAAACAGTACAACCAGAAATATGGAGATGCAACAGTTCTAATTGCTTTGCCGATGGATTTTTTCCGCTTTATTCAGAGATGTGATTGGCTTAAACAGACAGCTGAAAATGAGAAGCGTCACATTGTAGTTTCCATTACAGTAAAAAATAAAGCAGACACATCTTTTGTATGGCAAATTTTCAATACCGGCTATGGCAGCAGGGAAGTGGAAGCAAGCATTAAGGATTTTTGGCAAAGCGCCAATGGACTAAAGAAAGTAAAAGACGAAATGAGGAACAGGGGGTATCAGGACAGCGACAATCTTTATGTGGATAATGTAAGGATTTTTGATTCCACCGGAAACGAAGGTTGGGATGACGCCAATGTTCTCCTGTTTGAGAAGGAACAGGAATTTCTTAATAAGAATACTTATATGAATTTCTATCAGGAAATTCCGAAGTCTGTTTTCAACAACTAACCTGTCGCAGACAAAAAATAGTATGCCTATAACGCCGACCCTCCTTGTTTGGGCCGGTGTTTTTGTTGAAATGTAAGGAGAAATGAAATACATGAAACTCAAAGATTATTTAGAGGATAACGGTGTTGTTCTCTGGCAAGAAAATTCAGTAAAGGGGCCTCAGCAAACGAAGTCTCTTGCTATGTACGATTATGTAGAAGGATTGGACCGCGTTCTTGGAAAAATGGTTTGGATTTGCGATTACCGTGCAAACGAAGACCCCAAGAAAAAACCAATTCGAAATATCGAGCCGACCCCGGTCGTCGTAACAGATGCCAAGGAAACGAGCAAGGATATTTATTATTCGCCCGTTTATTTCCGACCTGTAAAAAACGGAAAGGTCTCATCCAAAGTCATAGCTCCGATGGACAATACGGGATTTCGGTGCCATACAGGAGAGTCGGTAAACATTTTCTACACCGTTGAGGATTGTGTAAAGTGTTACCGCGAACAGGTATGGCAAGCGAAGGCGGTTTACGAAGAAGAGCTTGCCCGTATCACGAAGCTGTTTGATGAAAGAATTAAGAAGCTGGATGCATCACTTGTCCCGTTCGAAGACTACAACTGATAAATTTACAAAAAGCATAATAATTGTGCGATAGTTACTATCTGCACTTCTAAAAGCGGATTTCTCAAACAGAGAAATCCGCTTTTTTACAAAAAAGGAGAATGAAAATGAAAGTAGCTTTTCTGAAATGTTGGCAAGAAAATTACCCGGAAGAAGGACCGGAGCTCACATGCGCTTTTCTCGACGACATAGAACGCATAAAGAGAGTTTACAATCGCAGAACTTTAAACGATGCGTCGGTGGATTGCTATGTCCACAATGAGCAGCATGTGAATGCGTCTTACGGGTATCTAAAGGCAGGCGTTCCTGCAACGGTCGAGGAGTATACGCCGCTGCTCAAAGAACTGTACGCTGTCGGTTACGACAAAAACAGCATCGAAGTATGCCAGGATTTCAAATTCTGATGTAAAAAAACGCATAGAAAGGAAATAAAACATGGATAGTAGTTGGAAGAATCTTCAGATTCGCATGGAGGCTGCTTGGAATATGCGCACAACCCCTAAAACCAAGCGTCCTAAAACCGGTGATATCATCAGCAGCGCACATTCCCTCGATTGGAATAAAAAGAAGGTGCGGCAGCTTCAGCAGCAATGGAACGATGAAGTAACCAAACTTGTGGCTGACCGAAACAAAGCTATTTCGGATGTCATGGTTGATATCCTCACGCTCATCCGAATGGATATAAAAAGTGCATCTTCTGTCCTTATCAGTCATGATGCAGCGAAAATGCTTTGGGAAAAGGCGTATGAGTATGGTCATGCAAATGGCTTTACCGATGTCTATTGTGCCATTGAGAACTACGAAGAAGTTGTCATCGAAGCTTTGAAAGGGAAAGAAAAGTAACTTTGTGAAGGAATGAGAAAAATTTATGGATTTATACGAAGTTGAAAGTAAAATCAAAGAGTTGGAAGCATCCTACAATAAAGAGGCAGACAATCTTATGCAGGAGCTCAATGCCTACAAAAAGAAGAACCCGATTCTTCCTATGTATGGAGATGACCCGAATGTCGACAAGATGATTGCGAATAAAAATCGAATCATCCGCAGTCAGTACACTCGTCGCGAAAACAAAATCCACAAACTGTGGGAAAAGTTCTACGATGATGTCACGGACATTGTCACAGCAGAATATAATCTTCCCACAGATGTAGCCAAACTCGTTGTACAACAAGTGCGTGACCGGGATATAGGGCGCAGCGAACTCGCTTCTTATCTGGACCATTATGCAATCTTTGCCGAAACGGTTCTGGACGCTGTGTTTTGACGTACTCCCACCCCTTACGCAATGGGCTTCCTTGGTGCCGATTCTGTGAACCTCTTGCGAATCTGTGCGAAGTGGCTAAAATTATAAATAATAAATAAAAATCAACGTGCAAAGCAAGTCTCATCTCGTTTTTTGAGGCTTGCTTTTTCAATGTTCGATATTGCTAAAGCCGCTAAAAGTGGTGTATGATAAATACTACAGCGGCTATACTGAAAGGAACAGAACTATAATGACTGAATATATCAATACATACAATGAACTCTGCGAGAAGGTCAAGCGCTGGAGCGCAGCGTACTATGAGCAAGATGCTCCTGCCGTAACGGATGAAGAGTACGACCGTGCAATGCACGAGATTCGTGACCTCGAAGCCGCGCATCCGGAACTCGTCACCTCCGACAGCCCAACGCAGGTAGTCGGCGGCAAGCGCGTTATTGGCATTCCGGTTGAACACCGTGTTCCGATGCTCTCGCTTCTGGACGTCTTCTCAGACGACGATGTACGCGATTTCACGGCTTCTGTGGCGAAGGAATATCCCGATGCTACCTTCTCCATCGAACGCAAAATTGACGGCCTGAGCCTGTCTCTGGTGTACGCTAAACCTGTCGGTTCTGACGGAAAGCTGCGGCTCGTACAGGCGTCCACTCGCGGCGACGGTCATGTCGGTGAAGATGTTACTGACAATGTCAAGGTTCTTGGCATCCCTGTCAATATCCAGATGCCGGACGGTATCTGGAAAATCGAATTGCGCGGCGAGTGCTATATGAGCGAAGAGGACTTTGAGGCGACCAACGCCAAGCAGGAAGCAGCAGGGAAGAAGCTGTTTGCCAATCCCCGTAACTGTGCTGCTGGTACGCTGCGACAGTCGGACCCGGCTATCGCAAAGGAACGGAACCTGAAAGTGTTCATCTTCAATGTGCAGAGTGTCAATGACAAGGAGGATTCCTCTGAGTTTGCCGACTCTCACTGTGACCAGCTTAACTATCTGCGCGATGTTTGTGATTTCAAAACCACCTACTACGCGCATTGCAATGATACCGACAGTATCCTCGCCGCTATCCGCGATATCGGGGAGCATCGGTATGATATCGATTATCCCATTGATGGCGCTGCCATCAAGGTAGACGAAATCGACATCCGCAAGAAGATGGGTGAGCGAACAAAAACTCCTAAGTGGGCTATTGCTTTCAAGTATCCCGCTGAGGAGAAGGCTACGGTTCTTCGCCATATTGTGTTGCAGACGGGTCGTACTGGCCGCGTCACTCCTGTGGCGGAATTCGACCCGGTACAGCTCGCCGGAACCCGTGTTGAACGTGCTACGCTGAACAATGCGGATTTCATCAAAGCTTTGGATATCCGTATCGGCGATACCATTGTGCTGCATAAGTCCGGTGATATCATCCCGAAGATTACCATGGTCGAGAAGGAGAAACGTCCGGCAGATGCCGTGCCCTATGACATGTCCAGTCAGGTTTGTCCTGTCTGCGGCGAGCCTATCGCGTCTGTGAACGGGTCTGTGGACCTGTATTGTACGAACGATGCATGCCCCGCCAAGACGGTCAACCGCATCATCCATTTTGCTTCCAAGGCTTGCATGGATATCAAGGGGCTCGGACCTCAAATTATTCAGGATTTAGTCGATAACCGGCTCATCTCTAATCCCGTAGACCTGTACTGGCTCTATGAGGATGAATCCGAACTCATCGACATGTACGGTGAAAAAACGGCCAAGAAGCTGCTTACGGCCATCGAGAACTCCAAGACCCAGAACGCAGACCGTGTACTTAAAGGTCTCGGCTATCGTCTTATCGGCGGTCATGTTGCTCGTGCTCTGTTTACTCAGTGCAAGGCAACGGACGGAAACCTGCTCGGTTTGTCTGCCTTGTATGTGGATAACATCAAGGATTACAACATTCCCGGTTTCTCCGATGCCATCTACGCAGCGCTGGATGCCATGCTCTCTGACCCTATGTTCAAGCGGGAGGTCACGGCACTGTACAAGGCTGGCGTCAACCTCGATTACCATGCACCGACTGCGTCCGCGAACGGTTCCGCTGAGGATGTTGTATTGCTTTCCGGTAAGACTTTTGTAATTACCGGAACCCTGCCCACGATGAGCCGCGAAGAGGCCAAGACCTTTATCGAGGCGCATGGTGGTAAGGTGACCGGCAGTGTATCCAAGAAGACCAGCTATCTGGTTGCCGGTGAAGCCGCAGGCTCTAAGCTTGATAAGGCCAACGCTCTGGGAATTCCCGTGCTGGACGAAGCAGGGCTTAAAGCCATGGTAAACCAGTGAGGTGGCACTATGTACGACACTAATCGGTTTATCCGTGCCGCCGAGCCTTGCGCGTACCATGAAGCATTTGCCGAGGATATGAGACGCTGCGACAATGCACTTGGTATGGGCGGACTCATGAGCATCAACGCAGAATGCTGGCTCGAAGTATTGAACAGCATGACAGATGCTCAGATTGCCGAGTATGTCAACACAAAGTATAAGACCGGTATTCTGAATCCGTTCATGGGCACCTCGCTTTACATCAAGCACTAATTATATCCGCCGTTCCACCTTTCAAGGTGGGGCGGCTTTTGTTTTTCAAACAAACCTGTGGTGAATGTATCGATAAGATTTGCGAACAAGGTGGATTTTTTCTTGCGTTTTGCTGCAAAGTGAGTAAGATGAATTATATAAGATAAATCATAGTACCCATATGTAAATGCAGCAAAATGGCTTATCTTATATTCAAAATCTGACAGAGAAAGCAGCCAATTCGTATGAATTGGTTGCTTTTTTTGTTTTTAAAAAAGCAAGGTGAAAATTGATGAAAGGTAAGAAAACCAGACTATTTGTAGATATGGACGGTACATTAGCAGAATGGCAGGAGGGAACACCTCTTGAAGAAGTATGCGCTCCGGGTTATTTTGCACAACTACCTCCCAACGAAAACATGACAAAGGCAATGATTCGGTTCTGGGAATACAGCAGAAAGAATGACATCGAAATCTTTATTCTTTCGGCTGTGTTCGATGATGGACATTCCATCCGTGATAAAAACGCGTGGCTTGACCAGTATATTCCGTTTATTGATGCCGAGCACAGGATTTTCGTTTCCTGTGAAGAACCGAAAACAGCATACATCAACGAACATCTTGGCGGCATGAGCGAAAGCGATATTCTTATCGATGATTACTCCAAGAATATCAAAGAGTGGATTGCTGGCGGCGGCAAAGCAATCAAGATGTTTAATCGTGTGAACGGGCGCAGCGGAGCTTACTTTGGCCCCTATACCTGTTCGTGGCTGCACCCAGATATGATTGTGAAAGATATTAAGCGTCACATCAACGATGCTTGATAATTTGCTCATATAACAAACTCATAGATAGGAGGAAGAAACTATGTTTCTGACAAAGCAGGATTTCCAGAAAAATGTATCGCGACATGATGGGAAAAGCAAGATTGTCGTAAAGTTTCACGGCGTGCCCATTTATACATTTTGTCAGGATATCTCCTTTAGGGAGAGCATGATGCTTGCCGAAACCATTGTGTCAGAGATTCTTGATGGTAAAAACAAGACAGCCCTCATGAGAATCAACGACATTCTGGAAAAGGAAACAAAGACAGAAAAGGAGGGCGCATGAGCGAATATCACGATGAAGATGGGTTTACATGCCACGCTTTGGTCGGAGGCACTGTTCCCATGCGAATCGATACACGATATCATGCTTTGCTTGCCTTAAAAAGAAGAACCAAACAGGATATAAGTAACGAAGAATGTATGGCAGAATTAAAATCGTTTTTCGAAAAGCCTGTAATGACCGGAGTTTTGGAAAGAACACCGATTACACACTTTGCGGCAATTTACGATGAAGGAAGCCATCTTTGCTACTTTACGCGCATCAATAAAAAGAGTATTTTTGTCGGCACTGTTTTGAAAAAACGAGAAGACAAGATACTTGTCCATCCAGACGATGAACGCTTTATAATCCGAAAAAATGGCTCGCTGGCTCATGTTAAAAGCGAAACAAATGATTGGTTTATCTCGAAAACCAAATGGAAAAAGGATTGCAAGGCAGCTCATATCAAAAAGTTCGCATAAATCACAATGGCCTCGTGCATTTTGCACGGGGCTTTTTGTTTTAGGAGGTTCTATGAAAAAACATATCGTATTTCCGTTCATTCTTTGTATGTGCATGTTCTTGACGAGCTGCGGTGTAAAGATGACCGGAGTAAAAATCCAGAATGTCGGAGAACTGACAACAGGGGACAGGCAAAGTCTTGTACTTGATTACGAGTTCAATCACGACGGCAGCGACAAAGAAAAGGAAAAAGTTATTGATAAGACACAACTGATTTTTTCCTCGGACAACATGAGCGTTGCAAATATCGTAGGAGACGGAAAAACAATTTTGGCTGGAACGGGCGGAACGGCAACTATCACAGTAAGGAGTTTGGACGGTACTATCCATGATAGTATAAATGTTACGGTTTTGGCTCGACCGAAGGAATTTTCTATTCCTCACGAACTCACATTGACACTTGGTAGTGAAGAAGTTAGCACTATCACCCCGACTGTCCAGCCGGAAGATTTTGATTATAGCGGTTGCGAATATTCTTCAAGCAACGAAGGTGTAGTAACGGTTGACCAAGATGGAAACCTTACACCCGTTTCGGCTGGAACCGCCTCGGTATATGCAAAGCTCCCCAAATTAAATATCGAACGAGAGTGCAAGGTAACCGTAATTGCTCCTATTGAGAAAATCACTCTCAGCAAAAGTGACGCAAGCATCAATGTTGGCGAAATGGTAAAGTTGAGCTGCACTACCTATCCGGAAACACCCGACACCTCTATCCTGCAATGGTCTACAAGTGACAGTTCCATAGCGACCGTCGATGCAAGCGGGACCGTTACCGGAGTAGGGAAGGGGATAGCCTTTATCAAAGTAAGTTACAAAGATGTATATGCCGTATGTGCAGTAAGCGTGAACAAAAAAGAATCCGAAACAAAAACAGATGGTTCACTGCCGCAGGGAAGCGGAGCACATAATGATTGGTATCGCCATGGTGACAGTTCCACATTTGATGCACTGTTGAAGGCAGTAAACAAGTATCGGCAGGATAATGGCATTCCAGCCTTACAAAAAGCAAGCAGTCTTACTGCCGTAGCCAATCAGCGTGCAGACAGCATGGTAGATGGCTCTAATACTGCTTCCGGGTACAAAGAACTCCTTGCTCAAAACGGAAGGGCGGCAATCGATGTAGCACAGGCATGGTATAATACTGATTATTACAGAAGCCTGATGCTTGATAGCAGTGTTACTACTTGCGGTATTGCAGTTGATTATGATGGCGATGGATGTTCGATGTGGGTTATGATACTCTCGTGACGGAGGAAGCCATGACAAGAAAAACAGCAATGACAGCAAAGGCTAAAAGCGCAACAGGCGCGACATCGCAGACTGCAAAAACAACAAAGGCAACTGCGCCAAAGGAAAAAGCAAAAAAGCCGATTCCTCCAAAAGACTCCGTTAATTCACCAGACAAGAAGCCGTCAGCAGACAAAAATGCCGATACCAAGTTTCCGGGCTTTCAAAAAAGAAATGTTGCCGGAGAAAATGTATCGGTGAAGAAAATCGGCGAGTTCGGCATGATAGTGATTCACTATCCGACCACAAAAATCAGCGACATCTTATTGTCGGCATGGAACGATAGGGGAGGGACTGTGTTTTACAAGAAAGCAGTGAAAGCAGCGCGTATTGCCGGAGTGCAGGAACAAATCGCCGAGGCTGAGAAACTCTTGCAAACTGCTGCAAAGTAGATATACTAAAGACATCCAAAAAATAAAACACACAGACAAATATTCAAAATCGATATACCGTTATCTCACACGAGATGGCGGTATTTTTGTTTGTGTAAGTGTTTTGGATGAAAAGACATTTTTATCCGTGAGTAAATCACACACATTCAGCAAAGGAGATTTCAAATGGAAAACAAGATTTGGAACGCAGTCGAAGGCTTTGACCCGAACGATTCTTTGATTTGCTATCGCAAAACTGAGAAGAACGCAGATGGTACGGCCCGCCTGATGGATACGCTTTATATGCCGCTCCGCGCTATGCACGAATGGTTTTTGCGTTGCCATCCTGATGGTTCTGTTCTGATTGACAAGGAGTTTACGAAAGACAACGGCATTCACGCTGTTGTTCGTGCTGTTGTCTCTTATGACGGCCGAGAAGTGTCCGATGGCATCTGCGACGGCTGGAAGGAAAGTCGTGACGCCAATGGTGTTACGGTTCTTGATAAGAACTATTTGAGCAAGGCAGCCCGTCTCGCTAAGCGTTACGCATTGTCCGTTGCCGGTTTCGGTATGCCGGGTGATGCAAAAGTGACCGATAGAACGCCTATCATCGAAGTTACGTCCGGTGTCAATATGCCCGATGAAAGCATGGGAATTACGATGGAAGTTCCGATTCCTCCGATTCCCGGTGTTACGATTTCGGCACACGCTCCGGTTGCCGCGCCTGCACCCGTTCTGGCACCTGCGATTGCATCCAGCAATCCCATTACCGACGCAAATGCCAATCTGGCAGCAGCACCTAAGAAACGCGGTCGCAAGCCTAAGGCTATGGTTCCGCCTATCGATGTGCCTACGCCTATTGTTCCTCCGATGTCCGTTATGGTGGAGGACGAGGACGCCAGTAAGCCCGCAGATGTTCCGGCAGTTCAGGAAACTACAGCGGCTCCGGAAGTTCCGGCAGAAACTAATGAGAATCCTGAACCCCTTGATGGAAATGCGCAGGCGGAACTGCTGGCAAGCGCACAGCCTGAGCCCAGCATGACCTATGAACAGGCGTTGCAGTGTACGATTCCTACCGGCAAGTACAGGGATATGACGATTGATGCGGCGCGTCGACTGGACGGCAACAACAAGGTCATTCCTACGTTCTTGAAGGGATGGTACAAGAACATGCCGATTCAGAAGGCGGCAGCAATTATCGCACGACATGAAGGGCTCGATTATAAAGAGCTCGAAACCATCACAATCGAGTAAGCCGGACAATAGTCCTCGCTTCTCATAAGGAGGATATATGTTCGATTATTCTATTTTGGAGGTAGTCCGTCTTTGCGGGTTGGAGACTGTAGGGTCTCCTTCCCGAAAAGGCGAACAGAAAGTAAAATGCCCGTTTGTAAGCGGAAAAACATTTGATGTAAACGTCACGACTTCCACCTATAAGTGCTGGCACGATTGCACAGGTTGTCCGGGTAACGGAAAAGGCGGAGTTTTGGCATTGTATCGAATGTTTCACTCGGAATGCGAAACCAATAAGGATGCCGCAAAGCAAATTCATTCAGCTCTTTACGGTGACCTGAAAACAGGCAGTAAGGATTACGAGGCACGTAAAGCACAAATTATCAAGCCGCAGAAGGAAGTGCAGAAAACCAAATATGCAAGTCCCGATGAGATTGATGGTGCATATCGCGTATTGCTTTCCTTGCTTCCTTTAAAAGAAAAGCATAAAAGCAACCTGTTATCCAGAGGCATGTCGGCAAAGGGTATCGAAGATGGTCTGTATCGCAGCATTCCCGAAAACAAAGAGGAAATGTATGCATTGATGCAGAAACTCAATGATATGAACATCAAACTTGATGGCGTTCCCGGTTTCTACAAGAAAGGCAACAGCTATCGAATCTCCTTGCCGGGATTGTACGATAAAAATACCAAAACATTTTTTTACGGTTCCGGGTTCTTTGTTCCTTCGTTTGGGCGAAACGGAAAGATTTTCTCTATGCAAATTCGTATGGATGATACTTATCTTTCTCGTTTCCCGGCAAAGCAGGCAAAACGCAGGCGTTATATTTGGTTTACGTCTTCCGGTTACGATTCCGGGTGTCAGGCAATCAACCGCGCCACATACGGCGTTGTAGATGGAACGCCACGGAACACCGGTAATGTCGTCTATGTGACGGAAGGAGCATTGAAGGCACAGGTAGCACATGATATTGACCATAAACATCGTCAGTTCTGTGCTATTTCCGGTATTGCAAACAGTGAAGCGTTTCGCAAATTCGTAAGAACACAGAAAAAAGCAGGCTGCAAGATTCTTGTTGATGCTTTTGATATGGACCGAAACGAAAAAGATACTGTCAAGAATGCTATTGATAAGCTTTATGCCATCGCAGAAGAGGAGGGGCTTCCGCTTCAGCCGTTTGCTTGGGATGAAAGATTCAAAGGCATTGATGATTATTTGCTTCATTGTCGTGATGAACGTATCCAGCAACAAATCATCATGGAAATCTGCAAAACAGCGTAAAACAAGGGCGTGTATCTTCGGATACATGCCCTTTTTCTTTTGCTTTTCGCTGCAAAGTTCCTACAATAAAAGTATAAGAACCGATTCTGGAGGGAATTTCATTGATACACTTAACTTTAACACAAAAAATCAAGGAAAAACTAAAAGAAGCACAGTCGTTTATCGCAAAGGCAGAACGCGGGACGATTTCTAATGGAACTTGTATTTCTGATTACATCAAATTGGATATTTTAGATAACTGCATCAATGTGACTGTTACGAATGGAGCAACACAATTTTTTGAATCTACGATTGAGTGCGGTGAGGCTGCTGGAAACGGCGAAGTAATTGTAGAGAGCCGGATGCTGTTTTCCATCATTGGTAAACGAGGAGATATCATCCTTGAACGCAAAGATAATAATAGCCCGCTTACATTTATTTCAAAAAATTCAATTATTGAAATCGAAAACGCCAATATAACCTTTCCAATGATTCCTGATTTTGATAATGATGCGAAGGTCGCAACATTGCCGATAGGAAAACTCGCCGAAGGATTTGCCAAAGTCAACTATGCGGTGTATAAGGGTGATAATCCATCACTTTTACTGTATTCCGGCGTAAAAGTCACATCCAAGGATGGTGTGATGACATTCATTGCCACAGATGGTTCGCGTATCGTGTGCGCTAATGTTCCGGCAGATACAACAAAGAAAAATAGCGAAATAGTGATTCCGCAATGGTTATCTGGATTTATCTGTTCAAATCCATGGGATAACCCTGAATCACAGGCGCTTATTACTTATGACCAAAACCATATCTCTGTCACAGTTGGAGCATTAAGCATCGTGTCGTGCCGTTATCTCGGTCAATTCAGTGACATGACAAAGGTAATATCAGAAAAACGTTGGTGGATGTCAGTTTCTGCGGACGATTTGAAAGAAGTCATTCAAGAGATTCTTACACTGCTTCCATCAAGAATATCACAGGCAAAAAAGACAATTTTTGAGCTGGAAGAAAACGCTTTATGCATTAGAACAGCACAGAATATTGGTACAATAAGGGCAAGAGTCCCGTGTACATTCAAAGATGAAGATATCCCGGAAGAATATATCAACGCTTACAATCCCGCATTCCTGCTTGAATCCATCAATGCACTTCCCAAAACAACCAACAAATTGATTCTCGGATTCAGTGAACGTGGAAAGCCCATGGCTATCATGTCTTACGATGACCCAGACTGTCTTTGCCTGATTGCAGCTGTCCGATTCCGTGATTGCTAACTACATATTGCATTTTGCTGCAAAGTAGATAAAATCGAAGTATAACAGAAATAAAAAACGAATAACCGATTCGCAATGTCAGCAGAGTATTCTGTCTTTGAAAATAAATCAAAGATAGGTACTCTGCTGTTTTATTTCTGTCAAACAAAAAAAGGAGAAATTTTATGGCAAAGGATATGAAAGTTAAAGATTATGTTGCTCAAATGCAGAGTGGACGCAGTTTTGTAAAGGCAAAGATGGACAGCGCCGGAATCGGTAAGGTTCATCTGAGTTTCGTTGAACACAGTGGCCGACCGAAATGCGAACAGGTAGCTGCCATTGAGGGCTATCTGAATTTTGAGGGCGCAGGCAGCGTTTCTCAGCTTTATTATCTCGTGATGTCTCGCGACATCCGAAAGAAGTATGCAAACAGCGTAAAGACTGCTCGCGAGACTGGTTCCAAGTATCCCAATGCTATTTGGGATAGCAATGGTGGCAGTTCCGAGAAACGCGACGCCAATGGGAATGTCATCAAACCGTGCCGCTATTACGCTGTTCAGGTTTCTCCCGGCAGCAAGAGCGATATCGTTCTTCAGGTCATGGAAGGCGAAGGCGAGGTTACGGAGACTGGCGGTTATATGCTGAAAAAGGGTGCAACTGTAAAGCGTATCAATGTTCCGTTCACATTCCTTGATTTCTGCGCTTTCGTCGTGGATATCCATGACGCAGTAGCCGCATACAAGAGTGTACATGCTCAGCTTGGCTATACGGGTTCCGAAATCAATGAGTTCACTCCGTATAAGCCGCGCAATGCTGTGCAGCAGGAACCGATGAATACCACCGCAACTATGCCTCAGGCTATGCCGCAGACGCCCGTTCCTGCACCTGTTGCCACGCAGCAGAATGCTGAAAAGCTGTCCGTTGTCTTCGTTATGTATGACAGTCTCGGCAAAACGATGCAGGTCACGGATTCCGCACAGAATGTTATGACGATGTTCGGTAAGATGCGCAAGGCACTGTATAAGAATACGCCTGAGCATTACGCGCTCGTCAATGACAAGTATACCCTTGAAGCAGTTCAGAGCGCTCTTTATTCCGGCGCACCGACTATTCCTACCTGTCGTTTCCTCTCCGAAAAGCAGGACAAGGAATGCTATGTCTGCGTTCGCCGCGTGGAGGTAACTCGTTATGAGTCCTAACCTGCAGCGTAACGATTATGTCATCTATACGGATGCAAGTTATCGAAATGATAAGAGCGGAAGTAATGCAGGCATTGCTTTTCTTATCTATAATTTTGAGATGAAGCTCGTAGATGCTCAGTGTAAGCATGTATCTGTATCCTGTGTTCAGGAAGCAGAAGCGAAAGCAGTTGAGTTTGCACTTCAAAATCTTCCAGCAGACGCCAAACGAGTAAAGGTTCTGAATGACAACGGTCCCGTTGTTGATGGAATTACCGGGTATAGCGCAATTCCTGACGGCGCGTATGGAACAGTTTACTCTATTCGCAAATTCATTGACCGTCTTGCCTGTAAGATTGCAACGATTCAGATTCCGCGTGAATCCAATATCCTTGCTGATTCTCTCTCGAATTATGCTTTGGATTGGCCGAACGATACCGGAATTAGCTGCATTGAACATCTGAACACAACCACTTAAATTTATGGCCGCTCCTCGTGAGCGGTCATTTTTTCTTGCATTTTGCTGCAAAGTTAATAGAATATGCTTATATGATAAATAAATGCGCTTGTCGGAATCTGTGTTTTTGAATGGATACCCTCAGGCGCATTTGTTTTTTATGAAAAGGGGGTGAAAGTTATGGATTTGTCCAGTATCGGCACATCTATCGGCCAGTATATTCGTCAGGGTATTGATTTTATTCTGAATGTCAATAATCTGCCCATCACTATCGGTATGGTCCTTATCTTCTGTATCGTTATGTTTGTTATGAAGGGTACGAAGCATATTATTGATTCTGCGTTTTTCTTGGTGTTGGCATTCTTTGTGATTTCCTGTCTGTGCGGAGAATTTGGCATAGAGTTGGATGTCGCAAGCGTTATCCATCAGTTTATCCAGTTTATCCTGAATGTTTTCGGCGGCATTGATTTGCTGCACTAAAAGAGAGATAGCCCCCTCGTAATGAGGGGGCTTTTTTGGTGTTATTATGAGAAAAATATTTGACAAATTTGAAAGAATTGACCCGTTCATCAAGATGGCGATGGAGTGTCTTGCTATCTTTATCGCACTTTGCGTTCTTATGCAAGTAGTGCTTTATGAGGCAATCATTCCTTCTGGTTCTATGTACCCGACAATAGCTTACCCATCGCTTAATTTCGGGTATCGATTAGCATATAAAAACAGTGAACCGCAAAGAGGGGATATTGTTTACTTCAAAAGAGACACGGACAATGTAGCCGAACAGCAAGTCTACATTAAACGAATTATTGGCGTCCCCGGTGATGTTGTTGAAGAAAAAGACGGAGTGTTCTATTTAAACGGAGAAGTATTGAAAGAAGATTATCTGAACGAAGAACCAGAAAAGTTAAACTTTGGACCGTTCAATGTGCCTGATGGGTGTTATTTCATGATGGGTGACAACAGAAATCATTCCTATGATTCGAGATATTGGGATGAACATTATGTTCCCCTCGAAAATATCATTGCCAAACATATTATTTGTTTGGGGTCTGTAGAACTGCAAGAATCGCTCGATAAGTCATCTTGACCATTGCTGCAAAGTGTTTATACTGAAAGCATAAGAAAAATCACAACAACAAATCAATCATAATGCTTTTATCGCCTATCCCTATCGAAAAGGGATAGGCGATTTTTTGTTGCCTATAAGGAGGAAAATAAAATGTACAAATGTCCGTATTGTGGCTCAAAGCGTGTTTTTCGATATATCCATGATTGTGATTGGGGTGGGGGAGAAAATTACTATCCCTTAAACCCCGTAGAAGGCACAAATATTTACAACGAATCCGACTTGGATGACCCTACACCGCCCGACATTGATATCTGTCATTGCCGGTATTGCGATATGTTTTTCGAGCCAACCAAAGCGGAAATGTGAAAGGAGAAATAATATGGCAAAGTGTCAGTGTGGCCGCGAAATGCTCAAAGCAAATGGCTGCAGATTCAAACGCATCGTTGTTCATGGCAAAAGCACAAAAACCTATAACCGCATCAAGGTTGGTGACCCCGGTGACTGGTACGAAGAGTATGTAGGGACTCCGGAGGAAAAGAATATCCGCTGTGGCGATTGCGGAGCAAAAATCGGCTTCTATCATCACGCGAATTGCGATAACGAGAGATGTCCGATTTGTGGCGGCCAGCTTTTAAGCTGCAGCTGTTTTGATGTTTCTGAGTCCGTCGAGTGGAGCGTTTAATGCAAATCAAAAAATAACGAGGAGGTGTTGATTATGATGCAAAAAGAGTTCGAGGAGCTCACCGGTGTCATCGTCAGCAATAGCGAATATGCTTCGATAGAAAGGGAGTATATGAGCTGCGAAGACGAAAAAAGAATCTTCTGTAAAAAGTGGGTTAAGAACGGTGGTGCTGCCATGCTAGCAAAGAATCGGCTCGCGGAAATCGAAAGATTGAACGCGCAGGTTCTTGCGCTGAAAAATGAAGCGTCCGCCCTTCGAGAAAAACTCGACAAAGCACAGAAATGGAATCTTGTGGTCGATAGCAAAAAGACCCAAACAGAGTACGAAGAAATTGAACGGGATGCGTCATCCGGCATCGGTCGTTTTCTTACGGACGAAGAAGCCATTCAGGTAATTGCTGATGAAACAGGCTTTGATAAAGACAAGGTTATCATTCGCCATAGCGTTTCTGCGTATGAGGTGAGTAATTCCGGAGAGACGAGGAATACGAAACAGATTCCCAGAGAACCCATTTATGTTTCCAGCGACTATATGTACATCCGATTCGCCGTAAAGTGCGGTGCATGGTTGGACGAGTATGAGTACATCGATGATGACTTTTCTCGTATCGACTAAACAAAAAAACAATTTATTATACAAAGGAGTAAAAAATGATTAACAAGTATATTGTTGTATGTCCGAATTGTGGTACAAAGCTGATTACGGTATGTTCCAATGCAGCTTCCGACACCTATTGCCCGCAGTGCTATCGGCAGTTACCTCCAGAGCTTTACACGAAAGAACGAAACAATGATGAGGCTCTGGAAATCATTGCAAACAACGAAAGTCTCAGTGAGGGCTTTGCTGAAACCGTTGTAAACCAGATGGCAAACGACGATGAAGCCCCGCACAATGCCGGTTCTCAGCTCGCGAGAGCTATCAGCGGCAACGATGTGAACGATGCGCTGTTGGCATTGACTGGATGGTCTGTTGACAGTCTTCTCGATATGGTTCCGCCTGTTGTGATGGATTGCCCTGATGGTTTCGTGAACTTTACGGGTATGACATCGCTGATTCCTGAATACGCTTCCGCTATCGTGGAGGTGTTTGAGAACTACCTCGATTCGCTCAACGTTCGTATTCCTTGCAAAAGTCCTGATGAAGAAAAGAAAAGGGGATACGGAGACAACGATGCAGCGCTGTACGGCAGCGAATACTGGGAGATTGTCGATAACATCGAAGCATGGTTGAACCAAAACGAAGATGAAGCCTGCAATCTTTCGGATTACTTTATCGATACAATCAACGAGTTCCTTGATAACAAGGGGTTCGGAAAGTACAAACCGGATGCAGAGCAGTGCGGCAAGATTAAGGAGAAGGTCGATGCCATCCTGAAAGCCTGATATCGGGTCTTGCGTTTTGCTGCAAAGTGAATACAATGAAAACACTAAGATAAGTCAAAGTATCATCCGATAGATTTATTTTAGTTCGTAATCTGACAAAGAAGCAGCCATCTCCTTCGAGAGGTGGCTGTTTTTATTTTATGAAAAGGAGTCTGTTATGCTTGTAAAATTGCTCGCTTATACCCCAGAACCCGATAAACTTGTAGCTGCTGCTGCAAAATTATGTTATTCCGATGCCCATATTGAAACCATTATGGACGGTTTGACCCCTGAAAAAACCGATGCGTTTTTGAAAAAGCTGAGTTCCATGGGACATCAGAGTCCTACTGAACACGCTTATTTCACCTTCGGTATTGAAGGCGTTTCACGAACGCTCCTCGCTCAAATCACGCGGCATCGAATTGCCAGTTTCAGCGTTCAGAGTCAGAGATATGTTCGCCTCGATGATTTTCGGTATGTGATTCCTCCTGTCATTGAAAATGACCCGGAGGCAAAAGTAACATTTATCGAAGCGATGAATCGAGATGCCGAAAACTATCTTAAGGAAGTTGAGCGTCTTGAAGTTATCCACACAAAAGTGCTTATGGAAAATGGTGCTTCCGAAAAGGATGCTAAAAGAATGGCTTCTAAGTTTGCAAACGAAGATGCACGATTCCTTTTGCCCAACGCCTGCGAAACCAAAATGGTTGTAACGATGAACGCAAGAAGTTTGCATAACTTCTTTGCTATGCGTTGCTGCAATCGAGCGCAATGGGAAATCCATGAACTTGCGGACAGAATGCTGGTTGAGTGCAAAAAAGTCGCTCCGAACCTATTTTTGGATGCAGGACCGAAATGTATATCCTCTTCGTGTCAGGAAGGCCCCATGTCGTGCGGAAAAGCAAAAGAAGTAAGAGAAAAGTACAAGGAACTGTAATACGGAGGTGCATCTATGCTTATCAAAAGTATCATGTGGAATACGAACAATGACAACGAGGCTCTTGCTTCTTTGCCGGATGAAATCGAAACCCCGAACTTTTTACATCAGGAAGACTACAAGACGATGGATGACTTCTTTGCGGCCGTCGCTGAATGGCTGATTTACGAATTTGGCTGGTGTCATTTCGGATTTCAGGCTATTGTAAACGATAACACCTATGATGTCTCCTATTCCTATACCCCTGATTAAATACTCTATAACAAGAAAGGAAATTAAATTATGGGACATACGATTCAACACTATGATTATCCCGGAAATGCAGATACGAAAAAAGTGGAACAGGAGTTGGCGAACTATGTTGCCAAGAGATGCTTCCAAGAGGGAGGTCATCTCAGCAAAATCCGATGGATTGATTCTGAACCATGTGCCAATGAAGATGAAGCACGCATAAAAATCGAGCACTTAGATAAGGGATGGTATGATTGCATCGCAGTAAAATACTATGACGCTTACAATATACCCGAAACGGAGAAAATTAAGGCGCTGCGAGCAGCCAACACACAAGCCTATTGCAAGTACAACGAACTTGCGTCTGCATTCCATTTTACAAATGCAAAAGCGGAATATATCGGCTGCAAAAATTGCGGCTCCAAGATTGCGCGAAAGTATCTGCGAAGAAATTTTTGCCCTGTTTGCAATGCCGATTTGCGCCCAGAAACAACGCTCAACCGCATTGCTGCTCTTAAAGCAAAGGCAGATAAGAGTTCGGATACTCTTAAGGCAGAACTGACAAAGCAGGCAATGAAAGCAAAAAATGTGCGCTGGTTGGTTAAAATCGAATTTCACGAATAAATAATAAATAGAATAAATGAGAGGAATTAAATATGAGTGGTACGAGAATTAAAGTCCTTTTTCCTATTGATGAAAATGTTCCAATGAACAAGTGCTATGAAGCAACATCAAACGAGTCGATGTACAATGCCTCTACGCTCGATGTCCTCGAAGACGAAGCCGAGAAAGGGCATACCTTACGGGATTGCCTGCACAGCGGTAATGAGTGCTTGAAAAACAAGGTACTCGAATATATCTACGACACCATCGTGAATATGTTCAACTGTACTTTCGAGAATACGAATGACGGCATTACTGGTACGGACGGTTTGTATGCTGTGAGTGAAACATTCGACAAAAGCCTTTGCAACATCTTGGGCGAGGATGTGCCTGACAGCATTCTGCAGATTGCATTGGATATGCAAACTGACAACTTGACTGCTGTCGAAAACAAGCTCGAAAAGATGCAAGTTCTCGGAAAAACTGTGAACCAGAAACTGATTTCCAGTTTAGCAAGAACGCTGGAAGAGAATAATAATGGCTATCTCATTGCAGAAGCTGCGTTCATTATTTCTGGCGGCGTTACTGTCGACTGTTACAGCGCGTTCCTTGCTCCGAACAGCTACAAGCTGAGAGCGTGGCCGAATCAGAAACAGATGAAAGATATCATCAATCATCCTGAAAAGTACGCTGTGTTTTCTATTCAGTTCAGCTATTGATTGGGAGGTTTACATGGATAATACAATCGTTTCTCCTGCCGAATACTTCGAACAGGTAAAAAGTCGAAAGCAGACGATGACGGCTGCCGGACTTTCTCAGTTATATGAGAACTGCCTTGCTCTTCTCGAAGAGTACCAGCGTTCCGGACAAATTGCTGCGCAGAAAAAGCTGCTTTTCCACGTCGACAATATTACACGAGAAAAGAAGCTGCTTGACCTCGGTATTGATACCTTTGTCTACAAGAGTGATGTGGACGATTTCATTCACATGGTAGACAATAAGGTCGTCAAAATTGTGGAGCTGGAGAATTATCAGCGGCGGATTCCAGAAGAAATCATTCAAAGAATCGAACGCTGCAAGGGCATTTTCGATAAGATGTATGTAGTCTTCACGGATTACACAAAACGCGAGGAGCGAAGAGTCGAGGCTATCAAAAGAGAAAAAGACCCCATTCTTTTTGGGACTTTCCAAGATACCGCAACAAGAACCGTGGTAGAACGCTTTTATTTCATCGGCGATTGGACGGATGAATATTGCGATTTAACATTGGATAAAATGGTTGCCGTTGTCAAAGAAAAGGCCGACAGGGACATCGTAAAGAAGTTCTCTACGCCGGAAAGCATCCGCGAGTTGAGCGACCAGCTTAACAATCTGGATGAGTCCATGAATGGGTTGTACCGCCAGCGCGAAAAGGCTCCTGCGCCCAAGAAAGGGTTCTTCGACCGAGTACACACAGCGTTTCGTTCTCTGAAAGGAGAATGAAATGGCAAAAGTGGATTTGACAGAGGATGAAGTCTATTCGCGGCTTCGCTCTGTTTCTAATTCAAAAGGAAACGGCATTTACGATGCTTTACATTCTGCCGATATTCCTTGGGACTTTTCTTCTCCTTTTACTTTGCTTCGTGTCGTTCGCACAGAAGCAGAATTGACACCGCTGGTTTTTACTGGTGATGCAGAGACTGTCAACTTTATGAAAGAGGTTGCGGAGGTAGAAGAAGGGAAAAGATGCGATTGCTGCGGTCAACTTATCACAACACCCTTATGGGATATGCCCTATGGTTCATTGTGCGATGAATGCAGCAAGCGTCTTAACGAGCAGGTTCACGGCAAATACGAAACGCCTTGGCAAAAAATAGAACAGGGAAGGGAAGAGCGTTCCACTCCTTGGTGGTTTGACCTTTGATGTCAGAAAGGAAACAAATGAGTAGATGGAATGTTTTTTGTAACGAAAGCGCTCCTTATCGTATTTATTATCGCCAAATTGAGATTGATGGATATGAGATGTATGCCATGTTTCCATTGCCAATGACTGGCATGGAATGTGGCTGGGCAGTATCGCATGGTGCAACTACGGCAGCTACCATTCAGGAAGCTGTTCAAAAGTTTTATCCCTTTATGGTAGAGTATATCTGTGATAAAGAGGATTCCAACAACGATACGCAACAATACATTCTCAAAAACCTCAACTCTCTTGGCAACTCAGTGGATTTTTGGGGCAGAAAAAATGACCGTCAGCATGTCATTGATGGCATGAGCGCAGCGCAGAAATCGCAGCTTTTGTGCTACATTCTGCGAAACCATGAAGCCTTTGGCAAGATGACTTGTCGTGACTGGCAGAATTGGCTGCTGGATGACGCTGAACCTCAGTTTGGCATCTGGTTCTGATAACAAAAAACGACAGACAACATTCTGACCCAGAACAGAAAGAAAAGGAAAATTATTATATGAGTTACGGTTTTAGTATGGGCTTCGCGCATGCAAACAGCTTGCAGGAAGCCATGAAGATTGCGCTGGAATATACGCAGTCTCAGATGACAGAAAAGAATGTCAAAAAGACCATCAAGGACAATCGGTATTATATTCCATCGGTTCGTACCGGATACATTGCGGATGCAGAAAGCAAAACACGCAGGGCTGATGTGCTTGCAGATACTGCCGACAGATATTGGCTCGAAGCGTTGTTTACCTTTCGCTTTCTGTATTGGGAAGAGCACAAGCTGCTCGGTATCGTTATGATGCCGTCTGAAAGTGTAAGCGAAAAATGGCCGCTCAGTGTGTATTTTCAGAACTCCTGCGACCATGATTATCCGTTTTCCGAATGGAAGGAAGGCAATATCCCGTTCTTTGTGAATGCTGTTGCAAAAGCGGAAAACTATACCACAGAAGAAATCCGTGCAAAGGTTGACTACGAAATCGAAGATGATGACATCGAATATTTTCGGCGCAGCACCTGCTATGATGATATTTTCGAGACCCTCGCCTTCGATTCGTGGCTTTATAACCATGATACGGATGTGCCGTTTGTGACCTTTGCTCTACAGGGAATCCGGAATGAAGCAGAGCGATACCGATATCTGCAATGGTTGAAAGATGATATCATGAAAATTTAATGTATATGGGGCCGCTTCGTTTTGAAGCGGCCTTTTTCAGTCATCTCGAAAATGATGTTGCGGTTTGCTGCAAAGTTACTATAATTTAGATAAATGATAAGTAAAAGTACACGGGTCAAACCGCGTATACCATAAAATCTAAATACGTCATGGGAAGCGTCTATCTCGATTCGAGATAGGCGTTTTTTATTTATCGTTAATCGGGAGTGTTCTTAGCAGAACGCTCTTTTTTTGTTAAAAAAGGAGATAAAAATGACCAACAACAACATTCTGACCCCGAACAGCGAATATTGGAAGGACAACGCAATCGAAACCTTTAAGGGTAACAGCGACCTCTTCGTTGATTTCCTGCAGGAGCGTGACCGTCATTCGGCATGGATTGAAACGCAGATTACTGACGTTCAGTTCGAGGCCATGTTTGCGGAACCGATGTACATTGCAGATGATGCAAAGAAGTACAGTATTCCCGCAGAAATCGTTCAGGAAGCCGCCAATAACAGTAAGCTGTACGGTGTCGTTCGCGGCAAGCATATTCCTGTCGGACTTGCCGCTACGGAAAGCCTGATTGGGTATTCCAAGCTTATCCGTGAAGGATACAGCTGGATGCGCCGCGTCAATCCCGTTAATCTTGCGAAGGCAATCAATAACGGCATTGACACGATTCGGTACGATGACCGCCGCTCCACCAAATGCCTTGTAAAGGTTGGTGATGAGATGGTTCGTTCTGTTGTTTCCGCTCGTTACGCGCCGATGCCGTCTGGCGACCTGTTCAACTACATCAATATGGATTACCTGCCAGAGAACTGGGAGAAGGCCCAGTTTATGTCTGGGTATTGGACGCATGAACGTGTTCGTGGTATGTGGTCTCTGGCTGAATATCGTGACATATTCATGAAAACCATCGGCATGAATGAGCTTCTGGCGGGTTTCTTCCCGGCATTGTCTGTGGAGAACTCCGACACGACTGCTTCTTCCATCAAGATGCGTCCGATGTTTATTCGTGATGATGGCTATGAGTTCCCGTTGCTGAACAAGACTCGTACTATGCATATCGGTGCCGAGACAATCCATGAGCGTTTGGAATCCGACCTGCGAATGGTCTTTGCCAACTTCAAGGATTCGGAAAATATGCTGTTCGAGCTTGCGGCTACGCCTATCACGTACGGCTACAATACCCTGACGCACTGCCTGAAGCAGTCTAAGGTGAACATGCCCGTTGAACAGGCGCGAGAGGCAGCTCAGGTATTCTTTACGGATAAGGGCAACGGTCCCTGCACGGCAATGGATGTCTACATGGCAGTCTGTGATGCATACAACTATGTTGTCCGCGACTATCCCGAAGATAAGTTGAAGATTACGCGTGCTTGTGATGCAGCCGTAAGTGCAATGCAGAGCCCGTGGCAGCTCCTCGACAAGGACACCCCGGCTAATCTGTAAGCAAACAAATAGTCAATTTACCCCGTTCAATAAGAACAGTTGAACGGGGTTTTTTATTGAAAGGAGAAAACAACAATGGGTTTTGATGGAACCAGTAAAAGCAGCCGCGCACATGGTCAGAGCATTCGGTATTGGGAAGCTACTTCTCCGTATCTGGATGCGCTGAAAGCCAAGGTCATCGATGCCGCATCTAAGCGTGCAGTTGATTTTCTTGACCCGCTGAACTATCCCGGTCCCGATGTTCTTGTGGACGCCGCATCGTTTGTGGACGATGAAGTGTCTACGGCAGAGGAAAAGTGGCTGGCTCATCGCCGTCTTTATGTCGGCGGTTCGGATTGCAGTGCGGTGCTTGGTAAAAACCATTACAAATCCAATCTGGATTTGTATTATGACAAAATCGGAGCCAACCCCATCCCGAAAGAGGAAACGGATGGTGAGGATATCAACCTCATTACCGCATGGGGGCATATGGCCGAAGAGTATGTCGGGCTGTGGTATCATGTACAGCATCCCGATGAGGAAGTCATTACCGATACGAACATGTATACGATGGCAGGTCACCCTTACATCGGCGGCGACGTTGACGGCATTATTAAGATGCCTGACGGTCACTATGCTCTGCTCGAAATTAAGACCACAAGTTTCTTTAATAGAGAGGCATGGGCAAACAACGCCATCCCTGTTCCTTACGAGATTCAGCTTCGCCACTATATGGCTATCATGGGTCTGTGGGAGGCAGTTATCGTATGTATGGTTGACCGCGATACATTCTATATTCGTCATTTGGTTCGTGACCTCGATGCGGAATACGCGCTCGTGAAAGCTGTTGATTCCTTCTGGAAAGACAATGTCGAGAAGCATCACGAACCGAAGCCTTGCGGTACGCCGGAATCCATCATTAAGGCGCTTCGCAAATACAAGCTCGGCAACGGTATCGATAAAAAGATTCCCAATATCAAGCTCGGCGATGAGTTTTATACGAAATGCGTTGAGTATGATACGGTGGATGAACGGTACCGCGAAGTCAAGGCGGAAGCCGACCGTTTGGATAACTTGCGCAAGGAGATGACGATTCCGCTGATTCAGGCGATGGGTCAGGCTCCTGATGCGTATACCACAAGTCCTGACGGACAGACGATGTTTGTGCTGAAACAGACAGTCAGAAAGACTACTTCTTCCGACAAGAAGTACGCGGAAGCAAATCTGCCGGAGGATGTCTACAATAGAATCTTTACGACGAAAGTCAGCGCACCGTCGCTCTCTATCAAGAAGAGCAGCTGTGCTGGCAAAGTGGGTATCCCGCAGATGAATCCGTAAAGATACTACGAAAAGAGGAAATGAATGTACAAAACCTATGAAGTTGTTTCTGCGTATGCCGAAAAGAAGGAAATCAAGGCTTACGAGAACGGAAGGCGTGTTGCTGATATCGTAGTTTCCGATTGCGATGTCGATGGTGCGTGTAAAATTCTGGAAGCACTCGGCTATCAGCAGTTATACCGAGCGCGTTAATGAAAGGAGAATAAAAGTGGCAAAACAGAAGACGAAGACTAAGGCAAAACGCCACGTCAACATCTTCTGCATTGCTCCGAACAGTGACGCTTCTCAGCGGGAAAAGTTTGGCATCGGTCTGGCACTTAAAGGCATTCGGGCCAAGTGTTTTACAGAAGACGATGCCAGACTCGCTGGAGCGGATTACATTATCCGAACCTCGATTATCGAGGGGATTATCCGTGCCGCCGATATCGTCACCGTTGACGGTGATGAGGTGACTCCCGCTATGCTGAATCAGATTCAGAAAGCGGTTGAGATGAATAAACCTATCTGGTGTGCAGAAAGCGTAAAAGCAGCTGTTCGAGACAGCAATGTGAAATGTTATCCCGGCAAACTCGATGAGTTGTGCTGGTTTATTATAGATAACTGAGGAGAGAGAAGTGGCAAACATTGGAGATACGGTTAGTTTTACCGCGAGTAAATATAAAAATCTATTTGTGAGCGACGATAAGCGTTATACGATTGCCTATTTTACCGTCAATGCACGCGATGCGAGATTATATCTCCCGCAAGACGCAAAGACAAAACAATACGGCACAACGCATATGTTTATCGTAAAGGGTTTTATCCCGGATGGAATTGATAATATTGCGTATGAACTGACTGGCTGCTGGAGTATCGATAAAAATCGGAACCAGCCGTACCTTGATGTTCAGAAAGCCAATATTTCAATTCCCACTCGCAAGAAAAGCGTTGTTGCTTTCCTTCGCTCCAACTGTAAGGGCATTGGAAATGTAAAAGCAACAGCTATCGCCAATGCGTTTGGCGAAAATACTTTATCTGTTTGCGCAAACGAGCCAGAGAAGCTGAAAAAGAAGGTTCCAAGTCTTACAGACAAGGACCTTAAGGCTTTAAAGCACGGGTGCCAAGCATTGACATATAAATACGATATTCGGTGTTTTCTTGATGACAAAAATGTTGTCCTTCCGGATTACCAAATCGATGCGATTGCAGACGAGTACGGCGCGGAGGCACTTAATGTCATTAAAGAGAAACCGTATAAGCTGATTACGCTTCTGCCTTTTCAAACCTGTGACAAAATCGGACTTGCAATGGGAGTCAGTCCCAATGCTCGTAGACGATATGTTGCAGCACTCGTAGAGGCTCAGAAGCAGTTATGTCGGCAAAACAATACTGTTTGCGTTCGTGAAGATTTGCTGGTTGCGGAAGCTTATAAGCTGCTGAACCATCACAACGACGAACTGATGAAAATGTCGGTCAAGTTGTTGGTCGATAACTATCGGTTCATTCGATTTGGTTCTTCTAAAAGCGGAAATTGGATTTATTCCAAAGACGATTATACGGTTGAACGGAATCTCGCACGCAAACTTGCCGCGTTCATCAAAAGGGGACCCAGCAAGCAAAAGGAAATCGATGCAGCTCTTGCAAAATGGAAGAAAAACTCTCCCATTCAACTTTCCGAAAAACAGGAAGAAGCAGTACGCAATCTTGCTTATCCCATCTCCATCGTAACGGGTGGTCCGGGTACTGGTAAGAGTACAACGCTTCGCGCTTGTTTGGAAGTGTACAAAGAAGCATTCAAGAAAAACGCAACGATTCTTTGTATGGCTCCGACCGGACGCGCATCTAAGCGTATGGCTGAATGTACGGGTCTGCCCGCACAGACTATCCATAGCGCCTGTGCGCTTGTTCCTTCTAAGGCTGCTGGCGGTTTTACCGCTCAGGACGATTGCAAAATCAGTGAAAATCTGATTGCTATCGATGAAATGTCTATGGTCGGTATTCACCTTTTTGATTTCGTTATGAACGCAATCGAAAATGAACCCAACAAAAAAATCATCCTGCTCGGCGATGTGGACCAGCTCCCTTCGGTAACACCCGGCAATGTACTCTTCGATTTGATTAAATGCAATCAAATCAAGTATACTGTTCTGGATAGAAACTACCGTCAGGGCTCCAATTCCACTATTGCGGATGCAGCATACGCTATCAATAATGGAATGTCCAATCTTCCGACTGATGAAACATTTCAGTTTATCGATTGTCATAATCCCGATAGCGAAAAGGAAACGGAAGATATCTCGAATATCATTATTCAGAAGTATCAGGAGGGAGTAAAAAAGTATGGTCGCGATGGATGTATCGTCCTTAGCCCTACTCATTACTACAAGAGCAGCAACAGCTCTCCTCTGTGTACGGATATTATGAATAAGAAAATTCAGGATATCGTAAATGAAGCTGAGAAAGGAAAACCGGAATGGCGAGCCAAATCCACCAAGTCCAAGAACGGCGTGGATGTAAGCCGCGTATTCAGAAAGGGCGACCGCGTAGTCCAAATTAAGAATACGCCCGAAATCATGAACGGCGACCTTGGCACTATCGATGAAATCATTGATGATGATGGTGTTTACACGTTCAAAATCACATTCGATGACAAACAAGTCGAGTACGATGTCAAGGATATGCAGAATGTGGAACTTGGTTACTGCATTACGGTTCATAAAACGCAGGGTTCTGAATTTCCCTGCTGTATCATGCCCGCAAGTATGACTCAGAAAGCAATGCTGCAGCGCCAGTTGTTTTATACCGGCGTTACTCGTGCAAAGAAAGAGTTTATCTTCGTGGGTGACAAGAAAGCACTGGATTTAGCAGTTCGGACTAAGACCGAGGAACGTCGGTCGATGCTCCCGGCGCGAATCTGTAAGGAATGTGTTTGAAGAGTGGGTGGCTGCAGCAATAGCTGTGGCTGCCCACTCTTTTTTGTTTTCGGCAGTGGAGGGGAGAACATATAAAAGTTCGTTTTGTGTAAAGAACAAATACATTTTGCTTAAAGAAATCCGTATTGAAATTATTTAAAAATAAAGTATCCTAAATATAAGGAAATATTATGTGATTTCCTTAGTTACACAAGCTGACACCTCTATGTGGTGTGTAATAGGCAACGCGACATATAACGTGTATGTTGTGGCAAAGGGTCAGCAGAATGTGATGATTTTTGACGAAAGGAGGAATATACCAATGAATAGTTTGGCTGTTCGTAAGAACGATACCAAGAATGTTGTGGCGTTTATCGCGAATGTTGTGGCGTTTATCGCTATTGCAAGTCTTGCTGTTTGCACTGCGGCTCTCGTCAGCGTAAATCCGGCTTTTGCAGCTCAGGGTATTTCAACGCTGTTCGGTGAGGCTGGCAAGATTGCAAATGCAGTTATGGCTGGCTTTCAGGGCTTGGTTCTGACCGTTGCTATTGCCGCAGGTGTTTACACGATGATTCGTGGTCTGATGGCAAGTGACCCCAAAGAAACGGCACAGTACAAGAACCGCTTCATTGCAATTGTTATTATTGCGTTTGTGGCGTTCTTTACTCCCTCCATCATCAGTTGGGTTCAAACTCTGGCAACTCAGATTAAGCTCAGCTAAGTCAAAAACAAAATTGGGCAAGGGCCCAGCCCGTAGCGGTCTTCCTACGAATGGGAGGACCGCTTTTTTAGGTGCCAAATTTAAAAGAAAGGTGGAAAATAAAGCATGCAAATAACTGCTATTGAAAAAAACAATAGAAAAAAGAAAAATATGAAAAAAGCAGCAATTTCAGCCACGGTTATCTTTGCGATGATGACGTGTCTGTCTTTTGCTTATGCTACCAGCATCTTTGAAGCAGTCGGTGATGCATTATTTTCGGGGACGCTCATCCAAAACCCATTAGATGTTATTGTTTCGTCTTTTTTACTGCTTGTTTTTAAGACAATCATCCAATGTGTCGTCAATGTGCTTGATATTGTTATTTCTCCAATAAACGAAATAACAACCATGAAAATGGCAGAATTAGCACAATATTTGCCATTTGCAGAATATAAGGTCCAAATCAATGAAGGCGAATTTGCGTTCGATTATACGATTGCGTCAAAAGTAAACGACTATATTATCGGTATAGGTGTCCTTATCTGGATATTGCTATCTTGCTTTGCGATTTTAATTGATTTTTATTATGTCGCATCTGGTGATAAGCGAGCAATTCCTGGCAGCAAGTTGTTTTTGTCTATTACAATTACAGGTGTACTGACATATAAAGCGCAAGATTTAATGTTTTTCCTTTTTGACAACGAAATCAACCCGTTAATTTCGGAATTTTTGGACATCGCGCAAAAAGACCAAACCGGAATCTTTGAAAACATGGGAAATAGTGTTTGTGCAAGTTGGCAGGGCGTTCCGGGTATACTTATAGCACTTGTTATGGTCTTGATGATTGGCATAAATTACATTAAGCTTGCACTGGAAATGGTGCAGCGATATCTTATCGTTGCTGTAATTTGTGTTTTGTCACCCCTTGCTTTTGCTACAGGCAGCAACCAAGAAACAATAGACATTTCTAAGAAATGGTTCAGAATGTTTTGGTCGCAATGCGTTTTGCTTTTCTTGAATGTCTGGTGCGTTTATGTAGTACGAGAAGGCATGATGGCAATAGGAGACAAAAAAGCAAATCAGTTGCTTATCTGGGGTCTTATTGTATATGGCTTCATTAAGGTAGCACAGCAACTTGATGATTTGCTGCAAAACGCCGGACTTAGTATTACCCGTCAAACATCTGGCATGTTGGAAGATTTCCTCATGATGGGTAAATCCATGATTGGATTGGCTAGTACAGCAGCTACCGCAGCGGCAAGCGGATTCCAGTTCAAACAGGATTCTGCGAATCTTAGAGAAGGTCTCGCAAACGGCACCAAGACAATGGATGATTATAAGCGACACATAGCAAATACCACAGCCAATATGGCGAGAAATCCGCTTGCGCTTGCAATGATGGCTCCTCAAATGGCAAGAGAATATGCTGCTGCAAAGGGAGCAGAAGCAGAGTATAAACAAAGCGTTGGCGATTATTTGAAAATGAAGAGTCCTGACAGAAGCAAAGCAACTGCACCAAATTTGAATTCTGCAGCGGGAAGAAGCCAAATTAAAGACGCACTTGCGAATAGCAAGGATAAAAAAATTGCCGACGCCGCCAAAAACGGCGAAGTAACAAAAGCATACACAGATTCAAATGGTGTTATTCATGCTTCGCTTCAAACCAGAGATAAAAATGGCCGAGCAAATGGTATGTACGATGTCGCCATTAGCGGCAACGGAAAAGATGTTATGTCTCAGGTTGCCTCTGGTCGTGAAGTGACAACGGATGCAAACGGTAACAAACTTATTAAGGATGATAAGCTTGGCACATTTGCCTATAACAAAGAAACTGGAGCCTTTGAACAGATAAAGGATAAGGATGGAAATGTTCCCCAAAACCCGTTGTCTGTACAGGTTCCTGATAAAGTTGACAAAAACAATGTCGAAGAAGTCGCGGATTGGGCAACCAAGACAGATGGATTCGATAAAGCTGTTCAGGAAAAAGAAGCAACAGACAACTATTTTAATGCCACCGACGCAGGACGTCTGAACATGGATTCAAGCGATGTCAATCAGGACCAGATGAATAATATGGCACGCCAAGAAATCAATGACCAATTCATGCAAGAAGGTGCAAACGGAGAACAGCGGCCTGCTGTTGGAGAAGACGATAAGCTTGATGTTTCTGTAAATAAAGAAACAGGCGAAATGACAGCAAAACACGCTATGACCAATGATGATGGCACTATTGCTATTCAAAACTACAAGAAAGACGAAAATGGAAATTGGCAAACTGTAGGTCAATCCGAATACTATACTGCAATGGGAGATAAGCCTTCTTATCGAAACAGTGAGGGAGAAGTATTCGCTGGCACACAGGTTGGCACTTCTGCAGACGGCAATGCTATTATGCGCTATAACCAAATTGGCGCAGACGGCAATGTCCTCGAGAACGGAAAATCGTTTGAAGTTACGCAGAGCGGAAGTCTTGCTAATTCGGATGATGCTGCAAGTAAGGTTGAGATGGCGCGTCAGGCATCCGAATCGCTTGGTGCAAAAGCAGTTGCTGCTGATTATGACAATGCAGCAAGACTTTATAACGGCAATGGTGCAAATGTACCTGAAAACACGAATTTCAACAGTTCCGAAAATCTATATGCTTCTCAGCAGGCTATGATGGGCGCAAAAGGAACAAGTCAAGATTTGAGCCTTCTCTCAGATTATACAGCTGTGCAAGCAGACGATAACGGTATCCGAGATGGTGTTCATACACAAACCTTCCAGAACGACGATGGTACGCGCGTAAAAGTTCAGCGTGATATGTCTTCTGGCGCTGTTAACACAACCATGAGCGCGGCAAGAGTACAGGATGATGGTGCTGTTAAAGTTGAGAGACTTACAGAAGATTCTTCCGGCAATGTTTCAAACAGTCATTATACCTGCACGCCGAATATCAACCCGCTTGATGCAGATGCAAAAACAACACCTGTGACGGTAAATGATTCTGTATCCGGACAATGTTATCGGGTTGATGTACCTACAGAAATTGCAAAGGACGGAACTGCTCTTGCAAATTATATGGCAGGAGACGAGGGTATTCACGCTATTGATACCGCTAAGCAGGACGCCGCTACATTGAAAAATGCTGTTGTTAATTCTGATACTCAACCTATTCCGGAAGATACCCGCATCAACCCTGCTGCCGCTTCGTCTGTATTCTATGAAGCCGCAAGCAGCGGAAACTGCAACCTTGAAAGCTTGTCGAAAGCTGCTCAGAACGGAGATATTGAGGTTTATCCCGCAGAAAGCGTTGTAGATGGCAAACCTTGTGCCCAGATTATTTATCGTGACCCCAATACCGGACTCAAAACTGAGGTAGGCGGCTGCTTGGAATACAAAGACGGTAAGGTTTCCGTTACCACGACATCTGCACCTATGGCAACGCAGTCTCAGGCTCAGGTTGAAAAAGACATGCAGGAGATGACTACGGCTATGATGACTCCGGCAAATACCGGAGACGGGAATGCTGACCGTGACACATTGATTCACCAGCAGGAAGCGTACGATAAATTCACTGGCGCAAACAATGCTAACTATTCTGGACCTATTGGCGCAGCAGCTATGGCAAAGGCTGCAGGCGTAAATACAGAAGGATATGTTCCTACAGCATCGTTTATTACTGGTCAGGACGCAACCCTTGTTCTTGAAAAAAGCGTTCCCATCCCGGAAGATAAAAAGCAGGACGTGATGCAGTGTAAGGAATACACCTTTATGAAAGCCAGCGGCAGCCCTGAAATGAAAGAGGCCGAGAAAGTTACAGTTTCCAATGGTGTTGGCGGTGTCATGCGCTTCGATATGCAGAACGGAGATACATTCGAAGTCTTTGGTATCAACACTGAAACAGGAACTTGCAGTGCAAGAAAGCGTTCCAAAGACAGTGACGGCTTTGGCGAAACGGTTGCTCTGAATCTCGGAAAAGGCAAAGCAACAGAAGAAAATATCCTTCGGTCTTTTATGGCTGCAAAAGCAAAAACACAAGAGAGCGATATCGATACTTTCTTCGGAAAAGAAAATTTTGACAATTTGCCCAGCAAAAAAAGAAATGCTCAAAAGAGCAAAGGAAAAGGCAGAAAAAAGTCTGACAACAAGTAAACGGTAAAATGCCATGTCAGAAGTCATTCTTGGCTTCTGGCATGGAAACTGCACAAAACCAACAGCCTTCACGCGGCGTGCAGTGAGCAACGTATAGTTTTATACGGCCAATGTTGAAATGACAGAAAGGTGGAATGGTTAACATGGCGCAACAACAATATGGCGACAGTATGGCACAGGATGCATCCAATGTGGCGAATGCGGCTGTACAAACAGCAAAAGATGTAAAAACTGTTGCTGCTGTTGCCGGAAATGTCGCAGCGGGCAATGTTGCCGGTGCTGTAAAAGAAGTCATAAAGAACCCGGAATTCTTAAAAAAATTACTATGCGTTGCACTGGTAATTGGATTTTTCCAATTTATGCTTATCGCAGGGCCTTTTATCGTAGCAATCGCTATGCCCGGAAGTATTTTTTCCGCTGTAAAAGATGCTTTTAATCACAAAGAAGAGAATGTCTTGGAAGGATGGGACATGAGCGATGCGGATGATTCCTTAAAAACAACAGCAAACGGGTTTTATGATTACCTGTCAAGCGAAGGAACCGAGTCAGAACAGTCATTTTTTACATCGAACACGGCAGATTACGGAGACAGCCCTTCAACAGATGCTTTTTGGGGGGAATCTAATCTCCAAATAACAGCTTTGGATAAGTATTTTAGAAAGTCTTATAAAAATGCTGCAACCAGAGCAAACAATAAATATAATGACTTGGTAGATGAAAATGCTCTTACACAACAAGCACTCGATGATGGAATTGAAAGTGCCGATTATGTTAAGTTTGTCACCAATAATATGACAACCGATGATAATAAAGGATTCCAAAGAGTTTCTTTTTACATCATGGCATTGGATTCTTATAAATACACAACCAGCAACGATGAAACACAAGAAGATGCTGATACAGAACGCTTAAAACGAATGATAAAAAAAGCAAAAGAAATCAGCCCTAATGGTCTTCTTGATGATGCTATTACGGCACTTTCTGCATTGGGTATCAATATTGATTTAGGTAGCGATAAGCTATGGGTCGTAAGTACAGACACTACATATGATGATGTACAAGATGTTGTCGGTTACGAAACAATCAAAGAGTGGGTTGTAGATGAATATGACAAAAATGGTAAACCAGTAAAAGGTCACGAAGAAGATACAGGTGAAATAGACCCCCAACGCCCCATTATGAAAATGGTTCGTACATACACCACAACAATATCTCTTGAATTGAACTCAAATATTAGAAATTCGCTTTATGAGAGTTATGGAATTGACCCAACAGAAAACATTGGTGACCACAGTGATGCTTTTAAAAGCACGGAAAGCCCTAACTATTCAACAACAGAAAACCTAAATGGAAAAACTATGACTGCTGCTGATATTATCGAACAGCAGGTGGAACAGTACATGGAAGTATATAATGTTCCCAGAACAGCCGGAGGAACTGGCACAGACATCGGAACTATTGGCCCAGGTGGCTCTGGTCAGGTCAGTAATATGTCTGATGAAGAAATCCAAGCAATTCTGGCAGCAACCAGCAACGGTAATTATACACCCAAACAACAAGCGCTCGTGAGTAAATTGCAGGACGCATTAAACAGTCCTCTTGGTCTGACAGGATATATGAAGAGTATTGGTTGTACTGTCGCCACAAATTACTGTCAGGCTTTCGTTGCAGATTTCTATTCTAAGTGTGGTCAAGCGCGTATCAGCTTCGGCTCCGCAATCAACGCATATAACACAAGCGCTATTTGTAAGAAAGGACAGCAGGGTTACGATACGCCCCCTGATGGTGCATCTGTGTATATAGGCGCAAACCATGTTGGTATTTACATCGGCGGTTGTGTCATCGACAGCGTCTATGGACAAATTCAGGTAATGCCATTTGAAAAGTGGAAGAGCCAAAAATACTACCAAAGTGGTGGCGGCTACTTAGGTTGGGGCTTCAATGGATGGGATGTCTCGTAATATTGACCAAAACACAAAAATGTGGTATAATATACACATAGAAAGGAAGTGAATACGCGATAATTCGCGTAAAATTATGAAAAAAAGAACAAATCCTATTGCGATTGTTGCAGCAATCATTGCAGTTATCGTTATTATTCTTGTTTTCGTTGGCATGAATCGTCACAAAGATGATGCCAATCATCAGAATAATGAGTCCGTTACGTCGTCCGCAGAAAGCGAAAGCGACGGTTCAGACATGGCAAGTGCTGAAACTGCAAGTGGCATTGATAACAGTGACATTTCTACCTCGCTCCCCGGAAATATTGTAAAAGAAGTTTTAGAATCTGATGATACGAAAGATTCTGAGCGTGCGAAGGCGAATGTAGTTGCAGAAGCAACCAATATCCCAGACGGAAGTGACACTTCTTTCGTGGAATTCTCGTATGAAAATCCGGAAAGTTCTGATGTATTTCGATACGATAAGAGATACGTACATATGCTGGACAAATCGTACTTTGATTTACAAAAAGAGCGACAAGAGAAATACAACCTAACATTGGCATCGTCCAGTGACGGGAATCCATACATGGTTTTTGGCGGGAATTGCTACGTTTATGACGGAACAGATGAAAATGGCAATGCAAAAAAATACATCATTTCCGGTGCCGATGTGGTCGAATATGATGGAACATTGAATCCGTTTAATACGCATCCCATTCTTCGCAAAGAAAATACCTGTGAACGCATTTATCTTTTCGACGATGAAACAATGAAAAACGAATTCTTGGAACGTCGCGCACAAGGAAAAGAATTTCTTCAAAACGGTTCAACTGACAATGAGTGGAAAGTCATTTTGAACGGAGAATATCTGCCTGATGCGTACCCCATTATCGATGATAACGGGAATTTAAACCTGTCTTTGGTACAACTGGCAACTGCCTACAATCCCTTGTTTACAAGAATAGATAAGAATTACGTTTATGTGGCTACTGATTGGGGGCTGTATTCTGTGCCTAGCACAGAGTCCGACCAAGCTACAAAGGGAAGCTGTGACTTCTCTAAAGATGAAGACGGCAATGATGTCTATTACGTCACCGATATGGGATTTGGCGGAGTATCTGGCTCGTATGGTGTGGCAGCTAAAGCACCCAAAACGAGAGAGTATTATTGGGTCACGCCTGATGATTTAAACACAATTCTTGGCTGGACAGTTTCCATTAAGGGTCGTGTTATCAGTGTGTGTAGCAATCCGCTTGATGATTCTGACTTAACAGGTGTTATTCAGAAAGTTTCTAAAACATACTACGACCTCAACGGGAACGTCATCACCGACCAAGAATAAGGCAAAACATAAATCGACGTTTCTGTGAAAAAATCTATTCGTTATTTCGTAAAGAAAAACATATAGCAATTCAAAATCATTCGATATATACTTATTATAAGCGAATAGTATATAAGCACATTCCCCCTCGGAGTAATTCGAGGGGGATTTTTTGTTGTTTTTTACAGCAAGAGTGTGCTAACGGCATCAAGTAAGGAAGATTATTAAATGAGTAGTTATATGTTGATTCACGGAGATTGCATGGATTCATTCGGGTTGATTCATGACCATTCTGTCAATCTCGTTCTGGCTGACCCACCATACGGAATAACGCAAAACACATGGGATGTTGTGCTGCCGTTTGATGATTTTATCGAATGCGACGGAAAAAATCTCAATTATGAGAAATATTTACTGCATTGCTTCAAAAAGAACATTCCCTACAAGGACGCCAACGAGGAATGGAATAAAAGAAAACAACAGGGAATTTGGTCACAACTGGACAGAATCCTTGCCGATAGGGGAGTGGTGATTCTTTTCTCGGCCGGGATTTACACGAAAACATTGATGGAGTCTACTACAATTCCTTGGAGATACAATCTTATCTGGCAGAAGACGACTCCGGTTGGATTCCTTAATGCAAACCGAATGCCGCTTCGAGCACATGAAGACATTCTTGTTTTCTACAAGAAATTGCCGACCTATAATCCTCAAAAGACAACAGGACATCCGAGAAAGGTCTCAACGGTCGAACATAAACGAAATTCTAAGATGACAGAGGATTACGGGAAATACACAGCAAAAGGTTATGACAGTACAGAACGATTTCCCACGAGCGTGCTGACATTCGCTACTGATAAACAGAAATATGCGGCGCACGGCACACAGAAACCGGTGGCATTGTGCGAGTGGCTTATCAAAAGCTACACAAACGAAGATGATACCGTTCTCGACTTCTGTATGGGAAGCGGCTCGACAGGCGTAGCAGCGAACAATACGAAAAGGAATTTTATCGGCATCGAAAAGGATGCCGATTTTTTTGATATTGCAAAAAAGCGGATAGAGCTTTGAGGAACGATTATGAGCTTTGATATACTTGGCAAAGACATTGCTGTATTATTCATATTGGCAGTAATATTTGGCGTTGCTACATATTTTTATGTGTTGCACAAAGGGAAAAAGGAAAAAAGAACAGCAAGCATAGAGGATAAAATTATTCTTGGTTTCGAAGTTCTTGCATTTTCTTTTACATTTTTTATCTTTTTTCCTTTAGTAGTCGAAGACATGTTTGATGCCGATGGAAGCAATTCTGCCTTATGGCATAATCTCGCCGCAATAATTAGCTATGGTGGTGCAGCGTTTTATCTTTTCTGTGGTCAAATTAGTGGTGACTATTTTACAATACAAAAGTTTTTGAAAAAACATAAAAAACATAAAACAAGAGCTCAAAAAAAGAGATGGAAACGGAAAAAATAAGTCGAAAGCATTCTGTGCATTTAAAAATTAAAGCCGAGCAGTAAAGAAAAAGAAATATTCGACTCCTCCGATGTTACAGCATTGAAGGTTTATTTTTTAGGGTATTGCAAAAATGGGTGGTTTGAATAAAACCATCTGGTTTTACAAGTATCCGGGATATCGAAATCCTAAACGCAACTTCCCCGGCTGTGCGTATAAGAGGTGAAAAATGCAAACTGCACTGACTTTTGTGGCAATACTTACCATGGCGATGCTGCTCCTTTGCGGAACGCGGCCTGCATTTATCCTTTTGGTTGTTCTTGCTGTAGTATCAGTGGTCTGCTACATTGTGGTTTCCTATATTTTGCGAAAGAGAGCTGACGAAAAGGACGCAAAAGACGCAGTGCTGCAAAAGAAAATTGCAAATTGGCGTAAAGCCCGGCGTAGGCAGCTCAGAAGTAATGCTGATAGCGATGATATGTTCGACGCCTGTGGTATAACGCAAGACCTGCGATTGTCTCTGGAAGAGGATGAGCAATTCTGTGAGAAGAAGCACAAAATAGAGGAGCTGGAAACTCAAATCAACTTGTGGAATCGAATCGGAGATGTTTTCAAATACTTGCTGAATAGCTGCGTAATCCTTGTTTGCCTCTTGGCATTTTCGTCTTTCATCGCTTTTGCATATAGCTATGTGTGTCGTTTGTGGAGGTGAAGGAACTATACATAATAGCATTTTAAATGCACGCGTGCGTTTTTTGTGCATTTTCGTGTATTTATCGCTAATTTTTTGTGAGGAGGAGAGACAGTGACTCAACCGATTCAGGCTGTTCAGATTTATTTTGAGCATCCATTTGGTGCTGAAAGAGAAGTGCTGAGAGAGTTCTTCTCCTTTGCTGGCTGCTTAGTAAAAACGACTATGATACCGGTAGAAACTATGCTGGAGAAGCACAAATCACTCGTTAATCCGGGAAGTGAGCGAATCACGCATCTGTTTCTTACAGACCGACCACCGGAAGGCATTGTGCTATCAAAAAACGAAATATGGTGCAGCTTTCGTATCTTGAAGCGAGAGCTGACGATAAATGGAAAAGCAATTCTGTGCAACGCTGACCAGAAGATTTCTTCTGAACAATTCGAGAAGGCGGCGCTGGATGTGATTATCCACCGTATCTGGAAGGATGATGAAGCGGCGACTCAAAGCCTCTTGCACATCAACACTTCTTTCTGGCAGCTCGACCTGTTTGAGTTTCTACAAATCAAAAGCACATTCCAAGCACTCAAGATGGGCGAGTTGATGGCTCTTCCCATGAGAGGTCACTACTATCTGCCGGAAGCTGTTTACCTCAACAAGATGGCGGACGCTTTCATCAATATGGCAAAGCAGTGCAGCGTGGGAACGAGCAGTATCTATGCGGTCTATGCCTATGTAAATGCACAGCGACATTTACGAGAACTCCTTGCATCGTTGGAAACACATGCTCCGCTGCGTACAAAATTATATGCCGCCGTAGAGCCGGTACAAAAACTCCTTTCGGAATTGAACAAAATCTATCGTATAGAGCCAAACTTCGTATCAATGTATTGTCTAGCGGCAGCACTGTGCGAAGGACAGGCACAGTTTGCACTCGATGTGCGTCCATATCTTAGAGATGCAATAGAACACGCGCCAGAAGAATTGAAGCTTTCCACTGCAGGAATATTCCTGCAATATGGAGTATCTGAAAAGCAGATGCATCCGGATAACGAAAGAGCACTGCAGTGCTTCAAGAAGGCGCTGCAACTGGACGAGAACTATTATCCTGCAATATTCCAGATAGCTTGTCTTTGTGCGCTGGGTAAGAAGTACGCGGAAGCAAAACTTGGTTTTAGGAAAGTAGCTTTTCTTATCCAAGGAAATTACAACCACCGCGATTGGCGGGACCTTTCCTTGAATGAAGTTCTCTATGTCTTTCGTTGCTATATCTGGCTCACAAAACTTGCACTGATAGAAGGCGGGGAGAGTTCCATTGGTGTTCCCATAGCATTGGCTAAGAATACCGCTATTGTGTTTGCAAAAACGCCCATCCTTGAGAAATGCTGCGATATTGAACACTATGGAAAAGCGAAGAACTACCATCAAGGAAGCATCACAGTAAGAGCAGTTTTGACAGTGCTGCGAGATATGGCGGGCGACTCGGAAATTAACAGAGACCTGCAGGAAGAGATAGACGACTTAATCAGAATAAGTAACAAAGCATCCGATGCGGAGTGATTCTGCATCGGATTTTTTATTACAGAGGGAAATTTAATATGGCGGCGAAAATAAATAGAACAGGCAAAACATACGGAGATTTAACAGTTCTCGAAACCATCCTCGGCTCCAATTCAAAAACAGATACCTATTTGGTGAAATGTAACTGCTGCGGAAACACAATGATAATTGGTATCGATGCACTCTTGAAAGGATTAAAGTGTAAAAACTGTCGAGATAAAGACCGTAAGAGTACATATCAGGATTTGATTGGCAAAGAATGTAACGGTATCAAAGTTGTTTCTTTAGCAGAAGATGCAATTGGAAGAACTGGGCACAGAGACATTCGTTATAACTGCCTGTGTAGTTGCGGAAAAGAGTTTGTTGCTTATCGTTCTTCTTTGCTGCAAGGAAAAGTGAAATCTTGCGGATGTCGCAAGCACATTACCGAAGCTTCAAAAATGCTGGTAGATAATGCGGAAGCTATGCAAGACTATGACTTCGCAAAAAACAAGGATATAGATGTCAGTATGCTGACACAGGGAAGCAATGTTGTTGTATGGTGGAAATGCTCTGCTTGTGGCACAGAATGGCAGACGAGCGTATATCATTACATCCAGCGTATCAAGCCTTGTCCGGTGTGTAGCACTATCGACAAAGGACGAACATCGTTCCAAGAACAAGCAGTCGCGTATTATGCGAAGAAGTATTTTCCAAAGGTCGTTATTGGGGATAAAAAAGCTATTGGAAAAGAGTTGGACATTTACATTCCATCCATTCGCGCCGCAATAGAATACGATGGTGTTCGATACCATTCTGATGAGAAAAGAGTAAAAAATGACGAAGAAAAGTCAGAAAAATGCAAGCGGAATGGAATTCGGTTGATTCGTATTCGCGAGTATGGACTCCCGGAAATTCGTAATAGCGAGAATATCATCAGAGAAAACAATAGAGGACATGCAACACTCGACGCAGCAATTCGCCAATGCTTAGAGATGCTTGGCGTTTCTGAGCCTAATATTGATACGCAAAAAGATTCAAAAGACATCTATCGTCAATACAAAGATTACAAAGCTGAACGAAGTATGGGCGGACGACACCCAGAACTTCTGAAAGAATGGGATTACGAGCTGAATGTAGGTATTGACCCGCTGATGGTATCGTCATCCAGCTCAGAAGTGGTTCATTGGATTTGCTCTAGGTGTGGACATAAATGGGAAGCACCCATCAATGGCAGAGCAAAAGAAAACGCAGCATGTCCTGTCTGTACAACAGGCAAAAGAAGGCGGGACGAAAAGAGCAACCTTGCCACAGAACATCCAGAAATTGCTGCTGAATGGAATTACGAAAAAAACAAGAATTTGAAACCAGAATATTTCTCGTCAGGGTCTGCCGAAAAATGTTGGTGGAAATGCAAAAACGGTCATTCTTACCAAATGACGATTGCCAGTAGGGTATACGGGCATGACTGTCCGGAATGCTATAAACAAAAACACTTTAAGAGCGTGGTTTGTGTTGAAACAAAAGAGAAATTTTCTACAGCAAAAGAGGCTTCTATTAAATACAAGATTAGTGGTGGTTCGCCTATCTTGAACTGTTGCAACAAGCTACGTACAGTTGCCGGAGGATATCATTGGCTATTTGCCAATGAATACGAAAGCATGACAGAAGAAGAAGTAGATACCTTTCTGAAAGCAAATCCATCACGCGATAAGTTCGTCAAAAAAGGCAGGGCTTACGATTTGACTAATATGCACTTTGGTAAGCTAAAGGTCATTGAGAGAGCGGGAAGCCAAAACGGTCATGCTCGATGGAAATGTCAATGCGATTGCGGAAACGAATGCTTTGTGGTAACGCAAAGTCTTGTAGAAAACAAGAAAACATCCTGTGGTCATTGTAATACGAAAAATGTATCCAGTGCTGAGTAATTCGGTACTGGATTTTTGTTTGGAGTAAAAAATGAGTAAGAATAAAGCATACACGCATGTCTCGCTATTTTCCGGCGCAGGCGGGCTTGATATTGGCTTGGAGCAGGCGGGGTTTCATACGGTATGGGCAAACGACTTCAACCACGATGCCTGTGAGACCCATAGGCTGTGGAGCAATGCTACGGTGGTGGAAGGCGATATCGGCAAAGTGGACTACGATACCATCCCGGATTGCGATATTGCTTCTTTTGGATTCCCGTGCCAGGGTTTCAGCCTGTCGGGACTGAGAAAAGTCGACGATAGCCGGAATGTGCTCTATCGACACTGCGTCAAGCTGGTCGAGAAGAAGCAGCCAAAGCTGTTTCTCGCCGAGAACGTCAAAGGCTTGCTGACGCTGGGTGGCGGGAAAATCAAGGACGCTATCATTGCGGATTTCGAGAGCAAGGGATATGTGATGTCCATCAACCTTGTCAATGCTGCGGACTATCATGTCCCGGAAGACCGGCAGAGAATCCTCATTGTAGGCATCCGAAAAGACCTTGTAGAGAAGTACGGCGCGGAATTTCATGTTCCTGCACCGTTTCCTGACCGTATCAGTATCCGGCAGGCGTTAGAGGGTTTAGCCCCGGCGACGGACGATGAAATCTGCAAAGAAGCCTATTCCTCGCGCTACATGTCCCGGAACCGGAAACGCGGATGGGATAGCGTATCGTTCACGATTCCCGCGATGGCTAAGCAAGTACCTCTCTGGCCTGGGTCGCCTGACATGGTGAAGGTCGGCAAAGACCTTTGGCAGTTCGGGGAGAAAGGTAGTACCAGACGACTGTCCTATAGAGAAGCAGCGGCTATCCAGACATTCCCGAAAGATATGGTCTTTTGCGGGAATCTAACGAGCAAGTATAAGCAAATCGGGAATGCAGTTCCCTGTGAACTCGCAAGAGTCGTGGGCACGGAACTGTACCGTATCCTGAATAAAATTGAAGAGCAAGAAAGTCATTGCCCGGCATGAGTGATTCGTGCCGGATTTTTTATTGGAGTCATTATGCCAGAGACAAGAAAATACACCGTCGTTGACCTGTTCGCAGGTGTCGGGGGACTGAGTTACGGTTTTTCAAAAAACGAACACTATGAAATCATCTTGGCGAACGAGATGCAAAAGGATATCGCGAAAGCGTATACCCTAAACCACCCTTCGGTCAATATGCTGCAGGGCGACATCAAAGACCTGTCCGAAAATGTCCTCCGTCAAGCGATAGGAAACCGTACAGTGGATGTCGTGGTCGGTGGTCCGCCGTGTCAGTCGTACTCTACGCTCGGTAAACGCCAGATGGATGCGCGGGCAAATCTCTTTATGGAATACAAGCGCGTTCTCCGCATCCTACATCCGAGAGCCTTTCTGTTCGAGAATGTCAAAGGTATTCTGAGCATGGATAAAGGAGCCCTGTTTGAGCATGTCCGCAAGGAATTCGAGGATATTGGATACAGCCTTCAATACAAAATCCTCAATGCCGTGGACTACGGTGTACCGCAGTTGCGGGAACGGGTCATTCTAGTTGGGTTCTTGGGCGAGAATCCCTTTCAGTACCCGGAGCCTACACACGGAGAAGGACTACTGCCGTATGTGACGCTGCAAGATGCGCTCAAAGACCTGCCTGCGCTCTCGTGCGGGAAGGAAAGCACCGTGTATGCCGCTCCTCCCGATAACGAGTTTCTTTCATGGGTCCGGCAGGGTGGCTCCGATACGCTTACGGAACATAAAGCCCCGAACAACAGCGCCCACCTTCGCAAAATCATGGCGGCGCTCAAAGATGGGCAAGGCAAAGATGATTTGCCGGAAGAACTCAGACCTAAGAGCGGGTTCAAAAACACATACGCGAAACTCTGGTGGGAGAAACCCGCCACTACCATCACACGGAACTTTGCCTGCCCGTCCTCATCAAGATGCATCCATCCGAGAGATTCAAGGGCTCTCACGATACGGGAAGGAGCACGGTTGCAGAGTTTTCCCGATAGCTACCAGTTCTACGGCTCGGATTGCCTGAAACGATTAGAAATCGGCAACGCCGTCCCGCCGCTGCTTTCGGTGGCATTAGCTGAACAGATGCTGAAAGCACTTGATACAGAAAAATAGCATACCTACAGATTCTCGGCAGAAATAGCCGGGAGCGAGGATTTTACATGAATAATAATAGCGCCGAATGGCAACGCGAATTCTACTTGACGCATGACAAGTACCGGATGCAGGGGCAGGGAACAGATTGCTATAAGGTAGTCAAGAGCCTTACTCGTATCTTGCAGCTGCCTACCATTGCGAAACTCACGACCGACAACGAATCGGTCATCAGTGATTTCCGACTGAACAGCGGCGAGTATGGGCTTGAGCCCTACGATGAGTACGCTATCAAGGTGGATGACACCTACGGTGCATCATTCTATATCCTTGTCCATAGAGGGGCTGATATGACTTTCCTGTGCCCGATTCTCGTGGGCTTTGAGGGTGAGAACACCTGCGCCATGGTCACGCCTACCGATAACTGGCGGATGCGGGAAATGGCTGCATTTGTCGAACTGAGAAGGGCTGAGAAGGAATTCGGCGTGGACGGGCTGATGATGGCAGTAAACACCCGGAATGGGGTATACGGCTTCCTTTCCGTTCTGAACGAGTCTGGCAACCTGCTGGAACGGTGGCTGCGAACCGAGCGCGATTCCCTACATACACGGAACTCTGTGACGGCTCCGAGCTCAGCGGCGCTGATACTGCAAATCTGGCTGCATACGATATGTCTCTGGAAAAGGCGATGTCTGAGTCGGAAAGTCGAGCAGCGCATCGTACATGCAAACGGGGAGCAGGAATCAGTCAAGGATGTAAGAGAATGCCTGAACATTTCCAAGCAGACTATCGTGGACCTCAAAAAGGGCATCGTGGTCTATGTGAATGACGGTAGAGGGAAACGGTCATTTGCGGGGTTCTGTGTACTCCAATCTGAGCGCTGCGGGCATTTCCGGCATCTGCAAAGCGGCAAGGTCGTCTATGTCCGACCCACGACCGTTCACTACAAGAAGCTGAACCCCAATAAGGCTATCAGCCAGACCGCCAAGCCGGTAATTTACCGAAACACGGAAGATTTCCTGCGCGAGAAGTCCTACCTCGAAAACGATGTGCTCATGATGCTGAAATGCAACGGTATCGAGTATCAGCGGGAAAAGATGTTTCCGTGGATGGGGAAGAAGCGCCTGGATTTCTTCCTGCCAGGCAAGAACATTGCCATCGAGTGTCAGGGCGTGCAGCACTTTTACCCCTACGGCAGCGATGACAAGGATTTCGAGGCACGAAAGCAGCGTGATACCGACAAGTATAACGAATGCACCAGCAATGGCGTGCAGGTCCTTTATTACATGAGCGAGTTGATTCCGGTGCCTGACGAGATGGCAGAGAAATACCGGTATGTGACCAGCCTCGATGAGTTGCTGGCGATTCTGAACGATAAATAATTGATTTTTACACCTCCGATGTTACGGCATCGGGGGTTTTGTTTTTTGGAGGATACGGAGATGGCAAAGAACGATAATTTGCATAAAGCAAAGGACGCAAAGAATGATGAGTTCTATACCAGAATCGAAGATGTCGCAGAGGAGTTGCGACACTACAAAAAGCATTTCGCGGGCAAGGTCGTACTCTGCAACTGTGATGACCCGACATGGTCTGCTTTTTGGCGGTATTTCCACCTGAACTTCGCCGAACTTGGCTTAAAGAAACTGATTTCCACGCACTACGACCGCACCGAGCCAACCTACAAGATGGAGTACGAGGGCGGGGATGATAATGATGTGGAAGTCGGTGTAAAAACCATGCTGGAAGGCAACGGCGATTTCCGGAGCAAGGAATGCCTTGACTTGCTGGATGAGTGCGATATCGTGGTAACGAATCCGCCCTTTTCCCTTGCTAGAGCCTATGTCCAGTATCTGCGTGAGCATAACAAGCAATTTGTTATCATCTGGGACCTCAACTGGATTACATACAAAGAAATTTTCCCGATGCTGAAAGATAATGAAATCTGGCTTGGATACTCTTCTGTAAAAGAGTTCACGCAACCCGATGGAACAATCAAAAAATTCGGAAATAAATTATGGTATACCAACCTTGACATCCAGAAACGCCACGAGAAGCTGATTCTATGGCAGCGGTACTATGACGATAACGGGAATCCTCTGCCAGATACGGAGGAGCGCTACCCCAACTACGATAATTACGATGCCATCAATGTGGACAGGGTTGCGGACATTCCGGTAGATTACAAGGGCGTTATGGGCGTACCTATCACGTTTCTGGATAAGTATAACCCGGATGAGTTTGAGATTGTGGGGATGGACCTTAATGATTCTGTGGAAAAACTTGGAATAAAAGAAATTGGTAATGAATGGGTGGAATTGTATAGAAAACAAGGAGGAAAAGGTCATATAACCGCTAGTATGCATTCTCTTGTTTACACTCATAACGGGAAAGCTGTTTCGTTGTATCGGAGGATTTTGATTCGCAGGAAAGTGAGTATTTAATGTATGAGAGGTACTGATTGTCTTTACCGTAATCGAAACAAAGCTGAAGGCAAAAAGAAGTTAAGCCAAAAACAGGGAAACGCCTTGATGAAATCACGAAAAGATTCAGAAATCTTAAAAGGTAAGACAAAATGGAGAAGATATCTATGAGCACAAGTTCAGAATACACAATTCTTGATTTAATAGAGGATGCAAAAACAGCATTACAAGCGGAAGCCTATCTCTCTGCAATGGCGTTAACATTTGCAATCATTTCAGAATGTGCAAATATTGAGTACCCAGATGAATGGTTTGATGCAAATGCAGAAAACGATAAGTATTTGAAGGAAAATTTCCCAAATCATTACAAGAACGGAAAATACTTTAACAAAAACCATGATAAAGAAAGATTTCAAATGTGGATTGATGATTGGGAAAACGACCACAATTGTGATGAATCATTAAAATCAGAGATGAATGAATACGTGAGAAAGAACGAGGAAAACAGAGAAACGCGGTTTGGGTTGATGCCAGAGGAAAACGGTGAATTATTATATCAGCTTCGATGCTCTATTTTACATGAGGCATCAATAGATATAGAATTTTGCAACCAAAAAAAGATTTCAGATGAAGGCAACGCCGCAATAGTTCCCAATTTATTTACTTTGGTGTTTGACGCCAATAACGAATTAAACGTTCATGCGAGAGGAGCATACGGCACATCGTCGGACGGCAAATCGTCTATGAGCATAAATGTTAACGGGTTTGTTTATCACTATCTTTATCTTGCAGAATTATATCATCAAAGATGTCAAGATAAAAAATTCAGCGTAATAAAAATCACTGACAACAGAAAGGAAACTGTGCTATGAAAATCACCGAAACCAAAATCAAGGTATCCGACCTTGTGGAGAACTATTCGGACGACGGAGATGGTGGCGTATACGGTTATAATAATCGGCTGACCGTACGCCCGTCTTTCCAACGTTGCTATGTATATAGCGACAAGCAGCGTGCCGCCGTCATTGATTCAGTGATGAACGGATTTCCATTGAACCTTATGTACTGGCCTAAGACCGGTCCGGATTCCTACGAGGTTCTCGATGGTCAGCAGCGGACAATTTCCATTGCGCAGTATGTCAACAAGGATTTCCCCGTCAAAATCAACGGCAACGACAAGTTCTTCCAAAACTTGACCAACGAAGAAAAGCAGGCAATTCTGGACTATGAACTGACGGTTTATGTCTGCGAAGGCACTGAGGCAGAGAAGCTGGAATGGTTTAAGCGCATCAACATCGCTGGCGAGGTTCTGACTCCGCAGGAACTGCTGAATGCTACTTATACAGGACCGTGGCTGGCCGATGCCAAGAACTACTTTTCGAAACGCAACTGTGTTGCTGCGAAGATGGCTGAAAACTATCTGAAAGGCAACCCGATTCGACAGGAACTGCTGGAGAAGGCACTGGCATGGATTGCTGACCGTGACGGTCTGGAATCTGGGCAGATGTACATGGCGGTTCACCAGCATGACGAGGATGCCAATGACCTCTGGCTTTACTTCCAGTCGGTAATCAACTGGGCAAAAATGCTGTTCCCGACTAAGCGGAAGGGAATTACTGATGCACAGGCATGGGGACTGCTCTACAACCAATATCATTCAAAGCAGTACAATAGCAATGCTCTGGAATCTGACATCAAGAAGCTCGTGATAGACGATGATGTGACCAAGAAGGCAGGTATCATCCCGTTCATCCTCTCTGACCGTACTTGGCGTGATGAAAAGCATCTGTCCCTTCGTGCGTTTACGGAATCGCAGAAACTCCGTGCCTACGAGCGGCAAGGGCATAAGTGTCCATTGTGCGTTGCAAATGGCATTAACACCGAGTACGCCTTTGAGGATATGGAAGGCGACCACATCATTCCTTGGAGTAAGGGCGGGCATACCACGGATGACAATCTGCAGATGCTATGCAAGGAATGTAATTCGGCGAAGTCAGATAATTGACGTACCGCAGTTGCTTTTGATGAGCAATGTGCATCTTTTTACTAAAACCAAACAAACACAAAATTAAAAGGAGCATTATATGGAATATTTAGGAATGACATTAAATCTTCCTTTTGAGCAAATACTTCTCTTGATATGGATACTTATTTTACTCCTTGGTATAATAGTTTTTTATTTTATTGCAAGGAGTAAAGCATATCAAAACAAACCAGTTATTCTTACTTGTATATTAGCTGGAGGAGAATTCCTTTGCGTTTTCCTCATAGGTGCAGCAGGAATTAAAGATGCTCTTGATTTATTAGTTCAAATACTTATTGAAATTGTGCCAAGGTGGAAAGAATTTACTATAGATAAATTTATTATACTTTCTATCATATCTGTTGCGTTAGAATGGGGTGCAATAGACTTATTTTTTTATAAAATTCAAAACGAATTTGAAAAAATAGATAAAAATTTACGAAAAACTACAAACTACAAAAAGCAAGTAGATAAATTTGTAGTACCAGATGATTATTACAATGTAGCCAATGAGCAAATTTATATTTACTTTGCAAGCTCCCAAAAAATGAAAACAGAATATGATAAAATAGGAAAGTCAATTGCAGAAGAACAAGTGAATGCATGGCACAATAATATTAAAGGCAAAGAAACAACTACCATTTTAGCAAAAGTGTTAATACTTAGTAATGGTAACGATGGAACAATGATTAAATTACAAGACAATGGAGAAAAGCGCTTATTATTTATGACGGGTGATGCCTTTGACGATGATAATGCAAGACATCTACAATCAAATGCAAATAAAAGAGCTACCCAAAGATTTGAAAATATGAAAGCCAGAGGATTCCTTGAAGGTGACATCGACCATTTCTATATTACACTACAAGGAAAAGAATATGTTCTGGAAAAGAATGCTCTCGCTTTACTTCCTCCTAAATTAGATTCAAATAATCAAAGCAATACGAGTGAACCTATAAAGCAATAACATATATAATCAATTCAAGTAACGAAAAAACAATAGCAATAACTAAGACTATAATAGCTATTCATACTGGCACTGTGACCGTCATCACACCCAAAACCATCGTAGTCTTCCTTCCGGCACTTGACATAAAAGTTGATGTGCCTATCCATGCCAACAACCCTAGCCAAAACATCAAAACCCAAGCAGTAGGAGACCTCGATACCATACAGGTTGCTCTCCGAGATAGTGACATCATTGCCACTACTCTTTTACAAGAGAATACATCAGAGCACTCGGTATTTACAAAGCAATAAAAGAACCTAATGCAAAAGCGGATGATAAGTTTATTGAAATGGCTTTGGCTGATATTGAAGAAGAAATTGCATATGAGGAAAGTCGTCTTCACATTCATATTGTAGGAGATAGGAAAGAATATTTCATCAAACTTACAAATTCTACGCGAAATGTGTAACAAAAGAAAACACAGTCCATGATTCTAAAATGTAATTCAACTTTTTCCGTTGGCTTGTGAACAGGACAACAGCCGTCTTAATTTTGGATAGCTGCTGTCTTTTTTTGTTTTACTTTCAATCAAAAACGTTTGTTATGGCTTTTTTAATGTTCAGTATATCGTTAAAAACAAATAACTGAATAACACAAAAACAACAAAAAATGGACATCCTTTCGACTGGTAGAAACCACGAAAAGAAAAATACACGACGGAAAAATTAAAGCGCCTTCCCAAACACAATATTGACATTTTTATCAATATTACTATAATTAAAAATCATAATAAATCATAGCTCCATACTGCAGTTATTCTAAATTGCAGTATGGAGCTATTTGTTTTTTTGGGGAGATGGATATTATGAATATAGATGTCGGTAAAATATATGGCTGCTTGACCGTTTTAGATAACGGAGAAGAATTTAACAACAATGTGAAATTAAGAGAGGAGGTGACATCAGAATTAACAAATCGGATAGCTAACAATTCTAGTATGCCATATCTTTTTGCAAAGAAAAAATCAAACGCCCCCATTCCTGTACATTATAAATGTGTATGCAAATGCGGAAAAATTCATTATTATAATAAGGAAACACTTCTTAAAAAGCCAAAATACTGTATATATCCAATTTCAATTCGAACAAAATACACATACAGCACGAGAGATAGTAATGCGACGTACAACAAAAGAAAAAAGTACGAAAATATAGAATGTGTAATATTGTGTGATAAATCGGAATGCAAACCATCACAAAACTACTGCTTTAGATACAATAGTGATAAAATAAAAGAGTACGAAAAGAAAAAAGACAAAGCAGAACAAATTGTTTCTAATTTACCAAGAATATATGCAAAAAATTATAACTATGATTTCACAGGAAAACAATACGAATCGTTATATATAGAAAACTGTGTCAATGAACACTTTGAACCAGATTATATCCCTTATTATATTGAAAACCCAAAAGCTAAACCAAAGAAAGTCGTTGTCTTTAAACAATATATGTGTAGATGTATAATCTGTGGAAAAAAGCAACTTATCACTTGCGACCAATTCGGAATTCATCCACCATCGAGATATGGGTTACATGCATATAACGGTTATTGGAGCGATGTGTTTTGTGATTGTCACCCCATCTCTTCATTTCAGTGGATTGTGAACAAAATACTATTTGAAGCTAATGCGAAATATCGCGTTGAAGAGACATTCCCAGATTTATATGGATATGGAAATAAAAACCTTTTAAGATATGACTTTGCGCTTTTAAACGATGATGGTAGTGTAAAAGAACTCCTTGAATGCCAAGGAGAACAACATTATAGCCCAATTGATGAATTTGGAGGAACTACACAATTTAGCAAACAAATAGCAAATGACAACTTAAAACGAAAATATGCACAAGAACACAACATCCCATTACACGAAATCAGCTATAAAGACAAACAAATTGACAAGGTTTATGAGATTTTATATAGATTAGACTGGATTAAATAATATTCCTTATAAGTTTTCAAAAGTTGTTTTACGAAAAAGCCTATTCGATTTTTCGTAAAGAAAACCATATAGCATAGCGCAAAAATCAGTATATAATGAATATAAAGATAAGTGTACTCAAAAACACTTATCTCCGCAAAGTCTTGTTCGAGTTCACACATCGGACAAGGCTTATTTTTTATGTTCAGAAAGGAGTGTGGGAGAAACATGGTAATGATTTGTTTCTCTTTCATCGCACACAGGAGGTGTTGACGCGTGAAAGAAAAGATAACAAAACTCAAAGACTGGTATAACAGTTTGAATTCCACAAAGCAAAAGCTGGTCAAATACGGTATCATCGCTTTTCTGAGCTCGTTCCTTGGCGGATACTTTGCAGAAAGTGCTTATAGAGTATCTACGAACGGGTTACTGGGAGCTGATAATACCAGCATCAATTTTCTGCTTTGCCCAATCTACGCACTTATCAGAGCGAACGGTCTGATTTACACCCTCATTATTACGTTAGCCATTTCCGGCTTCCTATTTATAATGGAGTTCAGAAACCAAGACCTTGCGAAGGAAGCGCATGAGGATGACAGAGGTGTTGCAGTCGCCGCAAATCCTCTTTATGGCTCCGCTGACTGGATGCAGCCGGAAGAAATCCATAAGCATTTCGAAATCGGCCCGGTCAAAGATGTGGAAGGAATTATTCTCGGCCAGTTGGATAAAGAAGGCAAGGAAGCCATTTGTTTGGCAAACAACTCTCCCGGCAACAGAAACATCATGATTTTTGGTTCCCCCGGTTCCGGTAAGTCCTACGGCTTTGTTCGGTCTGCTGTATTCCAGTCAGTTAAGAACCAAGCCTCCATGGTCATTACTGACCCCAAGGGCGAAATTCACAATGATATGCGCAAGTTCCTTTTGGATAACGGATACGAAGTAAAGCTGTTCGACCTTGTTGACCTGCTGTATTCCGATTCATGGGACTGCGTATCCGAAATCATTGACCCTAAAACAGGCAATGCAAACGAACTGCGTATTGCCGAATTTGCAGATGCTATCATGAAGAACTCCGGTGAAGGCGATGAGTTCTGGGACGGCGGCGAAGCCAACCTTTTGAAAGCTATCATCTTCTATCAAGCATATCGAAATGAAAGTGCCAAAGTAGAAAAGTTCACCAAGTCTATTATTGAACTCTGTAAAGACCTCTCTATCGATAGCAATGACTGCCAGCAGTTCATTACTATCATTCAGGATGAATCTACTATTATGAATGATAAGTATTACTGCGTAAGAGAACTTGCAAAGAGAAAGGCCGAGCAAGACCTCGAAAACGGGCAGCGTGACAGCGCTATCGATGCCTCGTTGACCAGCGATGAATATGTATCGGCATGGGTCGAAAAGTACATCGCAGACATCGATGACTGGGTAGACCGCCGCGCACCGCTTCATATCGATGAAATTTATCGTCTGCTTTTGAACAATGACCTTGCAAAATGGGAAGAGTGTTTCAAGGACATTCCTCTGGATAATCCCGCACAGCTTGCATGGTCAATTTTCAAGCAGAACTCTGATAATGCAAGACCTCAGTTCATCACAGGACTTGGTCAGCGTATGCAGCTGTTCCAGATGCGCGATTTGCGCCGTATTCTTCGCAACAAAGATATCGACCTCGCTTCGATTGGCGACCATCCTTCCAAAAAGAAGACGGCCTTGTTCTGCGTTATGTCTGATAAGAGTGCAGCCATGAAGCCTATTACTTCTTTGCTGTTCAACTTCCTGTTCAAGGATATTTCCGACGCAGCAGATACCTATGGCCCCAAGACCCGTAATACAGTAAACATGATTCTGGACGAGTTCGTTAACATCGGTATGATTCCGAACTTTGAAGTTCTGATTTCTACCGTTCGTTCTCGTAAAATCGGTATCTTTATGATTTGCCAGACATACTCACAGCTGCAGGAGACATACGGTGAGACAAACGCCGAAACCATTATCGGTTGCTGTGATACTCTGTTGTGCCTTGGTGTTAACGATAAAACGACTGCTGATTTCATTTCTTATAAGAGTGGTGTCATGACAGTCGTATCCAAGAGCGTCAAGGATAATCGTCCTACGGTTCTTGGCTATCGTCCTATGAATCAGGGATATTCCTTATCTCTTGGCGAAGGCAAGCGTAATGTCATCAACCCCGATGAAGTTATGGCGATGCCTTTTGAGAATGTTTTGCTTTTCAGACAGCACGCAAAAGTGCTGAAAGCCAACAAGTTTGGCTATAACCTACATCCGATGTTCAAGGAGTTTGCCGTCAAGAACGAAAAAGGCGAACTCGAACTTGAACAGATGCCTATCATCAGCCTTCTGCCAAGCCGCAAGAAATATGCAGCGACAGAAGACAGAGACGCATTCAGTGCCGGTACCAACAAAGTCAAGACTGGTGCCGATTTCTTGAGTGTGGCAGCAAGCAATCAGGAAATTGCTTCTACACAGAGCACGGAGAGATTCCGTCAACAACAGAAGCGTACCGAGATTCCGTCTGCTGCCGATATGATGAGCAGTACCGTAAAGACCGAAACGAACACAGCAGGGAAGGGGACTGCTGCTCAGTCCAAGAAGAAAAACAAGTTTGGCATCTAATCCCCTTATATAACGCGCAAGACCTTATCCGTTTTTGGGTAAGGTCTTTTTCTTTTGTTATTACCGTCCCCACACGGTAATGTATATAAATTTCTATTTACAGAAAGGTAAAGTTTATCATGGAAGATACTATGAATCTGAATACTCCCGAAGTGGCTGAGGCTGCTGTCGAGACCCCCGTTGACGAAGAGGCCGCTTTCGCCAATACCGCCGAAGAGGTTGCTGCCAATCCCGATTTCGTTGCCGCCGACACCGCTTCCAATGAAGAAGATGGTGATGCTAAGACTGAGGCTGTTGACGAAGATGCTCCCGAGGAGAACGCAGAAGCTGCTCCTGAGCGCCGTCTTCCCAAACTGGGCCGTTATGTCGATTCCGGCAACGACCTGATTGAAGCACAGATGCCCGATATGGTTCAGGCTTCCGATGAGGACGAAATGCGTCGTGCTATCCGTCAGCATCGCGTTCTGTATGCAAAGGTCGTTGCTATCGAGCCCATGGGCGATGGCATCAAGATTGTTGCAAAGCGCAATACCATGCGTGTCGTGTTTGTCCCTGAAGATTTCTTCAAGTACAGCCTGATGAAGGATATGGATGGTCTGAGCAACGAAGAGAAGACCATTCGCTACAAGCGCAAGGCCAACCGCATGCTCGGCGCTGTCATTTCCTTCATCCCCCGCGATGTCGGCTACTTCACCGATGATTTCGGCACTCGCATTCCTTTTGCCGTTGGTTCTCGCGCCGACGCGCTTGCTCAGCTGCAGAATCGCTACTTCTTCCGCGCTACTCCTCAGACTCGTGTCGAGGTCGGCAGCACCACTACCGCCAGCGTTCTGTCCTGTGGCCCCCGCTATGTCATCGTCGAGGCTTTTGGTGTTGAAGTGAGCATGGGTACCGGCGCACTGTCTGCATTCGAGTATATCGAAGATGCCTCCAAGAGCTTCAAGGTCGGCATGGGTATTCCTGTTGCCGTCGAAGCACTGGAAGTGGATGCTCGCGCAAAGACCGTCAACATCCGCGTCAGCCATTCTCTGCTGGAGCGTATGTCCGCCAAGGTTGAGGGCGTCAGTGAATCCATGATTGGTGGTCGTTATCTGGCTACCATCGTCAACGTCACCGACAAATACTACCATGTGGTTCTCGATGGCCTGAAGATTCGCGGCGTTATCCCCAAGACCCAGAACATCTCCAACGAGATGCTGATGATTGGCGATAAGGTTTCTATGCTGGTTCGCTACATCAACAAGGAGCAGGCGCTGGTCATCGGCGGCTGCCATAAGATTTAACCGAAACGCCCACTAACACAATCACTTAGTTTGGTTCCGGAGGATGGTGGGGTCCTTCGGAACCTGTTGCTTATAAAAATTGGATGCCTCCACGTGGCAAGCAACGGGCAACATTACGCCACACCGTAATGGCTAAATCCAAAGAACTTTGAAAACTCAGATTTCTTCAACATCAACACTTTTATCCTTAGAGATAAAGCGATGGCAAACACAACCGGACTCAGCAATAGCACGTTCCTCCTCATCCAGATGGCTGCAGCTCTCCTCGCGCCAGCTTTCGTCGGCCATCATAACATCCTCGAAACTAACAGTATTATTCATCATATCATTCATCATCGTAATAAACTCCTCTTTGTTTCTATACTTATATTATACCACAAATCAGTGTAATAGTCAACTGCGGCAGAGAGGAAGAAGGGAGATATATTAAATATGGGGAACCATAACGAACAAGAAGTATTTAGCCCTACGACTAAGTACGGAAGCGTGGTATATAACGGATTCAGCGAGAACGCGACATATCTGATTTCATTTCAAAAAAATTTGTTTTTCATGGGCGTTGTATGCACAGTTGTAATGAACTGTAAGCAGCCAAAAAAAATATTCTCCATGCTCACCAAAAACAACATAGCAAACGACGAATGCAAAAACATCAATGTGAGATTTTTAAGCCAGTCTCAGGTTGGAGTTACATTCCGTGGCATTGTAGAGTATCAGGAAAACAAGGTAAATACAAAAAACGAATGTATCAGATGCGCCGATGTATACCTTAAAGAAGCAAGACGAATCGTTGCAAAATGCGGAGGTATCAACTGATTATGGCACAAAGAAAGGTATATTACATTCCAGATAACTTCGTTGACGATGAAAAGATATTCGGCGGTAAGTTCCGGAAGAGAAATTTTATAGAAGCTGTTATTTTTACACTTCCTGTGCTTGGGCTTTTTTGGCTCATTAACTGGGCAACGGGAATAGGCTGGGGAACGCTTTTCTATCCTACATTTCTTTTTGGAATCGCCACATTCTTTCTTTTCATTATCGGATATAACGGTGATTCATGGGGCGAAACTTTGCTCCTTGCACAAAAATTCCGTTCTAACAAATTCAACATTTCCACCTATAACCCGCGTGTCAAAACCGAATTAACTGCTGATTATCTCGCCAATCCGAATGCAAACTCCAAAGCCGAGGCTATCCGCAATTTCATTAAAAACCTTAATGATGTACTTGCTGGTGCAAGAGGACAGAGTGAGATTGCTGATGATTTGACCAGTGATAAAACCATTCTCTGGTATGTTGAAGATGAAGGTATTATCGAAAAGCCTGAATCTTTAAAGACTGCCGCAGAAATCAAGCAGGAAGAAAAGGATGCCAAGAAAGCGGCTAAACTGGAAAAGAAAAAGCAGAAAGAGTATCTCAGCACATTGGGACCCAAAGAACGCAAGATTGCAAAAGCCAGATTTAAAGCACAGGCTCTTGAAAAAGCTGAGCGTGACCGCAAACGCCGCGAAGAAGAACTTCGCATCTATAATGAGGCTATTGCGAAACGCGAAAAGGAAGAAGCTGAAAAAGCCAAAGAAGAACAGACTTTGTCACAGCTTGAGAAGGACAAGGAGAGCAACAAGAAGCTTTCTGCTCGGCAAGCCGCTGCTCAACGCCGTGCTGAGATAAAGAAGCTTCGCAGAGAAAACACACTAAGAGAAAAAGAAGAAGCAAAGGCCGCAAAGAAAAAAGCCAAAGAGGATGCCTTAGCTAAGAAGCAGGCGGAGAAAGAAGCTAAGAAAAAAACATCTCCAAAGAAAAAACAAGTAACCCGAAATAAAGCTGTGGTTGCTGCCGCTCCTTCTGTACAGCAAAAGGAAGAACCTAAAAAGCCGTTACTTATCAATCTCGATAAGGTTTCCAAGAAAGAAAAACAGCAGGCAACCCAGCAGACGGCCGCACCGTCTGTGCAGGAGCAAAAGCCGCAAAAATCGCAAAAGAGTGCGATTGATAACATCTTGAAAAAGGAAGCCAAAAAGAAAGAAGAGCCTGCCAAGGAAGAAAAACAGGCAGAGAGTAAGACGGAAGCCATCAAACCTGAAAAGAAAGAGCCCGCTATTGTTCCTGTCGTAAAAGCGAGTTCCGTTCAGGAACAGACTACCGAAAAGCCTACACATCAACCTGTAAAGGCTCCACAGAAAGAAGAAGTCACCGTTACAGATAGCAAAAAAGCTGATGTTCGCGAGGTCCCTGATTTGTTGGATAGTCATAATGTGTTTTATGGCATTGGCGCAAGCCAAGGGAATGAATTCGTGCTGGATGATGATGAGAAGGGAGGAAACAGTTTATAATGTTTGGAAAAAATAAAAAGGAACAGAACGATGTAGATAAGTACCTTTCCAAAAAGCAGCGTAAAGCTATTGCTCGCGAGGAAAAGGATAGAATCGACCGCCAGAAAGCTCTCGAAGAAATCAAGTATCGCGAAATCAAGGGTACACAGGAAATGCTCCCTGTTTACGATACCTATCAAGGTGTTATCGTAACCCGCGATGGACATTTCTGCAAGATTATGGAAGTTAAACCTCTCAACTTCATGTATCTCTCTCCGCAAGCGCAGAACAACATTATCAGCCTGTTCAGCCAGATGCTTTCGGCAACACCTTATAATATGCAGCTCATTTCCTACGCTCGTAAGGCAGATGTGGATTCTATGATTCGTGCTGTCGAAGACCTCAAAAAGAACGAAATGAATCCCGCATGTTTCCAGATGCAACAGGAATACGAAAACCTTCTTCGTTATAGAGCCGCGCAGAACGGCGTTACTCGCCGCTTCTTTGTCGTTCTTGAATTCAAAGCAGACCTGCAGAATGATGGCACAGATATCAATAAGGTTGTTGGCGATTTGAACGCAGCAGCAAGTAGATGCCGTGGATACCTTGAAGACGCAGGCAACCAGTTTATTCCTACCTGTGAGACGGATGAAGGCGTGTGCGACATTCTCTACCAGATGATTTGCCGTAAGGAAAGCGAGACGGTAGCGTATGATGTTCATGCACGCGAAGTTTTCCTGAAATACGAAAAAGCGGTTGTTGAACAGGGGCTTGGCTCTATGCCTATCATCACAGCGCCCGAAACCATTGCTCCTAACTGGATGGATTTCTCTCACTACAACTACGCTGTCATTGATGATAAGTTCTACACATTCGCCTATATTTCCGATACCGGTTACGAAAAGAATGTGACTGCCGGATGGTTGAATCAATTCATCAATAGCGGCGAAGGCGTTGATGTCGAGATTTTCTTAGACCGTCACACACGCGATGAAGTTTACAGCAAAATTGGTTTCAACGTCAAACAGAAAAGAGCAAAATCTCTTGATAGCCATGATACGGATTCCGACTTCCACGAAATCCAGAACGCCATCGGTGCTGGTTCTTATCTGCTGGATGGATTGGCTGCTGGCGAAGATTTGTTTTACGCCAGTGTTCTTTTTACTATCACTGCCGATGACTTGACAGAACTTGAACGGCGTTTCCATGAATTTGAAAAGAACGCAAAGGGTTCCGGATACAAGGTCGTCAGATGCGATTTCAGAATGCAGGAAGCCTTTATGTCTTCCTTGCCTACATGTTCTCTCGAAAAACAACTTTATAAACATTCTAAGAGAAATGTTCTGACCTCTGGTGCTTCGTCTTTTTATCCTTTCGTATCCTTCGAAATGCAGGACCCGAACGGTATTATGATTGGTACCAATACGGCAAACAACTCCTTGGTTATCATTGATGTTATGGATAGAAACATCCATCGTAACTCCAATGGTGCTATTCTTGGAACATCCGGTTCTGGTAAGACATTTACCTCTCACTTGTTCGCACTTCGTTTCCGTATGCGTCGAATTCAGACATTCATTCTGGCTCCTGTTAAGGGCGAACGCGACTACGGTAACGGTTGTTATCGAGTTGGTGGACAGTTCGTATCGATGTCTCCCGGCTCTCCCAATCACATCAATATCATGGACATTCACGCACCTGACCTTTCCAACATCGATTCCTTGGGCGACGATGACGCCAGTAATGCAGCACAGATTTCTTTGCTTGCACAGAAATCTCGTACCATTCTTACATTCATCAAGCTTCAAGCACCTGACCTCACATTGGAAGAAGAACAGCTTGTTGACGGTTGCGTATATGAAACTTATGGGCGTTTCGGTATTACCGAAGATAATATGTCCATCTATAAGTTTGGTACAAGCGAGTACAAGGAAATGCCCATTCTTGAAGATTTGTACAATACCATGAAGAATGTGCCAGAACTTCGCCGCGTCTGCAATATCTTCAAACCTCTTATTAGCGGTTCGCTTTCTTCGTTTAACAACCATACAAACGTTGACCTTAGCAATCTCTACATTGTTTTCGACTTCGATGCGTGCGACGGCAAAAACAAAGTCATGGCTCTTTTTATTGTTCTGGATTTCTGTTGGAGCAAAATCAAAGAAGATTCCAGTAAACAGAAAGCCATCTTCATTGATGAGGCTTGGAACCTTATCAGTAAATCGTCCAACGAAATGTGTGCCGATTTCATCAAGGAAATCTTCAAAACCATTCGTGCTTACAATGGTGCTGCTTTCGTAATGACACAGAACGCTTCCGACTTCTTTACGATGAACGGCGGCGAATATGGCCGAGCAATCATTACGAATGCTGACACAAAGATTATCATGCAGTTGCCGGAAACGGAAATCGAAATCCTGCGCACTGCTGTTCAGCTTACTGACGATGAATGCAATAAAATCCAGCAGCTCCATCGTGGTTCTGGACTCGTGATTGCAGGAAGCAGTAAACTGTTCGCCGACTTCACAGCTTCTGATTTTGAGGCCGAGGTTATCTCTGGCGATATCAAAAAGTCAAAACGCTAAAAACAATGACGCAGAATCGAAAAATTCTGCGTTTGCTGCACAGTATGAGCACCTCCACGTTGGTGTGCGGCGGATAACGGGAAATCTCGTTAACAGAGCTCATAAAACCACCTTATTTTGACGTCGACTGAAGACATTTTTAAATCAGCTTAGTCTACGTCGAAATCCGAACAGATTTATGCGTTAACACGCGCATAAAATATAACATTTCTATTTTTGACGCAGACTGAAAAAGAACGTTCACTCAAAAATAGAAAATCACTCAAAAACAAGAATTTGGAGGTTTTTATCATGGCTGCTGCTCATAACACTGTAATTAAGAAATTGCTTCATGATTTCGGGGCTCTTCCTGCTGAACTGGTGGCAAAATATCTCACTATTATGTTTGGTGAGTCCATGACTTTGCCGCTGGCAAATCAGACAATTTATGCGGCTGTACGTGAATTTGTGTGTTATCAGAAGGACGGATACCTGCTTGCCAACAGCTTCGTCAAAATCGACAGCAAAATCGAATCCGGCGCACGCGCTTTCTGTGTTTTCCTCGAATTCATGGAGCATGTCCCCGGATTCACTTATTGCCGCCCGTCTTCTCCGTGGCAGTTGGCGTTCGTTGCTGGCGATGTTACTTATTATATCGTTAATATTTCGCGTGGCAGCGAGTATCAGATGGGTACCATCCTGAACAGCTTCGGCGCTGATGAAGATTTGCTCAAAAATTCACGTAGAATCGGCATTCTTGAAAACGGAGCCGATATGTCTCTTGTTCCTTACTGTGGTATTATGCAGTTCTGCACAGTTGACGATAACTATGACATTAAGGTGTACGCACCCGAAGACCGCAACACCATCGAAAAGGCATGGGCAGATGTCCAGCGGAACTAATAAATTCCTGTCGAACCCAGGCGATTCTGGCATCCTGTTTGAGGGAGCGGAATCGCCTTCTTTTTGTATGCAGGATAAATTCGACAGCGCAGCAAAGCATATCAATGAAGCACAAAAATATATCGAAGAACCGCAGAAAAGCACGATAAAGGCGCAAAAAGCAATCCATGAGCTTCTTTTGGCGCAATATGCACTTCGAGATATCATCAATTCAAGTGATATGCCACGCACAGAAAGAATGCGGTTGGAATCCCAAAGCGTACCTGATTCTTTATGTTCCGTAGCGCAAATAAATAACGGTATATTGCAAATTTCATATCCGTTTCTGCTTGGAACATACAGTAATTCAGATTCGAATGATTCATCAGCCACATTTATTGAGAAAAGTATTGGCGTAATGACACGCAATAAGCTCGATTTATTTCTCTATGACCATCCGAATTTGGCCTTTCCGGATGGTTTCCTGTACCTGATTTTTAAGAGATTTATCCCTCAAAACGGAAACAAATTGCTTGTCTGTGATAGCAATAATATGGAAACAGGGGCTATCACAAACGCAGTTTCGCAGGCTATCGGCAGGTCAGATAATGCCTATTCTATGGGGTTCGTTTATACAGCATCTGTTGACGAATATCCGCACACAGAAGTGACGCTTATACAGGCGTCTGACCTTCCTGAATGGCACAGATATATGGGTACCTGAACCCAAGGAAAATCAACACTAAAAATGTAGATTTTTATGGATATGTATTCGGGTACCCAAAAATATCAACATTTCACACACCAAAATAATGCGGTGTTATTGCACTTAACGCATTTTCTTTGCGTTGAGGTATGGAAAGGAGGGAACGCCTGAAATATGCCAAAGCCGACCAAGGTAAGAATCCTCGAATATCTATACACAGTGAGTAGTATTCCGAGAAAGCAATTAAAGCTGGCATTTCAAGATGTGGCTTATAACACAGTATTCAGAGCAACGAAAGAACTTCTGGATTCTGGTTATATCGAATTGCTCTCGGTATCAAAAGGACCAACCAGAATCAAGATTACAAAAGCTGGCATGGATTATCTTTCAAAACAAAAAGATGCAGTTATGCAAGCGAATATCCGAAGCACAGTAACATCTTCAAGCAAGAAAGAGCGTATCGAACGAGTTCAAAAAACGATTGATATGTGTGTGGCTTCTGGAATCAAAACGTCACAGACATCTAATATCAGTTTTTCTATTTTCTCACAAAAGGAACAAGACGAAGATACTGTTATTGAGTTCTCCAACTTGTTTGTTGATGAGGCTGTATTCTTTAGAGCTGACGAAATCACGAAAACAATCAAGGCAGAGAATACTTTCGGTGAGGAAATTACACAAACGCAAAGCAGAGTTACAGGGTTGATAATCAATAAAAATGGCTTATGGTTTGTTTATCATTCTCTCGATAAGTTGATGAAGTTCACAAAACAAATTGAACTCACATTCACAGAAGCTGTTATCCGGTTTATGGAATCAAGTTGGTTGGTTCAGCAATATCCAAACTTCTTTGGATTCTTATCCGCAAAGCCAAAAGCCATCATCATTGGAAACACGCCGTCCATGCTTCCGAAAATCTTTACCGGTAGAAAATGGGGCGAAACGGAATCCGATAACAAACAAAAGCAAAAAATAGCTGCTCAAATGGGTTCCTATGAAAACTTGAAATTCATTTACTCGTCCATCGAATTCGTGCCGAATAACGATTGCGGGCGAAACTATCTGCACAGAACTGTTTACATGACACAAGCTGAAATGCTTGATATGTGTAAGACATGGGCGACCAAATTTGATTATGATTGCGTAGCCGCCAACGGCATGTTCCAACTTATCCATACGGGTACCTCTACACGCGTAGCCATTTTACTGACGCTTAACTTCGATATGCTAATCCATATCAGAAATTTACCGGAGGGTACCTCAATCATCATTGATAAGGTCATGGCCGAAGCAGTAAGCCGTGTGCTTGGCGCATCTCTTGTCTCTGCATACGACTTTAATCTCAATAAGCTCACTCCTCATAAATACAACAACAATGGCATTCGTTGTGACGGTATCAACCCTCTCACAAAAAAAGGACATCTGGAATAGATAGAATACGGGTACCTGAATGCCGGGTACCCTTTTGTTATCGCGTAGCCCCATACACAGAGAAAAAACAGAGATAGAAGAAAATACTCTGTTTAATTCTGTGTCGTAAAGAGAGAAAGGAGAAAGTCCCATGAATAATAACCTCGAAGCAGGCGAGTTCAATATTGAGCTCAAAGAAGAAGAACCCGTCTGGATGGATAAAAAACGGTATACAATTTTCGCATTGCCGATTTCCTTCACCACCTATTATTTGACTCCAACAAAGATTCTCATCGAATCCGGATTATTTACTACAAGAGAAGATGAAATCATGCTTTACAGAATCAGAGACATTTCTGCGACGCAAAACATCTTTGAAAAGTTAAATAAAACAGGTACGATTCGAATCTGTTCTTCTGATGTAGGAACACCGGAACTTTTGATTCAGCATGTCAAGAATCATCGAAAAGTCAAAGAGGCAATTTCGCAGGCAGTGGAAAAAAGCCGGAAGGAAAACGGAATCAAAACGACAGAGATGCTGAGTCCACATCATAACCATGACGAGATGCCTCCGATGATGGAATGCCCGTTTTAAAATTTCAAATTGAAAAAATGGAGAGAAGCCATGAGTATGATGGAAGCAGTGTTTAAAAAGCAAAGAAAAGCCTTTGAGAAGCAAGTGGAAGAACAGAACAGAGAATACAGAAAGCCTCAGAAAATCAATATTGAAAGAAATATTCAGTATGGCGAAGATAAACTTCAAACCTTCGACATGATATTTCCAACAGACGCAAAACCGGATATTCCCGTCATCATCAATATTCATGGCGGAGGACTTGTAATGGGTGATAAAGACTTCAATACAAGATTCAATATCAGGATGGCGCAGAACGGGTACCTTGTAATCAGCGTAAATTATAGACTGGTTCCGGAGGTGACTGTATTTGAGCAGATGCAGGATGTAATTGACGGAATTGAGGCAGCAAGAAAACACCAAGAAGAAGAAAGAGAAGTTCTGCGAGCCATATGGGGCGTAACGGAAGATGAAATAAACCAAATCAACAAAAGAAAATCAAAGAGAGATTATGATTGGGGCGTTCCCGTATACCTGACGGCAGATAGTGCAGGCGCGTACCTTGCGTTGTATATTCTCGCTGTTCAAGGCAGTCCTGAGGTGGCGAGAGAATTCAAGGTAAGACCAATGACGACAAGAATCACAGCTGCTGCATTTATTAGTGGAATGTTCTACACAACCAGAAAAGATAAGATTGGCTTGTTTATGCCGAAGTACCTGTATGGGCGCGGATATAAAAAAGCCGGATTCTATCCGTATATCAACCCCACCAATCCAGAAATCATCAAGTCACTTCCGGCAACGCTGTTTGTTACCAGTAGAAGCGATATGCTGCACTCGTATACGATTGATGTTTATGAAGCTGCCAAAAAGCACGGAAGATATTGTACATTGATTGATTATCCAAAGAATAAGCAGTTGACGCACGCGTTCAGTGTGTTCTATCCAAGTCTAAGCGAAAGCGTTCATTTAATGGACGAGATATGTGAGTTTTTTAACAGCAATAAGATAGCTTATCGGTAAAATGCATTCATCCTTTATTAAACAGTCATTCAAAAAACAAGAGCGATGAACGGGTACCTCATAAAACTGGTACCTTATCCCATAGAAACAGGGTAGGGGAGACAGGGATAAAATGGGACATGTAACTATCAAAACAAAAGTCATTGCGCTGGCTGTGCTGGTTGTCGGAGTTATCGGCAGCTATAATGTCAGCGTAAAAGGGCTATTACAGAAAGATATGCAGACGCAAACGGTAGATACAGTTCTTGAATTCCAAAGGGAGATTCTGAGAAGAGACATTGCAAGGTATCCTGTTGAGGTAATGCTCGAAAACGCCAAGCATCAGATTGTTCAAAAAGAAGAAGCTGCAAAACTGGCAGTTCAACAGGAAGAAGAAAGACAGAGAATCCTGAATTCAACAACATATGTGTGGAGTGAGGTATCTACACCAACCTATGGACAAAGCTACGCATCTATAACTTGTGACGAAATTGGACTCAGTAGCAGGTTATATTGGGGAGACGACCAGTCCATGATAAACACCGCGCAAGGTGTTTATGAGTATACGGGTACCTCGCAAATCGGGTACCCCGGATGTCATCTTCTTGCAGCACACAATAGCAGCGTGTTTTCGCTGTTACAATACGCAAGTGTCGGGGATATTTTTACCGTAACAACAGAATATGGCCGATACGCCTATGAGGTCGATTCCTGCCGAAGCGGGAATGTAACGGCAGATGCGGGAACGATTGTAGCGAGTGACGGCACTGTACTTGTGAATCTCGGAGACTCAGATGACAGGCTCTACATGTATACCTGTTATCCGTTCGGATATTATGGGGCAACGAATCAAAGATATGTTGTAAGAGCAACCTTGATTCCGGAAAGCGAGACGATAAATCTGAGCGCATTGCCCACAGACGATGATGACTACGTGAGTATAAATAAGGAATAAAGAAAAGAGGGCAGCTTTGTGAACCACGAAAACATAAAGGTGCGGAACGAGCAGATACTTAACGATTATGTTGCAGGAATGTCTGTAGAGGCGATTTCTGAAAAGTATCAGCTGAGCAGTTATCATTGTTATAGTATTCTACGGCAGCTGGATTACAGAAAATATGAGCGCACTGCTGTAAAGTCCAGAAGCCCGTTTCCAGATAGAAACCGGCAAATCATTGATGAATATCGCAACGGCGTTTCGGCTACCGAGTTGACAAAAAAGTATAATCTGAGCCGTGCGAGAGTTTATAAGATTCTGAGTCATTCTGATGAGTATGTAAGTCATCGCGTATCTGGCGTGCTAACTTTGCGTCGTGCGAAGATAATTGAACGCAACAAGAAAATCATAGCAGATGTGAAGACACATCCGGATATTCCAATTACAGAGATTGCTTCCAAGTACAATATCTCTCCAAGCATTGTTTACACAGTTCTGCGCACTCAATAAAAAAGCAAAGAAAAACATCTCGTCAAGGATTAAATATAGATAATTATCTCAAAAAAAAGTAAAGCCCCGGAATTTCGAAGAAAACACATAGATTATTGTTTTATTACACAGTAAAGGAGGTGCAGATGCAATGTTTGAATTTGCAGCAAGCTCTATTCTTGGCGCAAAACGCTTCGTTGGCGTCAATGAAAATCAAGAAACCGAAACTTTGCTCAGGCAGAACTACACCATCGAGGAGCTGGAATCAATGCAATTCGTTGGTGAAGAACAACCACTTATCAAAAGAAACGGTGTCATCTTTATTCGTGACGGCACAGTTGTGCGAAGATATAACGCGAAAAGCGGAAATTGGGAGTTTATGTTTATCCCTCGTTACACCTGAATCGAGTAAACACAAAAAAGGAGAAACGCTGAATAACGCGTTTTGTAAAACGATGGCAAAAGAAATTGTTCGCAAAGAACCAGATAAGAAGTATCTCGGACAGCCATGTTCTGTCACGTGTGTGGGTACAGCGTATGACCATATACATACATGGCCTTTTACGATTATCAAACCGGAAGGAATGAGATATGACGGGTACTTGAGACTAAGGGATATGAACCAATTTGCTCGCGAGTATCTTCCTATTGCAAAAAGGATAGATTTCAAAAAGAACGAACGCCCACGGCTAAAAGAATTTTTGCAGACAAACGAGACACGTTGCTGTATATGTGTTCTCGGCCATTTTCTATATGCAGATGCGCAGACATACTGGTCGTTCTTTGATAATGACGATGATAAAGTAATTGCTGTGTGGTATTTGAGAGTACCATCTGCGGAAAATATGAAAAATGGAAGCGGTACGCAATAAAAAAGCATCTCAGAAATGTTTGGATAGTGGCCGAAAGATTGATGGCACGCTGCCGATACCTGACAAGAACTTTGCAGAGTATATTGCTGCGGCAGGTGCAGGAGCTTGGGTACCTCGGCATTTCACGATTAAAAGGAGGAGGAAATCATGGCAGCCAAAAAGGATAAGATGATTCCGTCTGAGAAAGAACGGAAAAGAGCACTGAAATATGCGACCCCGGCAGGTACAGGCCGGATGTGGGTAACAATGGGAATCGCCTTTATAATTTTCGGCATTATCTTACTGCTGATTCCGATTGGCCTTGTCATCTCGGAGGCATCAGCGCAGAGATACGACCCAGAAAGCATCCATACGGCAACACTTGTATTCTATCTGCTTGGCGCATTTTTTGGTTTCTGCGGATGTTTTTGCGTTATCTTTGGCAAGCTTGCCGTCAAAGCATTTGCTAAGATGCTAAGTAAAGGTGAAATTAACTATCCGGTAGCGGAATACAAAACACCTAAGAAACTGCTGCTTCAAGAAGCGGCAGCCATCAATCAAAGTCCTAACGCTCCGCTTACCGCTTCCACATTCGGGAACTGGATTGATTTTGAAGCCGATTGGCAAAACTGCCTTTCCATTCACAATGGCATCTTGCAGAGTCATCAGATTTTCAAAAAACTGATTCTCGTACAAGACAATTTTACTTACAAAGAGCTGGACTACGAGAATAACTCGGAACTCGGCGTCGGAGTCAAAACATTCGCCGTAGGAAGCACAACGACCATCGGCAAAATGAAAGGCCACAAGCTCATTTATAATATCGGCATGAATCTTTCCAATGGAAAGCTTGGAGTTAACAGCTATTCCATCAATACGGTAGACGTCACGAATGAAGTACATAAGTGGTTAGCTGACCACGGATATACACGTGTTGAATAAGAAATAAGAAAGCCCCATCCGTATAGGACAGGGCTTTCTGTTTACTGTAACGCAGTTTATCAAAATTGTATAAACTGCAATGCGGAGTTGTGCGCCTAGACATAACTTTCTCCGTTCTTATTTCAATCATATTTATTTTAGCACGAATCAGCACGGAAATCAATATTAGCCATAAACAAAAATCAAATTTCATGGAGGACAATACGAGTGATTTCCAAAGAACTATTTTGTAAGACTGTCGCAGATATTCAGACACAGGATACGAGAATGAATGAGTTTGGCGATGCACTCAATAAAATCTGCGATACATCCGTAGTTTTTGATGTCAACAATCTGTATCTGACTGCCCTGCTGCGAATTCTCAAAGAAGAATTGAACGATAGAGCCGACATCATTCAGTGGTGGCTCTACGAAGATGTACGCAAGTGTATCTGGTATGACTTTCAGGATGGTCGTCGGATGCGTTACGATATGCCAACAGCTGAAACGCTATATGACTATCTTACAATTCCATTTGAGAAGCTCAACCTCGTCAAAGAGGAGGATGAAAAATCGGATATTTGCGGAGGTGAGTCATGAAGATGATTTTTTGTGTCGTCCTGATAATAGCAGCGGTCTGCATCGCAGCACTTGTCTGCTATGTGGTATCCGGGAAGGTGTTGCAGGAAAAAATCAAAGAAAGAGATACCAAGAAAGCCGTTCTTGCAAAGAAGAGCAAACGCTGGCACGAAAAAGCCGTAAAGCGGTTCAAGACAAAACCCAAAAATAACCAGGAATCAGAAGATGAGTTCAACAACAAGGGTGCTTATGAAACACTCGTTTTGACGGAAGAGGAACATAGACAGTTTGACGAAGCAGAAAACGAGATAGATGGGCTGACTGATAAGATACGGCAGTTGGAGGAAATACACAGCGTCACCTACAGAGCGATATTTGTTTGCTCGGTCTTATTCGTTGCATCATTACTCGTTTTTACAATTACCGGATTGGTGCAAGCCTAAGAGGAGAAAATAGCATGAAAATTTTGACAAAAGAAGTCTTGGCAGAATTTATTGCGGATTCCAATCAAATCTATATTGCCGGAATGTTGAGCGACAAGATAGAAGGCGTATCGTTTTATGCAGAGTTCATCCGCAAACCCATGATTCAGAAAAAACATAAGGTAGAACTTCTTTACAGCGCAGTGAGCGATGTTCAGGATGGGCAGGAAGAAGAAAACATCAGCCTTTTCCACGATGAGCTCAATTTTATGGGTTACATTGTAGACAATGAGACATTTTATTTGTTTGATGCCAAGAAGGAAGATGTTGAACAGCTCAAATTGTTTGGATTCGAGGCAGGTGATATGCCTGAGAATCTAAAAGAGATAATGAAGAACGAAGTAGAGGAGTATATTCGCAATAAGTATATTCCCACAGAAGCAAGCGTCGCTTTGTTTTTTGTACAACGGCCAGAGCAGGAGATAAGAGATGCAACAATTTCCGCTGCGCATAGTTTCGTGACGGGAGAGAAAGTGAATATGGTTGAGCGTTTTATCATAAACGCCAATCTTTGCGATGAAGCCGCGTATGCTTTTTGGCTTGCGGACAAAGATAATTGGCTCGAATCGCTGCTGCAGATGCGTAAATACAAAAATGACTATTACGATGTCGTCGATGACAGGAGCATGAAGGAAACTGTTGTTTACGAAAAAGTCATGGAACGGATTCTCGCAGATAGCATCGAATCTGACGAAAAGTATCTCCGCCTCAAAAAGCTGTTTGAACTCATCAAGGATTACAAGGATGTCAAATTGCTTATCAAGCGTCAAGCAAAAGATGAAAAGCCGGTCGTTGCCCATTGTGATGTGTTCTCTCTGACATACATCAATACATTCAAACAAAATGGCTTGTATCTGCGTGACGGAGAACTCTGGCTCAATCCGAGTGCCGAACCGTTCTTCTCTATACAAGATGCGCTCGATTTCATCCCGCTTGAGAATATCTGCGGAGTTCTTCTTCCCAGCGGCGAGGTTTACCTATAATTCGAGAGGTAACACAAAATGTTCAGTATCAGCTTACTTATTATTGCGGCGGCCATCGTATACATGGTCGAGGCATACATCCATACCTATTACGCCGTAGAGTATATGCACGGAACATCTTTGTTTTTTGTGCTGCTCGCGCAGTACGGTGTTCCTGTCCTTTTCCTCCTTTTGTGTGTACATATCATCTATAAACAAACCGAGAAGAAAAGAGAAAAAAAGCAGAGTGAAACAGACACGCAGGCAGAATCTAAAGAAGAGAAATACCTGACACAAATCAATGCTGTAGTCGGAACGAAAACCATATTCTCTGAACAGGCAGACCAGATGCGGTATCAAGTCAGACGGTTCGGACTGAAGATGGCTACAGCATACAGCATGACACAGGACAGCAAGACTTCCGGTGAGCAGGCAAAATGTCTGATATTACTTGCATCAGCGGAGAAGATTTTTTATGACCGTTTGGATGATGCGATTCGTTCTGCGTCCATGTTCGACGAAAATGAGTACAAAGCATTTTGCAAAGGCACAATCTCGTTCGGAGATAAGGAAACAGCACAAAAGAAAAAGGAAATCTATAACGGGATTATAGATACCATCAATAAAGTAATACATGATAACGAACGGTTGATTTTAAGACTCGACTCGCTCGCCTATGCACTGAATCAGCGTTCGGCGCAAAACCCGTGGGATACGGATGTTGTGCTCGCAATGTCAAAGTTGGATTCTGTTATCAGCAAAACGGCTAATGACATTAAACAAGACGAAGAAATCAGTAAAGAAGTGATGCGTCGATTTGATGCATTAAAGTAAAGGAGAAAACTATGAAAAAACAAATTTGTGCTATTGCTGCTGTCGCTGCAGCAACCATACTTCTGACTGGATGCGCTGCACACAAACAGAACAACGCTTCAGAACAGACACCTACGACACAGACCCAAAGCAGCACCGCTTCGTCTGTTAGTACAGAGACAACACCAGCAGGGGAAAACTGGTCGCTGCTTGACCATCTTCCGGAGTGGTCAGACGGTACAGTTACTCCAACAGTTATAGCTGACCCGAGTAGTGGCATTCCTTTTGGAGAAAATCCACTCAATGATGATGACTGGACAAAGAGCCTTTCTTTGGACGGAGCATCTAACTTCAACGGTGTAAATGTATCGTTGGAGGAGTTGAAAGCTCTTCCCATCAGCGGGTACATGGCTCTTAATCGGGAAGATGAAGGGTACAGCATCAAAGGAACCAGTGATGAGTATGACGCGGCCGAGGAGATAGACGGCAATATTCAAGACTATTGTGTTACGGGAGAAGAAGGCAACTACTACCAAATCGGTTCATACGCTACGGATGGCTCGTATGCAATGATGCTGAACGAAGATATTGCCAAAGAAGAGAACATGACATTTGGCGATGCGTTCGATAAGGGTTTGTACTACAGCCGTATCAACATCTACGATTTCGACTGGTTTCCGGCATACGATAGCACTGCGCAGGAAAAGTTCGAGGCTCTCTATGAACATTTCGGCAACCCGTCAGGCTTGTACTGGAAGACGACCTCCTTTGGGGGTATGGCATTCAATTCTTTTGACAAACTGAAAGCTGCCACATATGAAGATGTAGGAGAAGCTAAGAGTTATTGGCTGGTCTGGGATTGTGATGGCTATACGCTCGCAGCAGAATGCTATGACCAGTTCGATGGTAAGGAAACGCAGCAGGAAACTTCCGTAACTTCTATCTATGTTTTCCCGGATGTTGACGAATCGTACATCTCTCATATCGATGCAAGCAGCATCGTTGACGGCTATGTCGGTTCCGGTTCGGCACCGCTGTGTTTGAGCGGTATCAAAAGCGGTCAATAAAAAAGTCAGCAAGAAAGTAATGCATCAGTTCGATACACTGAACGGAGGTAAATAACAATGGCAAAGAAAGGTGTATTTCCGGTAATTGCCACCATCGCTATTGTTGGCGTCGTGGTTGGCGTTTTTTCGCAGACGGTACTGCGTGATGCAAGCGTCAGTACAAACACAATGACTTCGGAACAGGCATATGCGGATTTGAACAGCAAGACAAAACGCATTGGCGTGCAGGAAGTATCCGTAAATCCGCAGCAGCTCGATGTATCTGAGTTTCTGGATGCAAAAGACGAACTCCCTGATATTGAATCCTCCTATCCGTTCGTAATTACAGGAAACGGTGATGTGAATATTGAGATTTTCTCTTCCGGCGAGAAAGCGGCAGAAACAGGTTCCGATTCTTTCCTGACCAGCATGGCAAAAAAATTCAATGCACAGCGCAATACGACATCGGACGGTAAGACTATGAGTGTTTCACTGCGTTCCGTTCCTTCCGGTACAGCCGCTGAGTATATTTCAACAGGAAAATATCAGCCTGAATGCTATACGCCTTCTAATACGCTTTTTGGGGAACTCGTAAAGAACGAAGGTGTAGAGCTTACCGTAGAAACAGACCGTTTGGTTGGTAATGTGGCAGGCATTCTCGTATCCAAGAAAACAGGGGATATGCTGCGAACAGACTATGGCGAAGCGTCTGTGAACACTGTTCTGAATGCAACCATCGATGGGAAAATGATGATGGGATATTCAAATCCGTATACCAGTGCCACCGGTCTTAATTTCCTGCTTTCCGCATTGGCAAGCGGCGGCAACGATAATATCGTCGATACGGCAGCAGTAGAGAATTTTCAGAAATTCCAAGCAAATGTTCCGCTTGTATCCTTTACTACACAGCAGATGGTCCAGTCTGCTGACAAGGGCGTTGTAGATGGTCTTGTAATGGAATATCAGTCTTATCAGAATGACCCGACCTTACAGCGCAATTATGAATTTATCCCATTCGGTGTACGACATGATAACCCACTGTATTCCATTGGGAATATCTCGGCCGAAAAGAAGGAAGTTATTGCTGCGTTCGTTTCCTTCTGCGCCCAGAATCAGGCAGAAGCAACGAAGGACGGGTTTAATGGTCTTGACGACTATGCATATACCGGCAAGATATATGACGGCAATACCATCGCACAGGCTCAGAGTGTCTGGAAGGAAGAAAAGGATTCCGGTATTCCTATCGTGGCGGAGTTCGTTGTCGATACTTCCGGGTCAATGCGCGGAGAACCTATCAATGCACTGAAAACGGCCATGATTAACACCATCCAGTATATCAATGACGACAACTATATCGGCATCATTGGCTTTGATTCGGATGTCAGAGAATACCTGCCAATCGACCAGTTCTCTCTGACTCAAAAAACTCTGTACAAGGGTGCTGTAAATTCCCTCGACGCGAACGGCAATACAGCTATGTATAACGGTCTTTGCGTTGCGATGGACCGTATCTATAAAAAATCTCAGGAACTCGGCGGAAATTGCACGCCAATCATCTTTGTCTTGACGGATGGTGACAGCAATACCGGTTATAAGTTCTCTGAAACAAAAGATATCATTGCAGGCATGAACATTCCCATCTATACCATCAGCTACAACTATGCAGCGGATAGTCTGTCAGAGCTCGCTTCTATCAACGAAGCCGCTTCCATTGTTGGAAACAGCGAGGATATTACCTATAAGCTCCGCAACCTGTTCAATGCAGAGATGTAATTTCAAAGCGCGGTTTTATCCGCGCAGCTGCTCATAAGACAGCCTCCACGCGGCGAGCAGCGGGCAACGGGAAATAGTCCCGGCGAATCGTCATAAAAAGGAACGCGTTACAAAGAAAGGAGTAGCGGGGTATTTATTGCGGCCTAAAACACAAGTAGCTATAGGCAGTATACTCTGCACACACAATTCATGGAAAACAACGAGACAAAGAACAGCATAGTGCGGATGTTTGGTAAAGTTCCGGAAGCCATGCTCATCATTAACAACAGCATCTATTGCGATGAAGAAACTGATGGACTGTTCCACCATGAAATGGGGATTACAGACAGCCTTTTTAGTACAGAACGAATTAACGAATATATAATTCGCCGCCCATATCCGAACAAACAAGTTTGCCAAGTGTCTAAGAAAATTGGAAGAAATGTCTTCAAAGCAGGATATCCAGTTCTTTACAATGATGTGTCCGAATTAAATGGCCGGAAATATTTGGCATTCGATGCTTGGGTTGGATATGATGTTCCTCCAAAAGATTTGACTACTGCACCTGATGCTTGCCATATCTATATCCCGTTGGATATTCACGCCACAAAAGAGAAACCATATGTTCTTTTTCGTTTTAAGTTCCTTCAGACGGCAGTATTACCAGATGATGTTGATTCAACGGACGAATTCGCACTGCCAACCCAGTTTGAATTCGGATTTTATGTGGAGACATATGAAATTGGGGAGAATGGATATATATATCCTACACGGTGGGAGACACGCAAGCACACGATGTGCTGCCATGCCCCGGACGACAAATTGCTTGCGCTCGACGAATCTTTGACAGACAAAGAACATAATGTATATGTCTATCATCCAATCGATGTAAGCGGAAGTGCCTTTAATAATACCGATTTTTTGCATTTTTAACGCACAAAAATGGTTAAACAATGTCCAATCGTTTTTCGAAATAAACAAGAAGGAAGGGATTACCATATGAGAACGCAACAGGTTCCAAACTCTCCCTATTTCATCCATTACGACGATAACGGTTATTGCTGTATATCCAAAAGCAAAGAAAGCCAAGAATCCATCCCGGAATCCGAGATGCAGGAGTTTCTTGACGCAGTAGCCAATGGCTTGCTCTACATTGAAAAGGAACGGAAGAGCAGATACCAGCGTATTGGCGAAGCTGAAAAAACAGCTTTTGCCAGAGGCGAAGCGGAAGGCAAAGAAGACAAGCTCATCGCCACAGTCAGGGAACTGGAGGAAAAGCAAGCATTAAGGGAAGAACAGGAGAGCAAACTATACCACGAAGCGCTTAGTCACACTATATCTTTCAGAAGCACGAGAACAGAGTGGGTTCGCCTTAGTCGTGGAGGATGGTGAGCAACATGATAGGAAGCATTCCAATTCCAAATACCAGATTTTATCTGACAAGCATCGACGGTAAGAAATGGTTTATAACAGAATACTACAGGACTGCACCGTTCAATCCTGCAAAAGAAACCTACGACCTATATAAAGCGTTTGCGGAAGCCTTCCGAGAAAACGAGAGGGAAAAGCAGGAATTTCCTGAGAAGCTCGAAGAAGCTGCGAAAAAAGCCTACGGCAATGGCTTATACGCCGGACGACATAGCAAATTATGAAAACGAATCAAGAAAATCAACAGCTTTGCGAAATATTTTTTACATAGAGAGCGGTTTTTTTGTAGACATTTGCTGCAATGTAGATACAATAAAAACGAAAAGAAGATAATGTTTTTGAAAATCAACAGCGAGGCATAAAAACATGAGCATCACAAAAATCGAAACAGCCTCCGGCGTAACGCTGGTTCTCAATGGCAACACGATATTTGCTTCCGATGATACCTCGTACTGGCTGCAGGAGTCCAAAATTATCGGCGGAAATGGACATGTATACGGGCATGCACAGACTATCCGAGATGCTCTGTGTCTGGTCTTGGCAAAGTACGGCGGACTCAAAGGCAACAGTACAAAACAAACAAAACCAGTAAAGGCGGTGAGACAATGGTAGTGTACACAAAATCCGGCGTAACGGTGAATTACTGTGGTAATCTCTTCATTGCATCGGACAGCAAGACATACAACCTTTGTGGCAAGATGCTAACATGCAGCGGCAATGTCATCAGCTACAACTGTCAATCGTAAGACGAAGCACTGGGTACGGTTGTTGGGCTGTACGGCGGTCGAAGATTTTAGAGAGGTACAACATGCAAAGGACGAGGTTGTCGAAATGGTTGTAGCTCTCTACAACGGAAGAAAAGAAGGAACACAGGCATAAATTCCCTGCAAAAATATATGCCGTTCACCTTTTCTGGTGGGCGGCTTCTTATTTTGTGAATACAGCAATCTGAGGAAAAAGCAAGCTGATTTTACCAGCACTTTGATATTCTGTGGCATGATTTCCAGCAGTTTGATACTCTGTGGGCAGTTGCGCAGCCGTGCGAATTGCATACAATGGAAATTAGAAGGCAAAAAGAACGATGCAAGGATGTATTTACAATAAATAAGGCGCTTGTTTTTGGTGCTTGTAAAACAACATGAAATTCAACGAAACGCGAAGAAGATACAAGAAAAGGTGAATAAAATTCGGCTGAGGCGGATAAAACTTGCACCGAGTAGTTTGAAGTCCGGACAATGGGACTCGTGAAATGATAAAATGGGACTAGGAATACCTAAAATCAGACTTAATCGAGAAAGCAAAACAATGACATAAATCTGTTTAGGAAGGATATGCACAAAATGGCAAGAAGAAAAGCAAACGGCTTGGAAAATCAGATGTCGCTCATGGACATGATGGCATCGGAAAGCCACGAATATGCCGAAGAAGGCCCGGCAGAACTCTTGGACACCGGCGAGGACATGGGGGACAGTGAAGGGCAAACGGATAAGCCATTCAAACGCGTGGCGAACAAGACCACGAAGGCAAAGGCGAGCATCTCCACACAGACCTTGAAGGTCGTAAAAGCAGTATATACAGATACTGTCGAAACAAATTGGGAAGATTTATTTGATGGCTTCGACAGACTTTATGCCATCACTTTTTCTTCTGGCATTGAATTCGTAAATAAAGTCATTAACAAGTTCTCGTATGCAGAAGTCGTGTTTGGTTGCGAAAAAATCATCGCTAACGACATTGCTGCCATTATGTCGGTACAAATTGACAGCGTACAAAGGCTTGCAAAATCCAAGTCGGCAGGGAACCTCGCGAACCGACTCAATGACGGGTCATTGCAACTGTATGTGTCGCGGGATACAAAATCACACGAAAAAATTTTTATTTTAGAGAGTGCCGACAATAAGCATGTCAGAGTTATTACCGGCAGCGCAAATATGTCAGCATCAGCGTTTTATGGCATCCAGCGAGAAAATATTGTCTGCTTCGATGACGAGGCGGCATTTTCGCATTACAAAATCCTATTCGACACTTTCAAAGAAACCTGTTCCGATAATGTCTCGTATAAGGCAGTCGTGAACACAATGGACAAAGAGGATTATCTCAAAGAAAACATCGAGGAAGTCCCTGTTTTTCAGTCAATCGAAAAGCAGAAATACATTTTCCTTGAACAGGCACAGCCTGAGGACGAGATAGAGTACGAGATTGTTGCCGATGTGAAGAAAATGCAGGAGCTCGTTAAGCCAATCATGCCGAAGATGCCGGTTAAGGCAAACCGTGTCGTGGTAGCACCTGAACCGATGCGTGTCTTCGCAAAACGATATTCCGAGACTCGGCGCATGGCAGCCGAAACCGTTAAAGAGTTCCCGAAGCTGCATATCGACTATGATGCCGGGACTATGGCCTTTAACGGAGAAAACATTGACCTTAATCCGAATCTCAGTGATGTCACAAAGAATATCAAGAGCATCCAGAAATTCTTCTCCGGCATGGATTATTTCTACGGCGATGTAGAACAGGCGAAAAAGGATTATTTCAAATACATGACTTGGTATCTGGCTACACCGTTCATGGCATATTTGCGATATTTTGCATCAAGGAATAACTACGATACAAAACTGTTCCCATTGTTCGGTGTGATGTATGGTGATTCTAACGGAGGCAAAACAACCTTTATCAAGTTTCTTGTAAAACTCATGTGCAACGAGACCGTAAAGATGAATACCACAGAGGATTTCACAGCTACGAAAATCGATGGTCTGAAACGAGTATGTGAGGGACTGCCTATCAATATCGATGACTTGGCAAAGACACAGTTCCAGAGCCACTCGGAGCGTATCATAAAAAACGATGGTTGGGGAGTCTCGGAGCGGCTTATCAATTATCCGGCCGTATCCATCACATCAAATAAAATCACTTCTCTGACGAAAGACCTCTCGAAGCGCGCTATCATCTGTCGAATCGGTGCTAAAATCGACAATGAGCGCGGTGCCAAGAATTCGAAACGGGTGAATGAGAGTATGTCGGAGCTGACTACAGCGTTCTACGGGGAGTATGTCCGACGAATGCTTGTTTGCATCGATGAGATGACGACTGAAATGCGTGAGAATGCGAATGGCAAGGAATACTTCCCGGATATCTTTTATGCTTCATCCAGCGTGATTGCGGATATTTTCAGAGTTTGCAAAATCGATTTGCCGGTATATGCGCATATCCTTAGCTATGATGATTATATGGGAGATAAAAGTATCGGTCGTGCTGCGATTAAGAAAATCGAACTGGCATGGCAGGCAGACCCGAACAAGTTCCGTGTGGACAAAAAGAAGAACCGGCTCATTTATTCCTATCCGCAGGATGGGCCTTGGTATGAACTGAAATACATTGCAGACGAGCTGCCGAACTCCCTCGAAGCAGAGATTTCTGGTGGTAACCAGCTTGTCATGAACTACGAACAGGCACAGGAATTGTTCGGCATCAAGTTCCGGCGTTGGCTGGGAATCTTCAACCTCTAATACGAAAGGCAGGCCCTTTTCTGAGCCTGCCTTTTGATTTCGCAAAAATGGTTGCCCATTCGTGCGAATTGCGTACCATGAAGTATACAGGCAAGCGGTATTGCCGCTGAAAACAACTATTGCGAGAAAGGAAAGATTATGAGCGAGCAAAATTTAGAACAGAAAACAAAAATGCTGCCGCCCAGATAATGGGGAGCAGAAATGTAGAAGCCAAGCACCGAAAGGAGAATCCATATGTGTTGTCTGAAAATTGATACTGAAACGCTGCTGGCGAACTGTCTAAACACTTGCAAGACTTATTCGTTTTCACCGGATGATTTGCAGCAAATTGTAAGACTGATGGCAAACGCCACAGACAGGTATATCTTCAGCGACACCGGCGATGATGCACTACATGAGATTGTGACGAAATTTCCGGACATGTTCGTTTACGCTGATGAAGACAGGATTGCTCTGCGCAGCGAGTGGCAGCACGATGACAAGAAGCTGCCGATGGCGTATTTCGACTTTGGATACTCCGCCGCTGACATCAAGCAATTGTGCGCAGCAGCGAAAAAACACTGCACCACGCAAAATGAACAGTTGCCAAGTTGTGCGAACCGGGTAGAATAGGTATTGTACGATAGGTTTGTAAGAAATAGCACTACTTACTTTTTCGCAGCTACTTCAACCTACCCAAAAAAAGAATTACAAGTGCCCCTTGCGCATCCGTGCGGCTTGAGGTATACTATTTACGGAATCAAAAAGAATCATCTTTTGCGAGAACTCCGCTAATGGCGCAGTTCTCGTTTTCTTTTTGTTCAGAACAGAAAACAAAAATGCTGCCGCCCAGATAACGGGAAGCAGCATTGTTTTTTATAATAGCCAGAGGGTATAGGTATCAGTTAGACATCAGACGCGAACGCCCATTTCGTCGGCCTTGTCGTCCTCGACCATCAGGAAGTAGTGCATATCACCGTATTCCAAGCCCAACTCATCGGCGTACTTTTTCAAAGTGTCGGAGAACGTCTTCATGTCAAACTCTTTGCCGGGATGTTCTTTCTGCCATGCTTTGATTTCCCGCTTGGAAGCGACAACACAGGGTCTATCTTCCTTATCGCCATCGTCAAAGGTGAACCCATCGACCAGACGGCGATAAGTATCATTAGGAGCCTCATTCTGGATGACATAAGCAATGATAGCAGCCTTATTGTCATAGTCTGAGTTCTCCGCAAAGAAATCCTCGATATTGCCATGCCGAACAACAACATTCTCATAGAAGTCTTTAATGTCACTGTCTGCATACTCGTTCGTCATGACCTTCTCATGATTTTTGAGGAATTTGATGAAGGTCTCATCGCTCAGTGTATCCGTATAGAACCCGAGAGCATCCACGCGAACCTTTACAAGACTTCTCAGGAACTTCTCCATCTTTGCAATGATATTCTTTGCCGAAAAAGCCTTCTTCATATCGATAGTGTAGTAGAATACCGGGAAGTCCTTAATGTCCACACCACTCGATTTGAAGTTCTCACTCAACTTATCGATGGGCTTGCGCAAAGCAGGTGCATACTTGTACAAAGTATCGACATCGGTAACGTAGTCTGTGATATACAAGTCATCATTTTTGCTGTAGTGACCCAAAAGCCCGACAGCCGCAGTTAGGTGAATGCTGCGCCGGTAATTGGTCCACTCAAAGGTAACAGGGTAGAAGACATTCGCAACAGCGCCATCCTCCGAATATTCGACAGGAGCAGAGCAGCGATGAACGCTGAAAAGGTCATAACCGTCACTATATGTGTTCTTATACTGGATTTCGAAGATGCCCAGATTAAAAAGAGGCAGCGACATTGGAATCTGTGCTTTCAGGAATTCAAGGAAATTATCCACATTTTCATGAATCCAAGCAGCATCATCCATAGTTTCGATGCGTTTCTTCGACTTTACAATATCTTCCCCCGGAATCGGCTCATATCCGCATACCTGACGAAGCTCGTTTTCCGACACTGCATCCGTAGCCTTTGCGATTTTCTTCAAGGTCACCTCGGTAGGACGGGACTGTACTCTACCGTTTGCAAGGCGGTTAATGTATACGCGAGCAGTGTGAGATGTCTGGGCAAAATGCTCCTGCGTCTGCGTGCCGATAGCTTTCTTGATAAGCATCGCCAGCTTATCAGGGTCATATCCGGAGTTACCCTCGCTGTCACACTCAGAATTATCCTTGTTCAGCCAGCCATCAATAAGGGAATACCCGATATCATGCAGGGAAGCATATACATGCCCAGTTGTGTCCTTGCTTGGAAACTGCAAATGTGCATTATCTTCGAGGCAGTCCACTTTTTTGCACAAAAGAGCGCACTCATTGGCAATGATTATAAAAGGAGCACGAAGCTCAATAACTCTGTTGATGCGCTCATTGTTTTCGTTAAGCATCTTCGTCAGGAACACGATATCGCTGAGCTGTTCAGGCGTCATCTTTTTGAAAACATCTGAGCCGAGTTCGATTTCGTTAATGACAGGAACAGAAACGGAGGCATCCATGTCCTTGGCATATTGCAGTACGGCGTCAACAACAAAATAGCAGTTATCATACAGATTATAATCAGTACCCGTTTCCAGCATCGGGACAATCGTGCCCTTGCCATCCTTGACGCCGTAAAAGGCCGAAACAGTCATGAAGTCTTCAAGAACCTTCTCATCGACGTGCAATGCCTTGGCAATCACCGGCAACTGCTTGCGAAGCAGAACAGGGGAGTTCAATTTGATAGAAAACATATGACGGCTCCTTTCGAATGTAACATTTTGATACATTTTGTAATCCTGTGTTACTATTATATATCGTTGCAGATAGAATTTCAATAGGAGAAGCAACAAAAAAATACAATAAGATACATAAAGTTACAAGAGCGGATGGCAGTCAGGCGGATAATGCACAGTCAGAACGGGAAAACCCAGCGGCGGCAGCCCCCTCCCTGAGCAAAGCAGCGAACCGGCGACAGAAGTCTCGACATATATCTTGAATACCAACCCCAAGCGCTTTCATTATCCCTCCTGCAGCAGCGTGGACGAGATGAAGGACAAGAATAAGCAAGAGTATACCGGAACGCGGGATGAGTTGATTGCGGATGGATACAAGCCCTGCGGCAGGTGTAAGCCATAAAGTAAAAGACCGCATCTTGTCAGTATGCGAAATTCGCGGTATCATGGGGAAAAGAAAAGGACTACGGAATAATCATATTGACATTTAGTAGTGCATGACATATAATATGAATACGTTAAGGACATACACTTAACGAATCATAGTTCCCATAATAGTTCTTGGTATGGTATAAGATGCTATCGGGGATTATGACTGAAAAACCGCTTCGTTTATGTGAGGCGGTTTTTTGTTTTTTAGCCAATCTTTTACAACTTCTGCGCCTTCCAAGTGCGGAGATTGTGAGATACAGGCTTAGCTTAGTAAAAAAGCATATTTCCTCAGAGGTCACCCAAACAGGTGGCCTCTTTTTTATTGCCGAAATCTGTCCATCCAAGGTGGGGTATGGTATAATAGGAGACAGAAGAAAACAACGCGAGGGAGCTGCCATGAAATCGAAAGCGAAGAGAAACAATAATCGCCCGGCATCATTCCGTGAGAAGTGCAGGAATGCATTTGGTGGAGCGCTAAAAGGTCTTGCGGACATCAACGCAGCGGAGAAAGAGAATGTAGCAGCGTCCTTCGACCTCGATAAACGCAGCGTGGAGCGACGCATTGATGCTATGGAGAAGAACCGTGCCATGGCAAAGCGTATCGCAGAGGGCTGCATTAAGAGCGACCCAAGCTTCAACTTCGATGACGACTGGATTGCAATAAATATTCTGATGGACCCACCGTACAATGTCGGTGAGGAGATGTTCTGCTATTCTTTGGCGGCGGCTATCTGGATTCTCGATGCGATTCGGGCGAACCAGAAGATGGATGAGGCGCTGGCACTCCTTCCGAAAGACAAAGATAAACTGGATTCCGTGCGCCTGCCGAAATGCGTTTCGCCGTGCTACAGCGAAGCAGTGCTGCGGAGCATGGTACACACCATCCTGCACCGGAACGAGGACTGCACGGGACTCGTAAAATCACCGAAAGACCCGGCAAGGGTATTTGTCACGGACGGATATACGATTGCTGGTAAACAGCATCAGGATGTGCCATCCAGAAGGGTGTTTGAGGGAATTCTGGCTTTGCTACCGGAAGACATGGTCGATAATGCCGTAAACACGTTCGCGTTTATGTCAAAAGCTGCGGTGAGCCGGTATTTCACCTGCCGAAACAAGTGGATAAAGAAGGAGATAAAGTATACCGAAGAATTCAGAAAGAAAACAGAAGAGCTCAAGGCCATTTCTGAGGAAAGCGTCAAACTATCAGAAAAAGCAAAAGCCACCTTTGCCGGAAAGAGTATTCAGCAAAGAATAGAAGGTGTCCCGCTTATTGACGATAAGATGCAGGTTGCAGCAGATGTATTTGACCTCAAAAACCGCAGCGATAATATCATCGATGAGATGGAGACAATTCAGGATAAACGCGATGCGCTCTTTGATGAAATTTCCAATTTCCAGAATGACAGCATCATCAGAGCCTACTGGACGGAAGAAAGCTGGGTAAAACGATATCCGAAACTCATAGCGAGGTATGCGGCGCGGTATTCAGTGCCGGACCCGTATGAGATGTGCTTTGCCTTCTATTATCTTCTCGACCAAGGTGATGACCTCGCGTGGCTGTATTATCCGACCAGCGTCATTCTGTCCTTCTCTGCCGCCCAGCTGCCGTGGAGCGGTGGGAGCGTGAAGGCGTTGAGCGACAAGAACGGAGCCATCACAGCGGATATCATTGACATTCTCCCGCGCATTGATATCTATAACGAGCTTCATACGAAGGATAGCCAGATGGTGCCGATTTCTTGGAACGATATGAGTCTGCACCTGCCTCCCGATACAAAGCGGGAGGACAATCTGAGATACACGCCATCGAAAGTTATCTACACCTTTACGAACGGCGCGATAGTGCCCCGCAATACGAGAAATATTGATGCGTTCGCGGAATCCCTCTATGACTGCGGCGTAACGACAGATGAGGACAAAGCTATCTATGGAGCGTATATTTCTGTGCTCTCTAACCTTGAAGAGCGGGTGGATTTTAGGAATGATACAGAGTCTCTCGCAGCACAATGCAAGGAGTATGAGAAGGAACTCGAAAGGCTCCGGAAAGAAAATGAGCAGCAGAAAGAGGAACTGTACAAGACAGAGAAGGCTTTGGCAGATAAAAATACCCTCTTAGAGAAGCAGGCAAATAAGAGAAGCGTAGAAAAGCAGGAACTCAACGACCTGCGCGAACTGATTTTTGCTCTGACCAACGATGCAGGGGAGGAGAAGTCCAGCCAAAAGCCGAATACTGTGTTCCCGTACCATACCCAGAAGAAGCATATCGTATTCGGTGGGCATCCGACATGGCTGAAAGCTATCAAGCCGATGTTGCCGGATGTCAAGTTCATCGAAGGCGTTCCGAGTAGTGAACAAATCAAAGGTGCTGAGATGGTATGGTTGCAGACGAACTATATGTCGCACAAGGCGTTTTATAAAATCATAGATATTGTCCGCAGTAAAAATATCCCGCTCCGATATTTCACGAGTGCCTCAGCAACAAAGGGTGCGGAACAGGTAGTGGCGGCAGACAGCGGTAAATGACCGCTTTAGAAACAAAGGACAAAGCAAACGGGAAAATACATTGCGTTAGACCAAATATAGGAGGATTTTCTATGGATATCGGGGAATTCCAAAAACGAATGGATGATGCTCTTGGCGAGGTAAAACGACTATTGGTACAATCCGGCTACTGTGATAATCAGACCCTTGAAAATATCGACTGCGACAGAAATGACCCGGATGATATCCAGCGCTGGAATGAGCTCACGAACGCATCGAAGCTGCTCTTAAAGGCAGTTGACGACTTGAACTACATTCACCACCCGATTGCTGGTACGAGTCGGCTGCACCTGAACACCAGCGGCAGATACGAGGATGATTTCTGCGAATATACCTCTGGCTCTGGCATTGAGTTTTTGTTGACAGATAATTGCAGTACACCCTGCTGGGTACATTCCCGCATTGAGAGCGATGACAACGGGAACTATTATATCGTTGGGTATAAATGGCTCGACATAGAAGGCTTGGAAACGAGAGTCAGGCGGAAAACTTAACTGAAGCCGCTCAGCGAAATCGAAATATGAGAGAGAACAAGTCTCCTCATCAAAGTGAAAAAGTACACAGAATCGAAAGTAACATAAAAATGTTCCTTTTGTACGTTGATTATAAGCGCTAATTGTGGTATAATATAAATATCGGAACGGAACCGTTCTGTACCGCAAGAAACGAAATAGCAATACATAAAGGAGTATCCTTATGAGTACCACTATTCTGAAATTCGAAGCCACCGCATTCCGCCCTCAGGACGATGACGCACCCGATTGTCTGGCAGCTTCCATCAGCATTCCCGTTGAGGAAGACGATGAGGTCATCGGTAACACGATTAACAACGAGGACCTGATTGTGCATGCTGTCGGCGCACTGCATGACCTTGCAACATATATGCGTCCTGAGTGGCTCGATGACGAGGACATCAGCATGACCCTTGATATTTATCTTGGCGGTGCAAAGTGCCAGTCTCGCGGCGGTATTATCGCCATGAAACCTGAAAGCTACACTTTCGACATCGAAGACTAAGGCGTATTCTTTTGCCGTTCACCTCCGGGTGGGCGGCTTTTTTCTTTGCTGAAAACCCGTGGCAATTAGTACCATTCGCCAATAATGATTGCAAAAAACGCATTTTTGTGGTATAATATAAGCATAGGGATTGAGAAATAAATCGAGTCAACGATAATATTTTTTGAAAAACTCACGGCGATAAAAAGCAAGGAGAACAGAGTATGCTGACCAATATTATGGTTCTCAGAACCGTCAAAGAAAATGCAAATAAAGCTGTTTTGGACGCATTACCATCGATTTTATTTGAGGGCTTGCACAATGACAAGGATGTGCAGAAATACTACCTGCAAGGTCCAGCAGCTGAGTATATTCCTGTCAATATACCGGATGAAACCGCAAAAAAGTTTTCCAAGTGTGCCACAGCACTGGCTATGCAGCTCATCCTTCTCAGCAACAAGACAAAAGGTTTCTTTGGGCCTGAGATAGTAAGTGTGGAAGGTAAGGATATTCTGACTGCAAGAAACATCATGAACCCCATCATGATTGAGAGAAACGCGAAGTTTTATAGCACAAGGCTGAGCGATGAGGTGTATGATGCACAGTACGCGGTCAGTGAGCATGTGATTGAATGTTGGGAAGATGGGCCTGTTCCGCCGATTGTCATTAACAGTTCCATCTGGGCTATCGTGGAATGCACTGCGGCACAGATGCAAAAAGATAACCGTTTCCTGCGCAACAAAGAAATCCGCGACACTGAGTTTTTGGAAGTTTCGGCTCGCATTTATAACGAGTTGCTTGGATTCGCGTCAGAAAAATTTGATATTTTGAACATCAAGGAGTTTGTATGAGCATCAAGCATGTTAAAGGTGATATTCTGACAACCCCGACACGGAATGAGGACACAGTCATATGCCATCAAGTAAATTGCTGCGGCGTGATGGGCGCAGGTCTTGCTAAGCAGATTCGCGACAAGTGGCCTGTCGTATTCGATGAATATAAGAAAATCTGCGGAACCGACAGACTCGGTGATTCCCAGACAGTTCAGGTTGCTCCACAGCTGTATGTCGCCAACCTGTTCGGGCAACTGAACTATGGCAGAGATAAGCGCCAGACGAACTACGCGGCGCTGGCAGCGGCTATTTTTGGGGAAATGAAAGTACATCCTAACGCCACCTTCCGCATTCCTTACGGTCTCGGCTGTGGTTTGGCAGGCGGTAACTGGGTAACGGTGCTGGACCTTATCGAGGAAGCCGCCAACGCTTGGAATGTGAATGTTGAGATTTGGGTGCTGCCAAAAAAATAAGGAGTTGTCATGTACAATACCAACTACAAATGCGTCAAGCCGTTCGATGTATGGCTTGATGCTATTGGCCCAGATGGCAAGAAAATTCCATATCGCGTCGAACGTGGGACCATCTGGCGTCTGGTCTGGTGCGGTGGCGAGCAGAGCTTCAAGGAATTCACCGGACCGGATAAGATGCGCATTACATTGCCAGATGAGTATGTTGAGAAATACTTCAAGAAGGTTTGAGCATGGGAAATTATTGTCCGTATACAAACGGCAATGTCGTCTACCTGAAATGTCAAGAGTGTGAGGACAGAATCTGCGAAAAGGATTGGTTCTTTTGCGGAGTTGCAGGAACGCCGTTATCGATAACGAAGTCCCGCACGCAAATGTCAGAGTACCTCGATAAGATGCTGGCAAAACGGGAAAAGGTCGTCATTGCAGCAGAATCTGGTAAGAAGATGACTGCTTTGGCGGCTATGTACGCCAGCGAGCGAGAATACTCTTTCATTCCCGTCACAAACGATGATTTGCCCACATACTTATCTAAACAGCAGCAAAAGGGCTGCGTAATTTTTGAAGGAGTCGCAGATGAACGAGAAATCGAAAACACCTGTCGTGAGCTGCACATACCGCTGCGGCACTGTAAATTGGAGGAAAAATAAATTTATGATGTGTCAGAAACTGGTTCGGGATAATATCCCGGCTATTATTGAGAAAAACGGTGAAACTTGCGTGACTCGCAAGCTGACCGACAAAGAATATGAGACTGCTCTGGCAGAAAAGTTGCAAGAAGAAGTCAAGGAGTTGCTGGAAGCCTACACAACCAAGGAACGGAGCGTTCTGGACTGCGCTGAGGAGATGGCGGATGTGATGGAGGTCCTGTACGCTATGGGCAAGACTTGCGCTGTTTCCAAACGAGAAATTGAACAGGTACGGAGCCAGAAAGCAGCAGAGAAGGGGACGTTTAGTAAGAAAGTCTTTCTGGTTTCGACCGAAAAGTGAAAGGAGAGAACCGTGACCCAGCAAGATAAAGTTCGGTTAATCAGAAAACTGATTTTTGCCAAATACAGTCAAGACCCCACACATTTTTGTCGGTGTGTGGACGAAATTGCACAAACCTTGGACGAGCAAGGCGACAAAGAAAGCGCTCGTGCCATTCGCAATACTTCCCGTGACGGCTATGTAAAATCGTACTACGAGGCAAGTCGGCAAACGCAGCCTCCCGGTAGCCCATTTGTCAGCTATAAGCCTGCATTCGTCATTGACAACAAGGATATCGCGTTGTGGCACGCGAAGCACGATAATCCGCCGATGCGTGTTCGGCACATTTTAGAATACATCGAAAACGGGGAAATGGTCGGAAAAGATGTGCTGGAATACGATGCAAGCACAGATAAGTGGCACCGTATTGTGGAAGAATGTATTCCATTAGAGTAAAATACAGATTCGAAGTGATATTTTGAAATGGTGGATTCCTTTGAGGCACGATTCCAAAAGGCTGTAAAAGAGTCCTCTCTTCCTGCAAAACCCGATATGCAGAAAATCGAAGAGCTGTTAGTTGCCATTAACAAATCTTATCTGAGTCGAACTATGTGAGACTACCTTGGCCGAAAAGGTAAGGAATCCAACCAAAAATAATAAATACCCATAAAAAGAAAAGGGAGTCGCATTTCACGACTCCCTTTAATCATTGCAGAATTTTCTTCAGTTGCATGTTCACGATTCAACTCAACTCATCTGTAAGAACCGCCTGTGCGGTCTTGATGAAGTCTCCACTAATACTAGGCTCACATTTCGATATGCACCACTCCGGGCGTGCTTCGCGGGTCCCCATATCGAATTGGAACAGCACGCGAAATCACACCTCACTTTATGGAGAGTTTAATACAATTTTAGCTTTGTAGGCTCTCAAGAAAAATAATGGCCTCTTGCACAGTCGAAAATGTCTTGCATTTCGTACACAACCAGCGATTTCGCTCGTCCGTGTCCTCTAAACCGGGCATTCCTTCTTGTAAGAGATTCTGCAGCACAATTGTAGCATTCTTCACCGCTGTCGGATAGTTCTGGGCAATACGCGCGGTAGCATCGTAGTTGCCCTTCCTGTAGGTCGGTTCTACGCGAACGACCTGAGCCAACATTCTCTCTTTATCCGGGACCGTCAGCAAAGGAGGCGCGAGCTGTCTGTAGTGTAGCATCAACCAATACTCGATGCAGCCTGTTGTCATTAGCAAACGGACTCGAATCTTCGGGTCTTTCCTCAGCTTCCGCAGACGCTTGATGATTTCCAAGCGGTTAGTCCAATTGCCGATATCCTTTTCTTCGACATCAAAGAAGAACCAAATTTCGTCGATGGCATCAACGTAATTACGGTATCCGGGGTCTTTTTTGAAACGATTGTCCGCATCATCAAACAAACCGGGGGAAGATGGCCGTTTGAACACGGCAACATCACAAAACTTGCTTTTGAGAAAGTCTGTATACGCCTGCTCGCTTTCTCCTTCACAAAATACACAAATGCTGACCTTCGACTTTTTGAATTTGCGAGGCATTATTCTACCTCTTCAATTTCTACATTGGGAGTTGCTCCATATTTACCGAGAAGGTATCCTTTGCGAATGTTCTCTGTCGTTCGTGTTGAGAAGTCACTGATGCTGTACAATTCCGAAACCCCATCATCTTTGTTCTTATCAACAAAGTAGAGTTGGTCTTTACGAAGCAGTTCCATGCTCAACAATTCAGTGCTGTGCGTCGTAAATATAATCTGCGCACCATTGGGGTTTGTTCTTTTGCTCTGGAATTTAGACACAATGAAATCAACAAGGGCAGGGTGGAGTTCTTTTTCGATTTCATCCACCAACAGCAGCCCACCCTTGGACAAAACAGACTCAATAGCAGGGGCGAGTGCCATCAGTTTTCTGGTGCCGTCGGATTCATCGGAGAGTTCCATCGAATAAGTGCAAGGTCTTCCGCTGCGTTCCTTACCTTGATGGATAGAGGTTGCTGTAACCTGCCCCATCTTCAAGTGAGTTTCTGAGTTGTTAGAAGTCTCAGAAAGCAAGTGCATGAACTGCACGAGTGCTGCTTTGACTTCATCCGGGATATTCTCCGGCAAATCCGCCTCTTCGTTGATTTCCTTACTGTTGATTTCGAATTTCATATCTTCGATACCAACATCAGCGGCCTTTGCGTAATCGGAAATTGCTTTCAACATATTGGAGTCATTGGAGTATTCGAGTAACTGACGGGGAATATCCGAATAGTCTCTTGAAAAATAGACCATTTGACGGAACCACGACATAGCCTTGGCACAAACCTCATCGTTCATAGTGCAGGCAACAGAGAAAAACAACTGATTGTCTGCTACAACCTTACTAATCAGATTTCTGCGTGACTTTTCAGTTGTAAAGGTAAAAGTCTGTCCTTCTCTAGCAAAGACAAGTGCCTTCTGCTTTTTGGGCGCATAATACAAGGACTCAGAATACACCTTTTCTTTCGTGGCAGCAAAGCTATACCAATATTTGATGTCGTCTAAGGTGTATACGAAAGAAAACTCGGTCGGCTCCGATGCGGAATAATCATTCAGTGCAAACGGAACAACGGGAATTGCTGCATTCTCGTGCTGGGTCTTTTGCGCATTCTTAATGAACTGAACGGCAAGCCAAAAAGCACGAATAACATTGCTCTTGCCGCCGCCATTCTTTCCGTAAATGGCAACGCCGGGCAAAATTTGAATCCCACCAAAGGGAATAAGCACACTTTTCAGTGTACCGGAGCCGTTTGCCTCCATAGAAAGGACTGCTTCATCACGGAAGGAACGGTAGTTTTTCACACTAAATTCAATCAGCATATTCTCACCTCTTCTATTTAGTAGTATACACTTAAAATTTCAGAAATACAACGGATTTTATCAAAAATTTTGATTTTTTTGTCCCAATTTCATTTTGCGAAACCAAAATGCAGAAAATGTCTATAAGCAGAGAAAACAACGAATAGTTTTCGTTGCAAACCGAGCATTCGTGATTGACTAAGTGCGCGAATCGTGGTATAACTGGACTAAACCGTAACAACAAAAAACAAGCCCCAAGAGGTTATTACCCATTATTGGGTAGCAGCTTCTTGGGGCTTTTTCAATATAACGCAATCAAGATGATTGCAACAGCAGTTTCAATCTAACACAACCCGTGCGGGCTGTAACAGCAAACTTGTACAAACGAGGCAACAAGTTGTCATGCATTTTGTACAATATCTGTCTGGTTTTTGACCACTTACAATGGTCACATATCATTTATTGCAACGGAAGCACAACCTTTCACTATATTGTTTGGTGCAAAGCAGTCAACAAAACAATAGACGTTGACCATTCGCACGATTCTCACCTTACTTATATTATACCATAAATTCACGAAACAATCAACTTTAGCAGCCCCGGCGTTTGCAATTTGCTGCAAAGTAAATATACTTAGGTTATCCTAAAAATAAAAGCACAAATAAAATCATCGAAATCGATATACCGCCACCTCTTTATGGGATGACGGCATTTTTTGTGCAAACACATTGGGACAGAAAGGAATAAAAAATGAAGAAATTGTACAATCGTTTTATCGCACTGGCAGTCGCGTTGGGCCTCGTTCTAAGCCTTTGCTCATGTGCAAAGGTAGAAAGCGGCATTCATGACATGGATAGCAGTATCACAGGACACACCTACACTTGCGAGTTTTACTCCAACGATGGTGAAAAATTTATGACGCTGACAGGTGACAAAATCGACATGACACCGAATATCGTGCGAGAGCATACATACAATGATGATGACGGCTGGGGCTACATCAACACGCTTTCATCTGTTGTGACGATTACCGTTGACGGAAGACAAGTAAACAACTGCGGTTCAACTGTAATTTTTGCTGAAGAAGGACTCACTCCGGATGTTGATTTTCAAATGCAAGACATCCATAGCACAACAGATGGCAGCTTGGCAGAAAATCCGCTCATCGCAAACATTGTAAATAAGTTCCGGAACGCATACGGTAAGCCGGTCGTTGTTGTAATTCAAAGCCAACTGGGTGACCCTATCTGCGCGTACAGCGGAAAAGATGTATACTGGGAGGTATGTGAGGACCTGCCTAAGACGACCAAAATCATGATTGATGGCCGTGCGTTGTATATCCATAGAGCAACTTTCCAAACAATCGACCGCGAACTATTGGACGAGTAATAACAATAATACAGGGATGCCGCCATAATGACGGTATCCCTATTTTTTTGTCAGTTTGTCAATAGCGGACAGACAATATTAAAAGTTTCGTTTTGAAAAAGTAGAATTAAAGGTTTCGTTTTGGAAAAGCCGAATTAAAAGTTTCGTTTTGGAAAAAATCCAGCAGCCAAGAATACGCATCGATGCAACATTCGAAAAAGTGGAAAATAAAGCACCTACGTATTATTATGATTGACCATAACAATAAAATGAGGTATAATAAACAAAGCGGGAGGCGAAATATGACCAAGAATAGCATGCTAATGCAAACCCCTTATTTTTCGGTGGTAGAAGGCTTTAGACAGTTTGTTCGCGATTCAGTTCGCACAGAGAAGGACCACTATAGGTGGGTCAATTTGTACGGTGAAAAGGGTCTGGATGACCCAAACCCGAAAGTGGTTGAGATTCAAGACGAAAAGGCGGAGCAGCTGGCGGTTGCGTGTGCAACACTTGCGTACCTAACACTTTCTGTGTATTATGGCAGAAACAAATTCGCCGATACAACATTTGCAGAGCTTGAAGGCGAGGACTATTCTAAGTTTTTGAGGCAAGCACATTATGAAATGACAGATGAGCATGGACAGTTCGGCATATTCGGATGGGATGGTCTAATCACCCAGATTGCAAAAGACTGCATGCCGGACAAATATGTCGGTGACAATAAGAAGGCGTCGCTCGTATATACCAACATGTATTGGAGCGTTTACAACGCAATGAAGTCTCTGAAGGACGGCAAGTCAATTCGACGTATGATTGACGCTCTGCTGGATGACGGAGACAAAATCGGAAATCTTGGATACAAGTATTTCAACGATGCACTTTTGTCGTATGAGATGAGTACAGATTGATAGGGGGATACCAATGGGTCAATACGCAAACATAAAAGATGCTTTTCTCCACTGCGATGTGGATAAACTCATCCTCGAATACTGCAAAATCCCCGATGGCGAAAGTAGCAAAGTTACCATCGAGCGTGCAAGTGCGGAAGTACATGCTGCCATGGAGAGAATAAATCAGACGGAACCTGAAAAGACCGAGAAACAAAATCTTCTTATTGTCTGCAAAACTTACGAGGAAAACGGAGAGGATACGTTCTGCGTAGAGGCCGACGACATTGCGGAATGGAAAAAGATGAGAGCATCAAAGAGTGAGCAGCCAGAAGAAATCGGGGACGAAATGCTTACATTTATGGATACTGATGCCATATTCGACGCAGCGAAAGCAGTTGACGTTCCGACTAAATATGCCATCGAGTTTTGCGAGTGGAAGGATATCCTGAGCTGGAAACTGGCAGAACTTAGCATCGCGTGGTATGGATTCGAATTTTGTTTGGCCCGCGTACTGTGGGAGATGGTATTTTTCGGTGTTGAACCAGAGAAAATGGAAAAAGCCGTCGAGAGAATCAAAAACAGTCTCGACGAAGCAAAAAAAGAACTGGAAAACGATAGCGCTCCAAGAACATATAAAAGTTTCGAGGATGTTGTAAAAGAAATTCTCGGCGACGATTACGATGAAAACTGGTATCCGGAAGAGGAACGCGAAAGAGATAGACGCAACCTTGCAATCGCAAGCTACAAGTGCTGCAAAGAATACGAGCGAATCCTTAAAGGTGAAGTTCAGGTGTGACTCATTTCGAAAAACCCAGAAAGTACAGACAGAAAGATAAATGAGATACAGTTTTTCAACCACAAAACTGCATCTCGTTTCAAAAACGCAAAAAAACAGCACACATAAAATTTAGTGGGTGCCATTTTTGTAAAGGAAGTAACGCAATGAGACGAACAATGGTCGTAAGCGTATTTGCGGGCTGTGGAAAAACATGGCTCACAAATCACCAAAATCAATATGGCTATTCGATGCGGGATAGTGATAGCTCTACTTATGAGAAAACTGCCGGATGGGAAAAAGAATACATAAATAGCTTCATGGAAGAGGCAAAATCAGGAAAATATGATTTCATCTTCGTTTGCCAAACGGAATCCGTCATAGACGAAATGGATAGGCAGAAGATTCCCTATGTAATTGTCGAACCTGACAATATCGTATGGAATGAACAAGAATCCAAAGAGCGAGCAAAGGAAAGACAAATCATTAAGCAGCAATGGTTCGGCAGGTTTATACTTCGAGATAATTCCCATATCAAAAATTTTTCAAAGTGGCTGAACCACATGAAAGATATTTATGATGAACGAACGGGACTTGGTTTCATCGTAAAGCATAATCCGGCATCGTTTTTCGTTTTAAAACAAGACCAGTACCTTTCTGATATCATTGATGACCTGTACTGGAAAAAACAGCATTGTGATTCATATATAGTTTAAGGGGATTACTTATGGGCTGGTATCATGTAAATCGTATTGGCAAGGGTATTTGCCTTGGCAATGTGGATGAGATTCATTACAATGAAAACTTCATCGCAAAACATACACCAACAAAGGGTGAAGCGTTGGAATTAAAGCAGCGTGATATCCGTGATGACGAGCTGGAAGGCTACGAAGCATGGCCTTTGTACAAGAAATGGATAGCAATAACGCAAGATGCATGGTCCTTTCATCGAGAAGTTAATGACGCAGGCTGCTGCGCAGATGAGTCATCACAAATTTACTCGGACGCGTTGCATTATATTTTCGAAGAGTGCTATGGATACCCTCTGAACAGCTTTTTTAGCACTCATGACTATGACGGGAATGCAATGATTTTCTGTGATGTGCTTTGGCCGCCAAAGGAATACAATGAGGCATTGGCAGCCATGACCGAAGAAAAGTTGCAGGCGCAGCTCCGCGAGTTCCTTGTTGAGGTTACGGGCGATAGCAAATATGCATCGTTTCCGCTGCGTGTGTGCGAGGAATATATCAAGGAATAAAGTGGTGTGAACATGAAGCAGAACGCAGCGTTAGAGATGTTTGAGTATCTGAAGGAACATCTCATTCCTTTAGCTAAGGATAAGGGCGATAAGGTCTACGAAAGCGATACGACGGTCCAAATTGCTCGGCCAGAAAACAAAAGTGTCTGGGATTGCGAAAAAGAAGTCAAACAACTGCTTAGTAAAATTGGTGCATACAGTGCATCAGTGAAGAATAGTATAAATTGCGTAATCATAAATTACAGCCAAACGGCGCAGGCTGTCTATATCGGTTTCTTTGTTGCGGACAGAGTCACGTACGAGTACATAGAGGAACGTTCGTTCAACACTTTTATAAAAAACGAAAAGCGCATAAGAGGATTCTCTTATAGCAAAGACGGTATTTTATATGGGCATTCCACGCCGCGTGCAAAGCCAAAGGAGTTCAACCCGTCATTTTCAATGTACTTTGCCACAAAAGAAACCAAGCACTGGCCCTGCACGATGAAGGATTTATTCTCCATTCACACATATGATGGTCTATTCGAGAGTGTTGTATATTTCATTATGTTTTTCTTTGGTGAGACGAATCCGCTCTGGAAGGATTTAGCAAAGGACTATACCGAACAGTCTGCATATAGTGCCATACCTCTCACTGTAATCGATGAGTCGCATTCCAAAAGAGAACTCATTGCAAAATACTACGGAGAAGACAAAGCATTTAAGCGGAACAATAAAGAACCCATTGGATATGGCATTTTCTTGGCACGAGCATCCAACGTAGTAAAACCAGAGCAACTGCAAAAGCTGTTTGGGTATGACCCCGGATACATTTCTATTGGACGAGCTAAGAACGACTTAGTAAAACCTCTTGCACGATATATTTATGATGCTCTTCCGGAAAATGAGAAGGCAAAAAATCCATCTATTCGAAATAGCATTGAGGATGCTATCGTGATGAGCAATAATAGGAGACAACTCATTCCTATTTCATTTACGTCCGTTAAGAAAATCAGAGAATGGCATGATAATATAATCCCGATTGGCACATATGTAACAACCGGGAAAATGAAAATCAAAAAAGACTCTAAATTTAAAAATCTGAAACTGCCAAAAGACTGCGTAAGATTAACAACGACAAGACAAATGGTCATGGAAGGGAATTTCCAACACAACTGTGTCGCTACATACATAAGCAAAGTAAATAAAGACGAGTGTTCCATTTGGTCGCAAAGAAAGCCGGACGGAACACGCAATACAATAGAAATCGGTATCGAGCACGGAAAATACTGCATTATCCAGATGTGCGCTTTTGCAAATCAGGAACCCATGCAAAAGGATTTAGAAAAAGTGCAAAAGGCAATCGATAAATGCAACGATAGGAGAAATAAAGAATGCCTCAGAAAAAGTGTGTGACCATTTATGGTTACAGCGACGACCTTGTCGAGATTGAAAACTCGCAGTACAAGGAGGACGAAATCGACTGCTACGACAAAGCAATCCGATTCTTTTTTGTAGATGGTACCATCATCTCTATTTGCTACGTAAAAGGCGGTGTGTGGAAAATCACGCACGAGGCTATCGGAAAAGCATGGTACGAGCTCACTCGTTGCGAAGATGATGATGACGACGCATATAGCGATGTCTTCAAAATTGACTCTGAAATCATCTCGTACGAAGTCTTCACGCCAAAAGCAAAAGCTATACAGAACATGCAAGAGCAAAATCGAGAAAAGTCAGAGAAATTGATTCCTAACCATATTCGTCTCATTTTCTTTGGCTTTGAGGATACGCTGTTTATAAGCTGTGCCGACCAGAGATTTGGCGATGATGATATTATCGCAGCCTCTCTGCTGCAAGCGGAAGCAAAAAAACAGGGAAGTGGATACAAAGTATTCGATACCATCGGAAAACCAAATCAGCTTATGCGGAAATTTGTTGAAGAGGAGACAGACAAAATTCCCAAGTTCTGCATCACCTTGACTGCTGACAGTATTATACCCAAGTTCCAAAAGCAATGGTTGGATAAATACTATCCCGGAAAGATTACCGATTTGGTAGGAATCAGCTCACCGGAACGCAAGATGAAAACCATGCAAATCATTGCGAGTGCTTACGGTGTTCCATCGAATAAAGTCCTGTTCGTGGATGATAAATACGATACAGTTGCACAGGCAATCAAGCACGGATTCTGCGCAATGACGACAATCGAAGTAATGACGAAAATGTACGAAAAATACGGTGAAAAGCATTGAGCAAAACAGCTTTGACAAGAGAAATTGAGAAAGCATTGCACTACTGGCATCCGACGAACTACGGCGGATTCAGAGTTGACTCATTCCGTGATGGCATTGAGGCGATAGAGGTTCCCGTTGCCTGCGGAAGTGTTAAAGCTGGAATCGTTGATTTTGTTCGAGTGCAGGAGTGTTTTGTGCAAGAAGAAAAGTACGGTATTTGTAAGTTCAAAGAAAAAGGTGCGATACACAATGAACCGCGTCCAGACTTCTGTACGACATTTGGAGAGGCAAGTAAGACCTGTTCGGAACGAATGTGCAAATACTACAAGACAATTCATAACTACACGATAGATACACTGATTATCTGCGTGGAAATCAAAGTATCTATTTCTGATTTCCACTCAAACCACGGACATAATCATGTCGGACATTGCAATTATTATGCAATTCCCGCTGCCATGTACCAAAAGGTCAAGGATTTGATTCCGGAAAATATAGGGATATTGATTTTCTATGAAGGCAACGAAAAAGGCGAGGGATACTGCGGTATCCGCAAGAAAAGGGAATGCATTCCACAGGAATTGACCGAAGAAAAACAGAAATGGCTCATCATGTCTGTTGCAAAGCGAGCCGCAAAAATCCGCTAATTCAGCCTGAAGACTTTTCAGCAGCTACTCCAGAATGGAGCGGCTGCTGTTTTTTTGTGCCCATACCATAAACCGTTAGAATATCTTTTTAGGGGCGCAAACCGGCAAAATCCGCAGAAAAGCTAAAACTCAACTCGACCAGATATATTGTCTTCTGCTGCAAAGTAGGTACAGTAGTATTACGAAAACTGGAAAAATAATGCAATGCAGGAGATATTTATGGAAAAGCAAAGAAAACGAATGACAGCATGTTTAGTGCTTGCCGTAATCATCATCGCGATAGCAGCCATGGTGCTGATGGATATTGCTGCCACAAAAATCACAGGCGTGCAGCTTGATGTGCCGGATACCATCGAATGTTCGGACACTTATACGATTATACCGGAATTCTCTTATGCACAGAGGGTACCAAGCGAAAAACGGTTGGAAAAAGAACTGGAACGCCTCGGTATGCACTATTCGTCTGATGACGATACGGTCTTAACAGTAGACGAAGAAGGTATTATCCATGCGGTTGGAGTAGGAACAGCACATATCACGTATGCTGACAAGAACGAAAAGCTTGTTGTCACAAAAGCAATTAGTGTAGTTATCTCTCCTAAAGAACTGATTATACCAGACACGGTTCGCTTAACACCGGGGATGGTGGAACAGCTCAATCCGAGCATTGAACCGGCGAATGCCACATATACAGACATCCAATACATATCTGGTGATACAGCGGTTGCTGCGGTTGATGTGACGGGAAAAATCAAAGGACTGGAAAAGGGAGAGACGGTAGTCACAGCGAAAATAAAAGGGACGGACATAGCAGCAAAAACAACCGTAATCGTACAGCCGCAAATCGAAAAGATAGAAATCAAAAACGCAACAATCAGAACAAAAGACGGAGATACAGAACAAATACTGTATTCTATCGTTCCGGAAGACGCATTCATTGACGGCATTTCGTTCCAATCAGAAAATCCGGAAGTAGCAACGATTGACGAGAACGGAACACTCACGGCTGTTGCAAGTGGAAGCACGACAATCACAGTCACAGCAAGCGATGTCAGTGCGACTTGCAAGGTAATTGTTCAGCAAAATATGAAAGCAGAAGGTCCTATGCCGGGGCGTATAGTCATACCTGAACTGAATATCAACACAGGGCTCACATATGGCTGTACACAGGAGATTACTGATGCAGCTGATTCAGCCGCAATATGGGAAACAGGTCAGGGTATTACCGTAGCCGACCATTGGAACCAAGGAAATTATACAAATATCCAATACTCCGTACCGGGAAGCACGATTGCCTATATCGACGGCACAAAGTACATCTGTACGGAATGCTTCAAAGGACACAATACCGGAACATGTATCACAGACAACGCAGGCAACGATGTCATGAATACGCTGGGTGCAGGGAAAGCGTTGCTGTATACCTGCAACGGATGCTGGCAGAATGTGCATGTAGCTATTTATCAGATGGCTGCCAACTGATAGCAAAAAAGGAGCGAATTGAGAAAAAACGAGAAACAATTCTGCGCGTAATCGTGATTGATTGAAAACAGCAAATGTGGTATAATATAAATAGCGCAAAAGGCACGAAAACAAAATAACCGCAGAAAGGTAAGGACCTATTCATGAGTACAGAGCTTGTCGCTATCGAAAAAATCGAAATCAGACACGGGGACAAAAATGCTGATGAAATCAGAATGGAACTCGTAAAGTATCTGCATCAATTTTTAGATTCTGCCAGCATCGAATCTATGGCGCTGCACGACTTGGCAATCAGTATCAACGGAGAGATGATTCTGTATCTCGTTGATAAAACAGGCGGAAAAGGTCTTCGCGGTCTGGATGAAGACTGGCAGAAAGACCATAAGACAGTTGATTCCGTGAACATGATTCTGAACGATGTGGATGTGACGGTCGTACTGTCGTATGAAATGATTCACTATTTCAGTAACGATACATTCTATGGATTTAATTACTGGAGCGATGTATTGCAGGGCAACGAAAGTAATGCTGTGACTTACCATGGTTTGGAATACTACGACTGTGAGTCCAGTATTTCTATGCTTCATTTCGAAAACGGCGTTCTTACCGATTCTCCCGATTATGTATCGGAGAAAAAAGTGGCCGACATCCCTGCATGGTTCTGCTATAACTTTGAGTTGGACTTGGAGGTCGATGACGAGTTTTCGGCTGACCAGCGTACGAGAATTGAGAAGGCGCTGGATTCCATAAGAGATATGTCAGGCATTGAGGATGGAGACTTTGCCGACATAGACGAAACCACTCTTCATATTTTCTCCAGTATGACAGTCAAAAAGGAGCAGGTCTCCGTGTTTACCGATTTCTTGACCACAATCAGAGAAATTGCGGTAGAATGCGACGCCACACTGGATGTAACAGCAGAGTTCGTGCCTTTGGATTTCGAAGAGTTTGCCGCTATGATTATGGATTTTGAGAATGGAAAGGCGGTACCGAAATATTTCCGGTATTGATGGTGTCAAAACTGTCATGACATATAATGAGGCATTTCCGCTCTGGGTAGCAGAGGTATACCGGAACCACGGCTATGAGCCGGACACATGGTACGGGTCAGAGGTTGCTGAAAAAATGCACAAAGAGGCTTTGGCAACCTACAAAGGTCCTCCAGCCACGATGCTGGATTATGTCGAAGCCATCCCGTCCGAGGAAGAGTTCGAGTATTTGGATTACGCAATTCAACAACTGCGCAAAGATAACATTAACCTGAATGCACTTCCAGACAAGGAACGCTGGGCGGTGATGGATAGAATCATTGCGGAATATGCAGAGCATAAGAATACTCATACATCCCGCGCCAAGCAGGTACAAAAGACCTCAATGCAGGCAGCGCTGGAAGAAGAGCGGGAGGCTCTCTCACAGACTGCTCAGCGCAATGCGAGCCGGTACAGTGAGGCAGAGGATGCCACAAAGGATTTTGTAATTAGGTAGAGGAGCAGACAGAATGGTCAAGATTTACGGTCACAGCGATGATATCGTTTGTATCGAAAATTCTCGATACTTCGAGAATGAAATCGAGTGCTTCGATGTTGCCGGTGTCAGACTTTTTCTGGATGACGGCACTGTGCTTTTTGTCTGCTACTCCTCTGGTGTCTGGCGCATTTTCATCGAACAAGAAGGCTCCGCGCCGCACCAGCACAAGGTCTGTCAGGAAACGAGTGATGACGACTACAGCGACGAATTCTATACAGAGGCTGAGATAGTTCGGCACGAAATTGCATCGGCGAGGAATTGAAAAATGAGCAAAAATCCGAAAATCAAAGGCATCATCTTCCAGCACGATGATAACGACTACTCGGTCTGGATGCCGGACATCTCCAAAAAAGAAAACGAAAAGTTTCTAAAAACACTGTTGGCGGTCTTTGGGGATAACGGTTGTTCGGTGCGCGGTACGAAGAAAGACATCATCGATGCCATCCAAGAAAATACCTGAAACGAAAGGAGCTGCGAGCATAGACTCGCGTACAAAATATGGTTGACGCTAAAACGAATAATTCCCAGAAGAAAATCTATGTGCTCGACACGAGCGTTCTCTTGTCTTCTCCGTATGCTATCTTCGCATTCGATGAACATGTCGTATGGATTCCATACAATGTAATCACAGACCTTGACGCAATGCGCAAAACCACGAACGAGGCAAGCAAGAACGCACAGGAGGCGCTCAGAATTATTGAGGAACTGCGCGAACGCGGAAACCTGCGCGAAGGCGTGCCTCTTAAATCCGGCGGCATTGTCTGCGTCGGGAATAGCCGGAGCCAATCCCCGATTGAAGCAGCGCAAGCCCTGCCCTCAAATAGAATCGTTATCATCGTTTCTAACAGCACTGCGGTGCGCATCATGGCAGAAGAAGCTGGATTCAGAGCCGAGGTTTACCGTTCTGACAGCGTGGATACCGAGAACCGCTATCTGGGTCGCACGGTAGCATACTGCTACAATGACGACATTGACAGGTTTGGTATCCCGAATACCATTCCGGTATCAGAGGCAAAGGCAGATTCTGAATACATCGAGAATGAGTTTGTGACAGTAAAACGAGCCAATGAATCCACACTCGGCATCTATCAGGTAAAAGGCAATAATCTGGTCAGATTGAACTTTGACGCAATGCATCCATACGGCGTAAAGCCTCGAAATGCAGGTCAAAAAATGGCAATGCATGCACTGCTCGATTCGCTTGAATCTTCTGCGCTAACAATTTTGATGGGCGATGCAGGCACAGCAAAGACATTCCTGTCCCTTGCTTGCGGTCTGGAACAGACGGTAGGGGAAGACCCCAAATACCGGAGTATGCTTGTCGTTCGCCCGAATGTAAAGTTCGATGAGACCGTTGGATTCCTCAAAGGCAGCGAGGCTCAAAAAATCAATCCGCTCATTCGTCCTATCATGGATAACCTTGACCAGCTTACAGCGGTGAACAGTGAAGATTATGGCACAAAGCAGGGCAAGGGCGGCAAGAAGAGCAAGTTCGCAACGGAAGAGGCCGAGGATAAAATTGGAGCTCCGAACTCGTATGCGCAGTACCTTTTCGATTCTGGAAAGATTGAAGCGCAGGCGATGGAATATATGCGCGGTCGAAGTATTCGTGACCGGTATATGATTATCGACGAGGCTCAGAACATGACCCCGCTGCAGGCGTTCGGCATTATCAGCCGCGCAGGTGTCGGTACGAAAATCATTCTGACCGGAGACCCGAATCAGGTAGATAACCCGCTTCTGGACTCTAAGACGAACGGTCTTACCTATGCTGCAAATGCTATGAAGGGCAGTAAGGTCTGTACGCAAATCACATTCGAGGAATCTGAATGTGAACGCTCGGAACTTGCGAAAGAAGCAATTAAGCGCATGAAAATCAAGGGGAAAGGTAGAGAAAGCCGCTGATGCGCTGGTTCACATCCGATACGCATTTTGCAAAAACTGGGGATAAAATCCTTCGCCGTGAAATGCGTCCCTACAAGACCATCAAAGAGTATTGCGATGACCAAATCAGGATTTGGAATGAGCAGGCGTCAAAGGACGATGTCATTTATCATCTTGGTGATATGTGCAACTACAATGGCACAGAAAAAGATTTCCTGCCGGGGTTAATGCTTGTGCAAGAAGTCAATGCAAAAGTCATCCTCATTATGGGCAACAACGAGGAACGCGTCATGCAATATTGTTTTGAGAACAATTTTGAAAAATTCAGAGATTTCTGCATAAGACACGGATTTCTCGATGTAAAACAAAATGATACCATCTCCATAGATGGCGCAAAACTGTACCTTGTACACAGGCCAATCGACTGTAAACCGGGAATGCTGAATCTGTATGGTCATGTCCATCGGCAAGGCGGCATTTGGAGTCCGTATGGGTTCAATATCTGTGCTGATGTGAACCATTTCAGGCTGTACAGCGAAAACGATATACGTTTCTTGATTTCGCAGAAGGCAGCATGGGACAACGATGCGGATACAAAGTTTTTAGCAGGAATAGAATAAAAGATTTTTTAAAAAAATTCTTGCCATCTGCTGCAAAGTTAATATAATAAAAAAGCACAATAAGTAAAAGGTTCATGGCGCAAGCTATGGACATCACCATATTAACAATCGGGATACCGCTATACATCTTTGTGTAGCGGTATTTTTGTCGTTGTTAATACAAGACGAGGAGGTACTAATGCGAAAGCACGAAACCTACGAGGAGGAGTACGAGGAGTACGACCTCCCGACCGAACCTCAGGATGAACCTGAGGACCCGCAGGCCACCATCGAGCAGACGGTCGTCAACGGCCACTGCATCTCCATCGAGAAGTTCTTCGACGGCTTCTCTGTTGGCGACTATGTAAAGTCGCCCTCCGGTCCCGTGGACATCCTCGCAGTTCGTGACTGCGACGGCTATCCGTTCCCCTACACCTGTGCGACCATCGATGAAGCACGCGCAATCTATGCGGCGTGCATCAAGGCCGCCAGCGAACCGTGGGAGAGAAAGGAAACTGAGGAAACTCAGTAACCCGCGTACCTCCCTGCAACCCTTATGGGTTGCGTTAGATTGAAACGCAGGGATAACCTGCGAGTAGCGACGGATAGCTAAATGCTATCAGAGAAAATCATACTGACATATGATTTCCTCAACCTGAGCCTTGCAGAAATGCAGGGCTCTTTTTAGTTGACCAAACGGCAGAAAGGTGGTATAATATAAGCATTAAACGGAGAAAAAATAGATGATAAGCAAAATTTTACATTCGGCAATAGAAAACAATAATGGGAAAGTAGTTGTTCTCAGTATACAGAAAAAATGGTTAGATAAAATCAAGTCAGGGAAGAAGACACTTGAAATCCGAAAGTCCTCTCCATGGGATTTACAGTATCCTTTTGCAGTCATGTGTTACGAAACAAAAAAGGAAGGTGGTTGCGGGAAAATCGCTGCCGCCTTTGTCTGTAACGAAATCGAAACGCTGCATTGCTTCGAGGATTTAGCATACACGGCAACAGGGGATGAAATTCCGGCAGTAACCAAAAGGTTTTGCGAGCAAGGCTGTATGAGTCAAAAAGAGCTATATGATTATGGGCGAACCACTGGCCGTTTGTACGGATGGCATGTGTCTGATGTAGAGTTGTTTGATGCAGAACTTCGAGAAATAGGTGTACGCCGAGCACCTCAGTCATGGCAGTACGGAAAAGTTGAGGTATAATCGTGAATACATCATTATTTGTGGCGACAATAATATTGGTTTTAGTAGGCGGCATTATCGGTTTCGGGGGAATATTGGCTTCGTTTTGTATCCCATACTCCCCGTACTTTGACGGGAAGCGCGTTGTAACCTATAGCGAAATCGAAGATATGAGACATCTGTGTGATGGCGTTCTCATCACGGGTGAAGTGATAGTAGTAGCTGCCATGATACTGATGTTTGTAAATATCGGGTAGTGAATTCGAGCAACAAATAAGCATGGTTGCACCGTCCTATGAGTACATTCGAGCCTACAGAAAGTACCGAGATACAGCTAAAGAAAGGAATGGACATGCTGGCTACGCCAGCCGCTTCATAACTACAGACGAACAGTACGGTCAGGGCGACCGAATCTTAAAGTCTGTGGAGAGTGGGCCTCTATCAAGGGCTGCGGCCTGCGGTAAGCCCGTGCTATGAAGCAGAAATCCATACTGAGTAACGGAGCAACCCGTGAAAAGCTGGAAGTCCGAAAAAATACTATGGGAAGACAGGAAAACATTGAAATTTTCGAGGATACATTTGCTCTGTGCAAGCGAAACAGTACGCTGCGCGACGCCATCGAGCAAAGCGCCAAAAAACAGAAGCTGTATCCGAAAGGTGTCGAATGCACAGAAAAGCAGGCAATCACCTATGCTCAGCCTGCCAAAATCATCGTGAGCCCCAAGCGCACACTGGAAGCGGCAATGCCTTACGCCTATGCCGGAAAGAAAGTCTGCATCCACAACTTTGCTTCTGCGGCAAATCCGGGCGGTGGTGTGACGAAAGGTTCTTCGGCACAGGAAGAGGCAATCTGCCGCTGCTCCACACTGTATCCGAATCTCAAAGAAGAAATCCTTTGGAAGGAGTTCTATGCGCCCCACCGCCGCCAGCAGAACCCACTGCACAATGATGACTGCATCTACACGCCGGGCGTCATTGCGTTCAAATCCGATACCACATATCCCAAGCTATTACCAGAGGATAAGTGGTATTCTGTCAATGTACTGACCTGCGCAGCCCCGAATCTGCGGGAGCGCCCCAGTAATAGTATGAACCCCAATAACGGAAACACGACTGTGCGCATCAGCCAGAAAGAACTGCAGGCGCTGCACGAAAAACGGATGAGAAAAGTGCTTGATATCGCATGGAAAAGCGGCAATGAGGTTGTCATACTTGGCGCATTCGGATGCGGTGCGTTCAGCAACCCGCCGTTGGCTGTAGCACAGGCAATGAAGGCAGTGGTGCAGGAATACCGGATGAAGTTTGAAACTATTGAGTTCGCTGTATATTGCTCGCCGCGAGATGATTCAAATTTCCGTATATTCCAAAATGTTCTTGGAAAACTCTGATTGTGGTTGCGTTAAAGTAAAATATGTAAAAAAAGACCATCCAACGAAAGAAAGATGGTCTTTTTCTTATGTGTAAATTGACTAATAACAACAAATGTGGTATAATATAAGTATAAGGGATAGTAACTTGTACGCTGCAAACGGGAGAAGTTATGAATCAAATTAACGCTGTAACTATCGGAAAACTCATCGCGGCGCACCGCGAAGGCGATGAGGAAAAGTTCAGGACATACGTCGATTTTATTGCAAAAGCCTATGAACAGCAGGGAAATGACCGTGCCGCTCATATCATCCGGAGCAACTATACGGGTGACTATGGTGAGCAGGGAAAAGTCGTTCTGAATGAAGCAGGCGAGCAGACTGTATACTACGAAACAGGTTGGTATGAACCCGAAATCTTAGGCTCTGGTGGTTCCTATCGCGGAGTTGTAAAAACAAGCTCAGAGGAAGAAGCTCTACAACAGCTACAAAAGCACACGGTGAACTATGCACATCGTATCACTGTATATAAGAAAGACGGTAAAACCGTAAAGCGTGAAGTTGCCGAATACGACCAGTGGGAAAAGAAGTGGAGGCCGGTCTGATGAAATGGAATGTATTTTCTCTTGAAACCGTTAAAACAGCATTGGAACCCAAGTTTGTGCTGGAAAAGGTCCGTTATGTGACAGACGACGAAGAATACGGTGAAGGCGAGTCCACACGCCTTGTTTTCCGAAACGTAGAAGAGATGCCGGAAATCGACCACATTGAACGGACCATCTCCACATTCATTCGGGACACTTATGTTCACTTCAAAGACAAAAATATCAAGCCGATGCGCCTTTGGCAGGATAATCTCAACGAAAGCGAAGACCATATCCGCTATTCCACAAACCATCTTGTTTCACCGCCGCTGGAACTCATTGGCAAAACATACATTTCTGACGAAAGCTACACACACAAGTGGCTGGTAGCTCAAGGAGGGATTGAACTTCTTGAAAGAGCATCCATCACTATTGATGTCGATGTAATTTACGCCTATGACAATGTCAATAAGGTTGAGGAAAGTTCCGAAGATGGCGAGGTACATGGCGTTCTCATCAACAGTACAATGTATCTGCGCGAATCGGAAATCAAGCAGGTTGCTCAGCTTATCAAGGACGAAAAGCTCCGCAACCGTATATTGACGCTGATGCGCTCTCATCGCCGTATTGTATCGGCTCCCGAAAAAGAGAATCGCAACATTCGGGAAATCGCATCCGCACAGATGCTGAGTCAGGGGTAAAGCCATGAAACACAAAATCTCAGAAATCGGCGCTCAGATGCTCGAATACCAAGAGAATCTTGCCCGCGAACACAAATACAAGCCTATCCCGCGCACTTTTTTCAGTGATGTAAGAACTGAGTTTCAGAATACGTTGCCGGAATGGTGTAATATATCCGGAGATACAACTCCGCTCGAGACCACCGATGGCACAGTCATTGCCAACGGGTACAACCGTATTGTGATTGGCGACTACGGTGCGTTTGTTGAATTTTCCCGCGTACAAGCCTATATGCGCCACCTCAAAATCAAAGAAGGTCAGGTTTATCGTATAGAAGACCCGCGCTATGCTGAACATGTCAAATATCTCTGGCTCACAGCGAACGATAGTTCCGATGTAAAGGTGTACGAGCAAAAGCGACCAGTAGAATATGCTGATTATAAACCCGGTATGCTGTATGTCAGTGTATATGAGGTGTTCCCACACATCTAAGAAAATCAAAATAAGAAGTTCTACCCAGTTCAGGGTGGGTTTTCATCGAGAGTGCCGCAAAGACTGCTGGCACACGGAGGTAACCGACAATAACTGACTCAGACAAAGCAATTGCATTGCGCCCATCATACTGGGCAAGCGTTTCTGGCGGAAAAGATAGCCTGTATATGCTCAATTACATACTGCACAATCTGGACAGATACCCGCTTGACGGCGTGGTTCACTTTGAACTCGAAATCGACTACCCGTTTATACATAACGTTATCGACTATATGGAAACGGAGTGCAAGCGAGCTGGCATCCAATTTGTGCGAATCAAGCCGAGAAAAACGTGGGAAGAATTGTATGATAAATGCGGTTTCCCAACAAGAAAAATAAGATGGTGTAACGGTCACTATAAACTTGATGCAAAGCGGCAACTATCCAAATGGCTGAACGAAGTCGGTTTTTATGTAGTGCATTACATAGGCTATTGCGCCGATGAAGAACGCCGTTTTAACAAGCGGTTGAATGCCAAAAAGTTAGAGATATACCCTCTCGCAGAAAACGGCATTAACGAGGATGTGATTTTGGAATGGGCAAAGACGCAGCCAATTTTCAACAACTACTACAAAACCAACAAGCGCTGCGGTTGTATGTATTGCCCTATGTCCTCGTATTTGAATTTCGCATATCTGTATAAATACTACCCCGAAAATTTCCGGTATATGCTTGAAAAAATGCGGGAAACGGAAGAATTGAGAGAGAAAGAGCTTGGTAGACCGTTCTCTGTGATTTCATCGAATCCCAAATACAATGCGGATTACTTGGAACACATTGTCAAAACAAAATGGCTCAAAAAGCTCAATGAAATGGAGTGTACAACAAAGCAAAAAAATATCGCAGCAGCAAAAAATCAGATTGAGATAGGTGGGTGAAAATGTGCAACAGGAAAATGATGACTTGTTAATTCACAGCGAGTACGCCAATGTGAGTGTTACACTGTTTTTCCATATAAGCAAGATGCCGGAACTCGGAGGAAGGCCGGGATACATCTACCGGACCATTAGTATGGTGGACGAGGCAGAGAAGCTCAAAATCGATGAAATCGAAAAGGAAAGACAAAAGCTCGCAACAGCATATCATCTTAGCATCGATGACGTAAAACCCATTACCGCGCAGGCCGCAGAGCTTTTGAAGACACCGCTTAACGGCATTGCAAATTGAGGGGACAAGAATGAATGACTATGAACGGGCGCTGATTCGCTATGTTGTTGATGGCGACATTCGAAACGCTCAAAAACAAGCAAAAATCATCTTAAGCAAAATAGCGACCGAGAAAGATAGAAAATTCAAAGAGTATCAGCTAAAGAAACTCGATAATAAAGGCCCGGAACTCATTGAATTGCCCTATAATCTGCAGAAGATTATCGCCGCACAGGATGTCACGAATTTCCCTGATGGCAGATTTCTCATTCGGCCGGAGGAACAATCTGTTGTCAATAAACTTCTCAATACAAGAGTTGCAGCGTTGCGGTTGCAGGAACTGGGAATCCACTACACATCTTCTTTGCTTTTGACGGGGCAGCCGGGAACAGGAAAGACAGAACTTGCACGGTATATTGCGCATGTGGCAGATTTGCCTTTTGTCGTCGTGAAGTTTTCCGGCATCATCAGCTCTTCTTTGGGACAGACTCAAACGAACATCGGAAACATGTTCGACTATGCGAAGAGAACGCCTTGTGTTTTGTGCATTGATGAAATCGATGCGTTGGGTACGATGCGAGGAAAGAAAGACGACGTGGCAGAAATGAGGCGTGTTGTAATCGCTCTCATGCAGGAACTCGATAATATCAAAAACGATGTCATCGTAATCGGAACGACAAATCGCCCTGACCAGTTGGATGAAGCCTTGATTCGCAGATTCGTTCAGAGACATGAGGTCAAACCCCTCAATCAGGATGACATTCGGGAATTGGTGAGGAAGTTTAACGACTCTGTTGGGTACCCCATGGATGACATCCAAATGGATGTGTTCTGCTCTCAGTTTGGAATAGAAGCTACTGCCAACACTGTGATTTCCGCATGCACAGAACGAATCATTGAAAAAATTACGGAGGAAGTAAAGCAGGAACAGGCATGATTGGGCATATTCAGCCTATGTGAAGAACGAGGTGCCTATAATGACTAAAAAGCCAGAAATATGAGTTTACGCGGAGAGCCCTTATTTGAGGGACTGAATTTCAAGGAATTGTTCGGAAGAGAACTTGTTGTCGATAAAGAGTTTTTGAGCTATGACGGCATTCCGTTGCTCTGTGTATGCAAGGACGAAGACGAAAAATTGTATTTCTGTAACTGCACAGAAGTACGAAGCGAAGAGCGCTGGGTTCTGTATCCGGCAACGAAGCGACAAATAGAGCAAATCGTCAGCAAAAGCAAAACCCCGGCCAAAGTATTTCAGGATAGCCGTGTAGTGTATATGTATACCATCGGCTTAGATACAGGCCGAGGAACATTGAGGGAACTGACTGTCGATGAACTGTCAGATGCAGACAAGCTTCCGGAAGGAGCGTATGTGTAATGAGCAAGCACGAACTCGGCGCAGACCGCGTTCTCCACGAAGGAGCTGGCTACCGCGACAAGTACAAGTTCAAGAGCCAGAAGCCGCCAGTCGGCAGCAGAGAAAATCCGTCCGACCCGAAGCAAGAGGGGACAGATGCGGTGTATATACCCGATACCGCCAAATGGATGAAAAAATAAACCACAGGTTGATTGACCAGAACAACAAAAGTGGTATAATGTAATCAGAACGAAACGAAAGGAGACAACCGAAGATGCTACACAATGTTCGCGCTATGTCGTTTAGTGAATATAGTTACGAGTCTGAGTTCGAATCCTACGAATCCAGCTTTGTTTCTCATACTCATCGACAGGCAAAAACAGACCATGTACAGATGCGGTGCGTCTCCAAACGATAACTGCATTTTCACACGCTGCTTGTCGAGTCATTTCGGCAGGCAGCGCTTTTTTGTTGCCTGCAATATAGAAAGGCAGCAAGAAAATGAACGTTCCAACCATCGATATCCAGCAAACAGGTGCCAATATCAAGGCACTGCGAAAAGCGGCAGGCATCAAGGTCAAGGATGTGGCAGACACGCTCGGCGTATCCACGCAGGCGGTAGCCAAATGGCAGGCAGGCACTGCACTTCCTACCATCGACAACCTTGTGATTCTCGCCGCGATGCTCGATACGAAAATTGATGACATCCTTGTCATCGCATAAACCCTCGCCGCAGGATTGCGGCTATATATGGCCCGTTGGACGAATTGGTAGAGTTGCCGCCCTTTCACGGCGGAGGTTATTGTGGGTTCGAAACCCACACGGGTCACCATGCTTCTGTAGCTCAGTTGGTAGAGCAGCGGTCTGAAGAACCGCGTGTCGCTGGTTCGATTCCAGCCGGGAGCACCACGAGGCTTAATGCCTCCTTATATGTGCCGGTATGCAAGTGGTTAAAGTACGCGGTCTGTAAAACCGTTCCGTTACGGTTCGCTGGTTCGAATCCAGCCCGGCACACCATAAGGCCCCTTCGACAAGTTGGTCTAAGTCGCCACACTCTCAATGTGGAGTCAGCAGTTCGAGTCTGCTAGGGGTCACCATACGTCGCACCTGCGTTAAAAGGTGCATCATGCAGAGGTCGCCTAACGGTATGGCAACGGATTGCTAATCCGTCGTCGGCTAATCCCCGGCTTGTGGGTTCGAATCCCGCTCTCTGCGCCATATGCTCATGTGGCCGAGTGGTCGATGGCAGCGGTCCAGAAAACCGCCGGTGAGAAATTGCCCGAAAGGTTCGAATCCTTCCATGAGCGCCAACAAAAAAAGAGAAGCCCCGACGCCTTAGTGCATCGGGGTTTTTCTCTATCCAACATGGCTTTTTACCATTTCAATCTAACGCAACCCGTGCGGGTTGCAACGGCCTTATGGTGCGCCGGGTAGGATTCGAACCTACATTTCAATCTAACGCAACCCATGTGGGTTGCAACAGCAAACTTGTACAAACGAAGCAATAAGTTGTCATGCATTCTGTACAATGTTTGTCTGCTTTTTGACCAAACAATATGGTCAGATACTACTTACCGCAATGGAATCATATCCTTTCATCATATTATTTGGTGCGAAGCGACCAGCAAAAATAGCTAATCCGCGAAGAATAATTATATTATACCACAGAAGGTATGAATGGTCAAGTCGAGCGAAGAGCCGTTGAGAACAGTGCAAGAAGTTGAGATAAGCGATGTATCGAAAAAGTAGGTTGCATATCAGGTGATGAGAATTGAAAAGGAGACCGATTTGTGGTATAATATAGACAAGAAACTAACGATACGAGGCAAAAAAAAGAGGTGAAAATTATGCGAGTTTTAGTAATCCCGGACTGCCATTTGAAACCGTGGATGTTTGAAAAGGCAGCAGCTATCATGAGCGGTGAAAGGACAGATAATGCCGTTTGCTTAATGGATATTCCCGATGATTTTGGAAAAGATGACCCGGATTTGTACAAAAAAGCATATGACGCGGCAATTCGTTTTGCCGAAAGGTTCCCGCAATCTTTGTGGTGCTACGGGAACCATGATTTGAGCTATGTATGGAACAAGCCGGAAACCGGATTCAATCCGGTAGTACGCATGCTGGTTCGTGAAAAGTTAGAAGAATTGGAACGCACACTTTCATCTCCTTCTCAGCTTGCCTATATCCACAAAATTGACAAGACGTTATTTATGCACGGAGGCTTATCTAACTTCTTTGTACATCGCTGGGTAACGCAAAGTGGACAGAAAGCGATTGGTAAAACCATCAAGAAAATCAATAAAATGGGCAGCGGCCTCATGTGGGATAGCGCATCACCTATTTGGTACAGACCTCAATTCGCTCCAGACAACGATGCTTCCAGATTGTTCAGGGGAGGGAAATACCTGCAAGTTGTAGGCCATACGCCTGTTAAGGATGTGATTCTGGAAGGCGGGGTACTGTCTTGCGATACCTTTTCTACATACCGGGACGGCACGCCTTACGGTTCGAGGGAGTTTTGTATTGTCGATACTGATACATGGCAATTTGAAACAGTTCCGACCAAATAAATCACCCCTCCTTCAGATGTGGGTGGTAAACAAAAATATTCCGATTAGTTTATGATTTGTCTTTTACAAAAAGAAGTAGAGAGCCTCTCCACAAAAGAGGCTCTCTACTTTAGTTAGTTTTATTATCAATCAGGGGTTGTTTGCGGGACGTGAAGATGCGTTAGGAAAATGTAACGCACCAAACTTCAACACCATACGCGGTGTTAAATATACAACCAATTCCCATTTGTGTATATCCCGGAGTCATAATATTTGAATAATGGCTGGGGCTGTTTTTCCAACCCGTACACGCTGCAGACGCACTTGTTGCACCAGAGCACAAAATTTCTGCGGTCGTTGCACCGTCATGAGAAAAAACATCGTTTGCAATAAGGTATTCACATCTTGAATCTGCAATACTTGACAGCGAAGAACTCACAGTAAGAGCTGGTAGACCGCCCTCTGCACGCATTGCATTGATGTTATTTGCCACAGCCCAGTATGCGGAATCGGAAGAGTCAATACTCCACCATGTTTCACCATCTGATGCTGGGTCCATTGGCAATGCACCATACTCAAAACTGGAAGACGCAGCGGGAGCAGATGCAGAAGAGCTGGTGTCGCTCGAACCACCATTAGAATTGCCATTAGTTCCGGAAGATGCGGAACCAGTAGGCGAATTACTCGTAGAATCAACAGTTACAACACACTCAGCAGAAACATCACCGACAGAAGCCGTAATCGTTGCCTTGCCATCGGCAATAGCGGTAACATTTCCTTCTTTATCAACGGTTGCCACATCGGGCGCATCAGATGCAAAAGCGATGCCATCAATAGATGCACCATCCGGAATTGCGGTAGCTGTCAACTGAGCAGTACCATCTTTCTTCATCTTCAGAGAAGTGTCACTGAGTTCAATGCTTTCAATGTCTGGCGCAACGGTTACAATGCACTCTGCGGTAATGTCGGTTTCCTTAATGCTGGCAGTAATCGTGGTTTCACCAATATCAACCGCATTGATTTCGCCATCGCTGTTGACAGTTGCAACATCTTCATTGGAAGAAGTGAATTCAATTTCAACATGGGTTGCATCTTCTGGCTGAACAACAGCTTCCAACTTAGCTTTGCTGTTGTTTTCCTTTGTGAGAGTGATGCTGTCTACCATATCAAGACTGACAGGTGTTACAACGACCTCTACTACCTTGCTCGTGGCAATCTTACCATCTTTGCTGGACATTGCAACCTCTGCTGTGCCAATGCCAACCGCAGTGATGTTGCCGTTTTCATCGACGGTCAGAACATTTGGGTCACTGGTGGTATAACTCATTCCCAGCTTATCCACAAGTTCATCTGCCTTCGCAGCCTCCGGCGTTTCACCATCATAGGCATATTCAGGTGTTGCCATAATGCTGCTTCCTTTTTCAAGTGTATCTGGAATATCAAAAGATACTCCGGTAACACTTACGCCACATCCCGCAAGGCTAACAACCATTGCGCATGCAACAGCGAGCGATGATAGCTGTTTCATAATTCTCTTCATGATTTTCGCGAATTTTCCGCATTAAGACTGCAAAAATTTCGCATTGGCCACATCCTTTCATATAAAATCCATATCAAGTAAACGCAGGTTCTTGCGTTTACATACGAACTTGATTCAATACTTATATTATACCATACCTACGGCAAATAATCAAGAACAAACGGCAAAACCATATAATCTTGTCATTTGCTGCAAAGTAGCTACAATAAGAGCATCAAGATAAGTCAAAATATCATTCCTTGATTTATTTTGGTTTCAAAATCTGTATCCTAACGGCTATCTCAATATGAGATGTTGCAACCCGCATGGGTTGCGTTAGATTGAAATAGCGACAGGCCAGAAGTAGACTGGTAACCCCCACGCAGCGCTCTCTCCGTATGGAGGGGGCTTTTATCTTGCCATTTGCTGCAAAGTAGCTACAATAAGAACATCAAGATAAGTCAAAATATCATTCCTTGATTTATTTTGATTTCAAAATCTGTATCCTAACGGCTATCTCAATATGAGATGGTCGTTTTTTTCTCGCGAAAGGAAGTCTTTCATAAACATCAATCGATATACGCTTCGCAAGGAGCGTTCTTTGCAGAAAATCATAAGCAAGCAACCGAAACCCAATACCACCGCAATCGGAGTTTGCAGCGAGACGCAGGTTACGCATCGCATCATCACGCAAAGAAGTGATGACCATAGGAAAAACAATACAAGAAATTGGAGGAAACAACAATGACTTACAACAACTATCTGACAGACTGCCTGACCTTTGCCAAAGAAACCGCTAAATGGGCAGCCCTTGACCATTATTCGGTTTATACCACCAACGGCAGCGGGTGGAAAGAAAGCTGCGACAACAACAACGGCGGCATTGATGTTAAGTGGGCTTTCCATTGCCGAGCCAAGGAAATCCGGGACGCAGCGCCCCAGCACTACGCCGATGCCATCATCGAGCTTGTACAACTAGGCATCGATGACGAATGGGACGCAGAAGCGATGCAGTCCATCGTTGACCAGTTTTCGTGATAATAAAACAGAAAGGAGTTGAAGGCGCATTCATCCCACGACTAAAGTCGCGGGTCTCCTGCGCCAAACGTATGAACATCAATCAATATGCGCTTCGCAAGGAGCGCTCATTACAGAAAATCATTAAGAATCAGCCGAAACCCAATATAACTGCAATCGGAGTTTGCAGCGAGGCACAGGTTACGCATCACATCATCACGAAAAGAAGTGATGAGTGCCTGCCCATCTCTGCATTTGTTCCGAAACACAAGGAAGGGGATGGCAAGAAATTCCCCGTTATCATCGACATCTACGGCGGCAATTTCGTTGCAGGACGCAGTGCTCTGAACACAAATTTTGGGGCATGGTGTGCGGAACAAGGATATCTGACCTTTATTCCGGAATACACCCCAGTTCCTGAAACGAACTTGTTCGGACAGCTCGGCGACCTTTTGAAGGCGTTCGTTGTCATCCATCGCTGTGCAGAACGGTATGGTGCGGATATGTCCAGAATGTATCTGGTAGGTGACGGTGCAGGTGCTGCACTGGCTTGCCTTGTATACGCTCTTCTCTGGAACCCTGTATCCATGCAGCATCTCGAAGATGAACTTCCGTTCGATGTACCGCAGGAAGCAAAACTCACGTTTAAGGCTGTCTGCTTGCAGAATAGTATCCTTGACCTTTCCAGCAGAAAGATAAGCGCAATCGCGCCCTATCTCATTGAAAAGGATTGGAAGAAGACAAGCTACGCCGAATGCCTGTCACTTAAGACTTACGCCAAGATGCTGCCTCCGTGTTTTCTCGTCACGAGCATCACTGATGCTCATAAACGTGACACGAATCAGCTGGCTTGGCAGTTAAAGTTGAAGGGTACGAGATATTTTGTATATTCCGCAAACAATCTCTTTGCGAAAGAAAGCTTTGCTGCACGGCATCCCGAAACTCGGTATTCGCAGACTGCTAATACGGCTATGCTTGCATTTTTTGAAAATAAATAACACAAAAAAGGAGAAACTACAATGGCTAAAATGCGCACAAAAGAAATCATTCCGGAGAAAACTCCGCAGAAACGCGGAACGGATAGCTACTCTTACGAGAAAGCCTGCAACGCAGCAAAGAACTCCGGCACACCCACATACCGTTTTGCCGTGGGAGACAGGGTGCAGGTTGGACAGCTTCCTAACTGTGTTGTTGAAGAAGTGATGGATGATGGTGCAATGTATCTTATCCGCATCACCACCACAAACCACGTCGAATATTCCTGCTGGGCTTGGACAAGTGTTCGCCCACTGGATGATGACAAAAACACGCATTTCGCAAAGCGCAACTCTGCACTATCCCGTTTGCACTACTCAAATCGCAGCATGCACTCCCTACTCAGCTATCATTACCTGTTCGGTGTTGATTTCAACCCCGATTATCAGCGCGGTTCTATTTGGGATGAGGAGGACAGAGAGAAACTGCTGGATAGCATCTTCGCAGGACGCGAAATTGGTCGTTTCGTCTTCAAGCAGTTGCCCTTTAATCGTACAAACGACGATGGCAACTACTACGAAATCGTCGATGGTAAGCAGCGTTTATTGACCCTGCTTGCTTTTTACGAGAACCGATTCCCGTACAAGGGTGTGTTTTACAACGACCTTTCCGTTCTGGATAAAAACTGGTTCATGGATGCTTCCATTGGTATTGCTGAACTTGACCAGAATGCGACCCGTGCGGAAGTTCTGGAAGTTTTCCTCGCTCTGAACGAAGGCGGTAAGCCTGTCGCAAAGGAAGTTCTCGACCATGCACGCGAACTGCTGAAAAATGAAGCAAACAATAGCGAAATGTAACTACTGCGAACGCGAAATGCTAACGGTCAACGACTGCTTGTATAAGCGCGTGGTCGTTAAGGTTTCCAAAAACAAAGAAATTGTTTTTACGTAAATTAGTAGACCACCAATTTTCGTAAAAAATCCCGCCAAAAATAATAAAATACCCAACACAAAAAAGGAGAATCACAATGGCTAATTATCACAAAAGAAACAGCATCCGTGCGGTCCAGTGGGACCCCGAAAACGCGCAGAGCTTCAAGGACATCAAGAAGCTGGTTGCCGAAAATCCCGGTCTTGGCTGGAAAGTGAGGGATAATATCATCCACAACTGCGTCACCATTTACAGCTTTACCCATGACGTGATGCGTATCATGCCCTACGAATATCTGGTGGAGGGCAAGAAAAACAGTCTTTTCATCGTTCCAGCTGAATCTTTTGAACTCATGTACGAGTCGGACGAAAGCAGAAAGTGGTGAAATACAATGGCTGAATTTAAAAAACCTTACGACAAAGCTTACGGATTCTGGCATGTTACCACGGAAGGTGACTGCGAGGGCCGCTCCATCACCGACCTTGGTGTCTTTGAGGGAAATATCGATACCATCGCGTTGGCGCTCGCCGACAGGTGCTACTATTACACCCTCTATTTCACCGCCGTAGACCCCACCGCCTATGATAAGACCCCGAAAAAGGATGAAATCAACATTTCCATTTACGGCGCATCCGGCATGTATGACATGACAAAGGAAGAGCGTTTGGACGCGATGCGAAATATGCTGAAAGACCGCCCCGTCTTTGTGCGGGATGGCGACCACGCCGATACCTTCATCATCAGCACCAAGCAGGAATCGCGCGAAAAACGCAGGCAGAAGGTTCTCGATAAACTGACTGCCGAAGAACGCGAGCTTCTCGGCGTTTGACGAGACGGTGCAAATTATGAAGGACCGCAACCGGGAAATTGCGTTAATGCCGGAATTTGACAGCGAAGAGGCGTTTGACGCTTATTTTGCAGAGAAAACCGCAGCAGTGGCATCGTATCACGATAGACAAGGACGGCTCGTTCTGAACGATATCCATGACTTGCCTCAGGTCGTTGAGAAGGTGTTTGCTGGGTATCCAGAATTCACGCATACTTTTTTTCACGAGGAAGATTAAGCATTTGCATCTTCGTGTAAGTCAAATACTCAATGTTAAACAGGAGCGTACAAAATGACAAACGCAAAAGAAATGGCACAGAAAGGTTTTGATACAGGTTTCACCGATACTGAGGGTCACGAACTTCATGTGGGTGACTATGTCTGCATCTGCGGCCATATTGGAAAAATCGTTTTCTCCTGTGGCGCATTCGGCATCTTTATTGCAGATGAAGTTCCTTGGGATACCCTTGAGGAACTGGTGCGAAAAGACAGTGGAAATCGCCCTTCTTTCTTGTACAATGACAACTCCATCAGCTTTTGGGAGATTGTCTGGAACTTGAGTGAGGACACGGACGAGTCGTGCTTGCCCTATGTTGAGAGCATCACCGCGACCGGCGGCATTTTCACCGATGAGAACGGCAATAAGGATGTCTTCATGGGTTGCATCAACGGTTGCTCCGCCACATTGACTCAGTGCGAATACACCTGCGGACGCTACTGCACCTGTGATGCCGTAGCAGTGGCAAACGACTTGCTTCGCGACAACGAGCTGAAGAGCTGAAATAAAAAATACTTGCAATTTGCTGCAAAGTAAATATGCTGTAGATACTCGATAAATAAAATCTTTAAAAAAGCTCTGTCTGTGCCTCCCCACAGCCATGACAAAGATTTTGTTGTCGTTAAAAATATAGGCCAACCGCTATCCAGTTTCTTTCTGGGTAGCGGTTTTTCTATTTTTAGTCTGCGGTGCCTCCTATGAGACGTCTTGCAGTTTATATAAAACCCTAGCAAACTCCGCCCCATTTTCCCCACAAACGAGGTGGAGAAGACGTCAAACGTCCCGGATTTAAAAATAAATGCGGGCATCAAAACAAATCATTGGAGGTAAATTACCATGAAAATTCGTAGCAATTATGATTTCTATTCCGTTGAAGAGTGCGAGCAGGATGCCAAAGAGATGGTAAATCTGCTGAAAATGGAGCGCACTTGCTCCACCATGAAGGAGCGCCTTTCCCGTCTGAACTTCGAAGTATACGACACGGATTGTGGGTACATTGCTGGCAGCAAAGTAGAACATGAGGGCCTCGAATACGTGGACTACATGTTGCTTTCCGGCCATGCATTCAAACGTGCTTGCGAACGTGGAATTGATGCGGCCAAACTTACCAAGTTGGCTATTGCTGTGGCAAACAATTTCGACGCTTACGCCGAAATTCACAACCACCGCATTATGCCCGTGCGCAATAGTATTGGCCAAACTATTGACGGCACTGGTAAGAACGGCAAAACCGCAACCGTAGTGCAGGTGGAGGGAAGCAACATTCTCCTCATCGTTGAGCGCTATGCGCACGGTATTCGCATCGCTTCCTGCTGGAATACGCAGGAACGCCGCTATGGACTGCAAGAGCATGATGACTACCTCTTTGTTCGCAAAGATGGTAGCGTCACGCACAAGCTGTCCGGTGACGTCTTCGTCTTCCGCAAGAAGAAGCGTGCCTGAGTGCTCTTCGGCAAGAGTCTCCCCAAAAGGGAGGCTCTTTTTTTTGTTTTGAAAAACTTGTATTTTGCTGCAAAGCAAATATAATAAAGATGTACCATAAATAACACCTAAAACAATAATAAAAATATAGATATTTTAAGTGGCATGTTATTTATAATAAGAAGCTGCTTAATTATAAATATCTATATAAAGAAAGGAATTTGAATGAATAAACACGATGTGGAATACAGAATGTACTCTCTTAAAAATTTTTGCGAAATTTTTGATGAGCTTTTTTCGTATAACACAGGTGATGATTTTTGGAAACGATGTGTATGTGAGGCGACAATTCGAGACTTAAATGTTGATATATGCGATGCAGAAGTAGAACAATGTCCGGAAGAAATTTCGCTGCGCGAAGCACTGAAAGATGTTGCTTTACGTCGTCTTGAACCATACAAAGACTTGAAGCCCAAAACCATCGACACAAACAAAATCAACGAAATGCTCGTTTCTACAATAAAAATCTTCATGGATGACGAAGATATGAAAGTAGAAGATATGAATAGAGAAACGCTACATTATTTATGTGGTTGTTTCCGATTCCGGTTATCCAAGTTGTGTCCATTTGCATATTCTGCTGATTACAGCGAATTTATGAAAATGGTTAAAAAGCAAGGCATCGAAAATTATATCAATAAAGTCGTTGCGCTGTACACGCTGGTCGAACAATACCAGAAATACTAAGCGCCGTCATTAACCATCAACAACCAACCGCTCGCCTAACCGCGAGCGGTTTTTTCTTGCTATTTGCTGCAAAGTGAATACAATAAAAACATCAAGATAAGTCAAAGCGTCATCTACATGATTTATTTTGATTCATAATCTGTAAAAGCAGTCATCTCAAACGAGATGGCTGTTTTTGTTTGCAAAGGAGGATACGAAAATCGCATGCAAATCAAAGTCATGCACCGAGAACAATGCTTTGCCGCAGCTGGAGGGTATGGTCAAGAATACAATACAGAAAGCATCACCATTCCAACGATGATTATTTCTATTTCGTGTTTGGACAAGGCCATTCCTAATAGATTGGAAAAGTATCGCAGGGAAAACAAGAACATCATCAATGTCGTATATGTGCAATTCGATGATATTGATTCAAGCGAAACCATCAATGGCGAAACACCAATGTCTGAGTCGGATGCAAAAACAATCGTGGATGCATTCATGAAATACAAAGACAGGGTAGAACAAATCATAGTCCATTGTGATGCCGGATATTCGCGTAGCCCTGCTGTTGCAGCAGCACTCGCGAAAGCACTTGGCATGAGCGATGAAGTCTATTTTTCCAGTGGTCAGTATTGCCCAAACCGTCATGTTTATCGCATGATGATGAATGAACTGGCAGCCAGAAACTTTTTCGATTGAAAAGAAGAAGGAAAATTTATGAAAACATTTATTCTCGAAAACATCTACATGAGCGATATGTCCAACCCGTCCGTTTATTCTACAGACCGGTTCCCCACATTTGAATCGGCCATGGAAGAAGCTCACAAGCAGTTCAAGGAAGAAGCAAAGACTTATCGCAAATCCTACGGAGCTGATAACATCACCACTGAGGAATACTATCGCGACCTCTACATCAAAGGTCACGATTTCACGGATTGGTGAACAGTTGTTGAGGTCCCGACTGCCGAGGAGGAAGACGAATGAGCACACAAAGCTTTATCGGAGTTCTTTGCAAAGAAGGAATCATCAAGTTCGTCTATTGCCATTCTGATGGCTACCCGTCTTATCTTGGCAAGATGCTTCTTGAGCATTACAACACCCCGGAACTTGCAACAGCACTCGTTGACCTTGGAAGCCTTTCGATGGTTCGCGAGCGTCTTTCCCCGGACGAGGGAGAAACGCACACATTTGATACACCTGTTCGTCACGGTCCTAAAGGAGGCGTAACAACTGCCTATCATCGGGACAGAGACGATGACTTGGAAATCGACAGCGAAGTAGTCGATACTCCTGTGGTTCTAAAAAACGCTGAGACTCTGTTCTGGAACATCCTCAAAGAGGAAAACATCACCTATGGTTATCTGTACAATGTTGCAGATAAACTCTGGTATGCCGCTGATACGGTTCGAGACAACAGATTCTTCGTTCTGGACGAGAACTTTATTAACGCTCACACTTAACCAAATAAGGAGATTCAGTATGAAAATCGCAGAAATCGCTTTTAAAGTAAAACCCGGTAGCCAGATGTACAAAAACTTTTTTATTCAGGAAGAGGAGGAGACCAAATTCTTGGCCTTGGCTTTTCGTTTTATAGACAAGTATTTTGGCAAAGAATGCGACCACTCTTTCAAAATAGCGCCGCAGCTTTCCGTATCAATGTCGTCCGAGGAACACGAAAAGTTCAAACCGCAACTTCTGAAAAAGGTTGATGTGAGTGGTACTCGCACCATCTGGACATTCAGACAGAAATCTGACATGAACAAAAAGTGGCAGGATGAAGTCTGTAAGCATATCAGCGAAAAACGCCTTTACGCAAATCGCTGGTGGCATTTTGATTTCCCCGGCTATGGGCGCAAGAGCGTGGCAATGTGGGATGATGGTTGTGGTAACGTCTACGGCTACTATTATGCTGAAAACGCCAACATCAACGAAGAAGCTTTACCGAAAGATATTGAACTCATTAAGTTGAGCCAGTATTACGCTGCCATAGAAAACTTCGAGAGCATTGGCAAGAAAGTTGAACCCGCTATGAAGGGCTATCTTGCAAACAGCAAGTCCTGCATCTACACGGTTGGGTATACCGATGCAGAAGGGAAAACACAGGAAATCCAGTTCGAGATTTCCCATGAGTGCGCGTATGGTACTGCTGTCAGAAAACTGATTGGTAAATTCAACGAGTTCTGTAAGGAGAACAATCTAACACTGGACAGCTTGACATATGTCAAACGCGCAGATTCAAACGAATAAAAAACAAGACAAAAGGAGATTTGTATATGTGCGCAGTAAGCGAAAATATCTTAAACCTCAAAGAAATTTACAGCAACCGCAGCCACTATCATCAGTGGGTGAACAACCTTGGAGAAGTTTTTCTCCCCGGTTTCGGCGATTCGAGCGTCCTTAAGGGCACCGACTTGCTGCCTGAGCTTCCGGCGATGGCGCTCTCTGCCGTTAATTTTGACAGCGGTTTTTCTGAAACAGTCATGACTATCGAAGGCGAAACGGGTGTTGCCGTTCATGTGTTGTATGATTATGACTGGATTGGAACCGAAGCTCAAATCAACAGCAACAACAAATTCCTGAACGATATCATTGTGAATGCATTCGGCGCTACGCTGCCTGCACTGGCAGTATGCCTTCGCAATGGCATCCGTGAAGCTATGCACAACACCAAAGATATCGCTTGGAATCCGTATTTTACCATGCTGACCGGAGAAAATACCGACCCTGATGGGCATGAAATCATCGTCTTTGTGCCGTTCACTGCGGATACTGCAGACAGCAAGAATCTTTTCGATATGAAGGCAAACTCGCTACGCATCATCGAAAAATATCTGGCAGAGAACGCCTACGGCGATGCAGTTCGTAAGTATCTTCATGGTCTTGTAAAGGCCATCTTCAATGTTCCTGATGTGGGCAAACAGTAAGTAGGAGGAAAGCAATATGGTTGTACGAAACATTAAATGGGATACCGATGGTGACAAGGAAGTATTTGATTCGCTTCCGCAGGAAGTGGTGCTTCCGGATTATCTCACCCCTTCAAACTACGAAGGCAAGGAGGAATTCCTTGACGATGTGTCTGACTGGCTGAGCGACGAATACGGTTTCTGCCACTTCGGATTCGATGAACCTGTAGAAGAGTGAGGAGGCTATCAATGTACAAAGTTCTTGACAATAATGAACGGCTGTTTCAAATCAAGTTCCTGACAGGAACAAGAAAGACGGTACTCATCAACGAGAAATCGTGCAGAGAAGTCCCCGATAAAGAATGCGACGGTGTTCTGTTCGAGCTGTGTTGCGCAGTTAATGCAACTGAAGCAAAAGGTCATATCGTCACGAGCGTCGTTGAGCTTTGCGAGGATGGCAGCACACCGCGAGTAGCATTCCGAAACACGAAAGAGTACCGTGCAGCCAAGCAGGTACAAGATAGCGTTTCCACTCCTACTCGCATCGAACGCATTCGCGCGATGGATAAGTTCCATTTGGGTGTCTTGCTGAACGATATCCGACACGAGCCGCAAAAATATCCCGAATGTCATATGGCGTGGATAGACTGGTTGAACGGTCAGCCGAAAGGGACAATCATCGGGAAAAACTTCTGAGCGCCGAAATATTGCTAATTGCTGCAAAGTCGATATACTAAGTATATCCGAAAAATAAAAAGCAGCACCAAATATCACTATTCAAAATCGATATACCGTCATCTCGTAAGAGGTGGCGGTATTTTTGTTAATTGGAGGAAATTATATGTTTACAGCAACTAAAAAACAGCAGCATTATCTCAAGCAGCTCGCAGCTCTTCAGTTTCCCGGCAGTATCGATAACCTCAGTACAAGGATGCCAATCTATGCTTTGGAACAGCAGCTTCCGAAAGATGATACCATGAAGTTGGATGACGCTGTCATCGAAGGCCAAGATATCGAGTACAGCAAATTCTATGACGAAGATGGCTGCAGCTATTCATCGGTCAGCGAACTTGTAGAAGTACAGCTCGGCCTTGACGATGACGATTCAATTCGGGAATACAACGAGGAAAACCCAGACTTGCCGTACATCCCGTACGAAAAGCTGCGGGAAATGGATAAGAAGGATATTCCGGAATTGTTGTTGTCTGTCGTTGATGAAGCCGACTATGTAGATGCATACAAGGAAGTGACCGATATCGCATCCTACAATGTAGAGGTCGTTCCTATGAGCAGCAACTACGCAACTATGGGATTTGCGTTTACACAGCAGGAACTCAAAAAGTATGAAAAGTCTATCGACAACCATATTTTCTATCCTTGCCGCTATTACGCGCATGCAGGGGAGAAATTTGGCCGAAAAGAGGGTGACTTCTATCCTATCATGGAGTTTATCCATGCGTATGGCGAACAGCTTCTGGTTGACGACCTTAAGCGGTTCGATGTCAAGGTGATGGAACTCGCTACTGCGGAAGAGGTGGAAAATCTTTATCGAACCGCTCCCAATGAGCCGTATCAGGCCGCTTATATCAAGGTCATGGATAGAAAAACGGATACGGTATATAGCCGCATCTATGTTTTCTGTGCAGGCCAAGAAGAGAAGTGCCTCAACGGCGATACTTATCTGAGCAATAAGCAGCATTATGTCTTGGTCAAAAAGGGTGACGATACCTATAAGGTTCCTTATCCGTTTGACTGCGACAGAACCGTTGAGGCTCTGAACAGGAAGAATAGCGAAGAAGAAGCGTTGACCGCAGCGCAGCGGCTGTTCTTCTGGACGGAATACAAAAAAACTATCAAGTTAGATTGAAATGATTGAAGCAAATAAGCCAAGAAATTGCAACCCATGTGGTTACGTTAGATTGAAATTGGACCGAATATAAAGAACATAATAAAGATATCTAAGGAGAAAAAATATGAACACTTATAATGTCGTGGTTACCGTATCCACCACTGTTTGCATCGACGCCGAGAACCCTGATGATGCCATCGAAAAGGTAAGTCAGGCGTTAAACAACGGCGATGTAAACATGAGCACTGATATCGCCAACAACATCGGCTATTCTATGCGAAACGGCCACTATGAGGTGACGGATGCCATCCCGATGGACGAGGACTACGATGAGGACTCTGGCAATGAAGAAGACGATGAGTCCGAAGAATGGGAGCAGCACAACCGCCGCGAAGTCGGAGACTTTCATCCTATCATGGAGTTCCTGCACAGCGCCGGTGAGCAGCTTCTGCGCGAGGATATCAGACGGTATGACATTAAGCCCGCCGTTATCAGAACGAAGGAGGAGATGCACGAATTCTACCGCACGCAGCCTGATGAGATGATTCTGGCCGCATTGGTGGAAGTCGATGACAAGGTATCCGGAAAACACTATTGCAGTATTCGCGTATGGTGTTCCGGGCACGAGATTAAGACACGGTCTATGGGTTCCTACTATGTCCTGAATAAGCACTATCTGACAGTCAATAAGGATGACATGGTTGCAACATACCCGTATCCGTTCTCTTGTGATGATGGTGCCAACACGCTGTTGGAAGCCAAAGATACGGATATCCTGACACCCGTGGAGCGCCTTTTCCTCTGGACCGAATACAAGAATCCGAATCCCATTGAAACCAAGAAAGAATGAGGAGAGTTTACCATGAATACCTACAATGTTGTCATTTCTGTTTCCACGACGGTTTGCATCGACGCCGAAAGCCCTGATGATGCTATCGAAAAGGTAAGTCAGGCGTTAAATAACGGCGATGCAAACATGAGCGCTGATGTCGCCAATAACATTGGCTATTCTATGCGAAACGGCCACTATGAGGTGATGGATGCTATTCCGATGGATGAATAAGGAGGGCGGCTTATGACAGTTCCCAGTATTTCCTGTCCTTTTTGCGGTATCATCTGACCATATTGTTTGGTCAAAAAGCAGACAAACATTGTACAAAATGCATGACAACTTATTGCTTTGTTTGTACAAGTTTGCTGTTGCAACCCACATGGGTTGCGTTAGATTGAAATGGCATCCTACATGCGGTCAATGATGGCGTTGCAATTTATCATGCTGCCAGCGAAACAGACCCGGAGCATTATCCGGCTGGCTGGTATGTAGATGACAAAGAGGATATCGTCTCAGCGATTGCTTCGTTTGTGCAAGTTTGCCGTTGCAACCCGCACGGGTTGCGTTAGATTAAAATTGGAAAAACAGCTGCCAGAAATGGCGGCTGTTTTTTGTTGTAGGAAACTGCAAAATTATGATATTTGCGATAATTGACTAATAGTATTATATGTGGTATAATGTATACACAAAGCGCAGAAAGACGAGCAGCAGCCCACAATGTTGCATAACGTAAAATACAGTGCTTCGATATTTTTTAGTAGAGGTTCGAATGATTCAGGAGGAATACTTAATAAAGGCGGAAAAAGGCAA